AATGGAACAAGGCTTGAGAATCTTGGAAAAATCGGGTATAATATACCTAATTTTGCTCAATGGTTGAAAAACATCGATATTACGACTAAAATCATCTATTTCGGAATCGTTTTACACCACTTTGACACCAATTTGAATTTTACACCGCTAGCACCGTAGTCGAATCCGATTTTGAGTCTTAATCGTAAGAGCTCTGATGTGACACAGCAGCCCCGGCGTCCTAGTGACGCCATTACATAAGCAGCGTTAAAATTGAAAATCGCATTTGAACAATAATGTACTCATGATGGGCGCGGGAGCAATCCTGCGCCTTTTGTTTTGTTACAGCAAAGTGTTACAAAATTGCAGTTGGTTTTTGTGCAAACAGATAATTGTTACAGTAACAGTTTAGTGATACAATACTCATAGAAAGTTATAGGAGGATGTGTTGTTATGGAAAATATTACCGTTAATCGTCTCGGCCAGCTTTATAGACTGCTATGCGAAGCTCTTGGAGAGGGGAAAGACAGACCCTTTAATCAGGCTGACCTCGACAATGCCAGTAGGTTCCCTGTGCGTCAAGTATCAATGAAGATTGCCATGGTCCACCAGCATAAAAAAATGACTTCGACTCTTGATGAAGCATGTGGATTTGTTCTTGAAGGCGTCACACAGGAAGATATGGATGCAAGCTTTGCATTAAAAACTATTTCAATGCAGCAACAGGGATTTTTTACGATTGGTTTTCAAACTGCCAATATCGATAAACTTCTCAATCCCCGCACAAGAATCAAAAGAGCACGTAAAAAGGCTGGATTCACTATCCGCAGTCTCGCAGAAAAAATTGAAATTTCTCCAACTACAATTCAGAATATTGAAAATGGGAAGGTAGACCCCAAAATGAGCACTCTTCAAAAAATTGCGGACGCTTGTGGGGTATCCATGAATGATTTATGGCCTTCTGATATTTGCTGAGGCAGAGTATGGGTAAGACTAAAGGAACAACAGGAAAACATATAGCAAAAGACAAGACTGGTAAATGGTACGGCGACCTAGAAGTTCTCGGCCGGAACGGCAGCACTGAGCGCGGAGATCCATTGTGGCACTGTATCTGTCATAGATGCGGAGCCGAAGTAGATATTGTAGGGTCTCATCTTAAAGAAAAGAAAGATTGCGGTTGCCGTTATAAAGAAAAGAGAGCAGATTTATCAGGCAAAACTTTTGGAGCTGTTACCGTATTAGAACGAGTAGGAACGGATGATAATGGGAACGCTCTTTATTTGTGCCACTGCAATATTTGTGGACAAGAAAAAGAACTCCCTGCAACAACTATTCGTAGAAACCCTTTAAGCTGTGGATGCCAACAATATAATATAGACAAAATGAAAGAGCTGTCTATAAAAGCAAACGCGAAAACAATCGTGAATGGTTCTCGCGTCTCTGGCGTATTTAGCGTAAAAGCAACTTCGAGAAGCAGTACAGGAGTCCGAGGGATATTTAAGGTTAAAGGAAAATTCCGAGCTTCTGTTCAAGTTGCCAAAGAACGTGCAACGCAAGACTTCGATACAATAGAAGAGGCGACTGATTTCAGAGAAAAAACTCGAAAACAACTAATAGAAAAGCACGGACTTGGTGAATATAAGGATAAAACTAATGAATAATCCAACAATACTTGATATCGCACTCGGTTTCATTCTGCACAAGCACAGCCGGGATAAATTTGGTCACAAAAATAATAAAGCACAGGCAATTCGAGAGCTGTCAGATGATGAGCTGGCAGCGCTCTTAAATGAACTGGTCGCACAGCAGGATAATTGCCCGCACACAGTTGGCGGCTGGAAAGGGTGGCTGTCTGAATCGATAAAATAATCAACGCTAAAAAATGGGGTACCAGTCCAATTAAGGATTGATACCCCATTCGTTTTATATCAGTTCAATATCACCTAGCTCAACATAGCCTGACACATTTACTGAGATTGGATACTTACCAATACGACTTTCAAGATTTGTCACTCGATACCGTCCATTGACAAGTTTTCCATCATAAATAAACCACTCACCAGAACGGCGCATCCCACAATGTATTTGGCTGTTTGAATATAGTATTCCGTCTAATTTGATTTTATTTCCTGCACGAAGAGTATTCTGATGTTCCATCAAAACGAACCCCATGTAGCTGGCCCACAGATACCGTCAGCACTTAAGCCATGCGCCTTCTGATACTCGATAAGTGTGGCTTTTGTTCCGGCTCCAAAAATACCGTCCGCTTTTACGCCCAGATGCCTCTGCAACACGGTGACTGTATACGAGATGCCGCCAGTGCAATCTTTCGCGCCCTGACGAATCGTAGGCATGATTTTACTCACCGATACATATGCAGTGCCAACCTTACTGATCCAGCGAGACTTCCAGCTCCGCACATCAACATGAACAAAGCCTCCTGTTAACTGCACTCGACTGTAATAGCCGATACCACCCCGTTTCTGGAAATAAGGCATGGAAGCCAAGTATAGCGCAATTCGAATCGGGTCAATACCTTTGATGGTAATATCCGCTGCCGTACCCAAACAATGCTGACTGCGAGGACTGCCGCCGATGGAAATATTGTAAGAAGGGGAGCGGTAGCCGGAGTTAATATGGACAGGCTTGCCAAAATGAGCCCGTACCTGCTCAAGAATGTAGATAAGTTCTGTGTCGATTAGAACGGTATCGCTTTTATCAGAGCAGGCGAACTCATAGACGGAGAAATGAGCCGACACCTTTTTGTTCCAATCTTTCTTCATTGAGTATGTATTTACTGCCATGCGGCGCACCTCAATTCTTCTTCAACTCATTCTCGATTTTCTCATTCTGAATATCCAGCTCCTTAACAGCAGCCTCGATCATCATGTCGATAGTCGGAGTGACCGTAACACCCATCTTCTCAAGAGCAGCGACAACATACTTCTTCTTGTCAGCTTTCTTGATAACACCAGTTGCGCCGACCTTCTCAGCAGCACGAACGGTCATCTGGACAAGCTTATAGGCGCCAATTTTCTTGAGATATGGGATACCATAGACCATAAAAGCAGTGCCAGCACCGGCAATAACCAGCTGAACGACAGTAGTGATAACCTGATTCATAAAATCCATCATAATATACCTCCTGATAAAATAAAAAGACCCGGCGGCATACAGCCAACCAAGTCTACGAGTTAATTCATTCTCTTAATATTTTGACCATCAATCAAATAGCTTTCCAAGTCTGCCTTGGCTTCTTTCATGGGCTCAATAGCATTACCATCAATACCATGACTGAGAAGTGCGAGTAGAGCCTTCATTGTGACATTGCTACCTTGCTCACTATGACCGATACGCTGTTCTGCTTCTACGATTTTACGGTCGTGTACTTCAATCGTAATAGAGTTCTCTTTCTGGCGCTCTTCCAGAGAAAGTAACTTAGACTGGAACAAGTCCAATCGGTCTTTATCGGCAGACAGCTTATGATTCACCGCGTCGAAACTATCATCGATGGCTTCAAATCGTTTGTCATGAAGAGCTAATTTTTCATCCTGACGAGTGTTCGGCTCCCTTGCTTTATTGATCTACTTAATAATGACGGCAATTGCAGCAGACATGGCAGTGATGCCGCCACAAATGGTAAGTATCAGTTGCCACAGTTGCCCGATTGTAAAAGAATAAACGTGCGGACCAGCATTCAATAATCCAATAATCACTTCATCACCTCGATTCTTTTTACGTTGACAAATTTCACACATCATGATATAGTATGTTACAGCATGATTTACTTTCGTCGAGCAAATTATGTGTTACCTACTCTAATATGTATGTGGGGAAGAGGTCCTTGGCCAAAAGCCGAGGGCTTCTTTCTTTTATGTGGCACTATACCACAATCGCGGAGTATTCGTGGCGTCACCAATGTACGCTTTTTGCACTACCACATTGCCGCCACCTTCTGGGAGGCCGAAATATAATTTCTGAGCCGCAACAGGAACGATTGCGCTCGGAAGGCCGCTTAAAACGACATTGTAAATTTGTGCATAATCGCCATACCTACTGCCTGAACCATCTTTAGAATAGGTTAGAGAAATTGTTTGTCCTTTAGAAATCGTTCCACTCTAAGAATTAGAACCCGTCCCACTAACAGAGCTTATCACAGTTGTTCCGGCCACTACGATAGTAAATTTATCATAGTTTGCCTCAGATCCCCATCCATAGTTAAATCTAATGGAAGATGTTTGCTTTGCGGTTAATGTGATTGTTGCGCTGGTTGAATTTATGTTTTTGTTATTATTTTCGAGAGTACCGCCACTCTACACAAACGTATACGACCCATTAGAAGATGTAAAATAACTGTCCACATTTGTTTCGGTGATGGCGACGGAAGTAATTGCGACTCCGACATAGATACTCATTACACCACCTCCTTATGTACTGTACTGGATATATACCGTACCTTCTGGCAGAGTTGTTGGAGCGGTAGTACCCCACTGGAATGCCAGCAAGGTGGGACCATTCAATGTGCCATCTTCGGAGATAGTAAGATTTGTGCCAATTTTTATCCCGCCAAGAGTATCTGCTGTGGCAGGGTTCAAAGAAAACTTCGCATCAGCCTCTGACTTGGTGTAACGGTCATTCAAGGCGTCACCAGTAGACTTGGCTTCTGCGGAGACATTCTCTTGAGTTAGCGTCTTATCAGGCGGAGAGGCTACAGAAAGTGCTTTATCTGCATTTTCCTTTGCACTAGCGGCGCTTAATGCGGCATTCGTTTCACTGGCTTTGGCAGCTGTTTCGCTTGCTTTAGCATGGGCTTCTGAGTTGGCCGCTGCAGTCGCACTTTTAGAAGCGTTTTTTTCAGAGCTTCGAGCGTTTTGTTCACTAGTCTTGGATTTTTGTTCTGAGGTCGCAGCTGCTTCTTTGCTCGCAACAACAATCTGTTCGCAACTAATGGCGGCGTTTGCCTTTTCCGTGGCAATAGTTTCACTGGATGAGGCTTCTTTGGCTTTTTGAGTCGCCGTATTAGCCGCATTGATGGCGTCTAAAGTTACAATATCGACGCTCTCAACACGCTCCTGAACCTCTTTGGCGTATTTTAAGAGACCAGTGAATTTATCAGTCAAAGATTGCACCTCTCCAGATTCAATCTGTACAGACTTCTCTATAGTATCCAACCCGTCTTTAACTGGTAATACGGCGACCTCTGTGTTAAAGTTATAACTAAAAATAATCCTGTCATCGTCCTGTTTTGTGGAGTAAAATCTTACCGAAAATTCAAGATCTCCAGGACAGGATGTTGCATCGTTCTGAACTTCCCATCCAAAAATGATCTTGCCAGGTACGGTTGTAATATCCAATTTTGTGACAGGATAAAATCCGCCATGCTTGTTTGCCCTAGATTCATACTGGACAATGCACGTCTTTTTGCTGAGATCAGTCTGGTCATAGTACCGGTCAATCTCAAAGTAAACGGTTTCTGCATTGTGGTCGTTTAAGACACCAAGAAAGGTAAAGCTATCGGGAATAGAAATCGTGCGCTCGTTTGCGTCAATGATAAAACGAGGTTCGTCTGTGGGAAGCATCACAAGTTCTTTTAGGTTGTCTTGGTTCTGGATGTCTTGTAGACGCTGCATGTATTCATGAGAAGAAGTGATCACGAATTATCGACCTCCTTCAGCATCTGAACATTGACTTCCGACATCTGCACCACACCCTGATAAAGAGCGAGCGTCTTATTATAGATGTCCGCTGCATTTCGATTGAATTCTTCAAGCATGGCGATTTGAGCCTTGAAATTATAGATGTCATTTTTGATATTCAGTGCAAAGCAGCCGGTTGACAAAGCAATAGTTTCCGTAGCAGGATCGATACCCATGATACTAACAGAACAGGGGCCGTCACAAGCTTTAACGGGAGCAGTCATGTCGCACTCGTAGTTATAATAGTTGGTACTTGTGCTATTGACCTGCTTGAGCCCAACAATATCCAGATGATTTTTCTGGTCTTTCAGAACCAGATAAAGCCGCAGTTTAACGTATTTTTTATCAAGAAAGAAGGTGATTTCATCAAGACTATAACTCTGCGACTCTGAAAACTTAGTAGCCTTGAAGCCTTCATTTGAATAGATAAGGTTCATAAACACCTCCAATAAAATAAGCGCCCATCCCACACAGAGATGAGCATATATCAATTTGCAACCACAACAGTGGCTTCCCATGCCTCTTTGATGGATGTGTAGGCAGCACGGACGGTTTCGTCGCTGTTGGCAACCGACTCAAATAGCTGAAGCATGGCCCTTTTGAGTTCTGGCGACCAATTTGTATTCACATAGTTGATCGCCGACTTTGCGGCATCAATAGCGTTTGTAGCATTTGTGGCAGCAATATCAGCATATTGAGAAGATATTTTAGCACTGGATTCGGCTGATTTTACGGCTGAATCAAATTTTGCCGTTATTGATTCCACTTCTTCAGCTTTATAAATAGGAGAGGAATTACTAGTATTGAGCGTGTCAAGAACGGGCAAAGACGCCTCTAGTGTGTTAAAGTTGTATTTAAAGGTCGAAATATTTCCGATATTTTCAATACTATAGAATCGAACAGAAAAAGATACCGTAGCTGCCTCAGCTGTCACAGTATTTCGGATTGTCCAGCCAAAAATTATTTTTCCGGGAATAGTTGTAATATCAATCTGAGTGACAGGGAAGAATCCTTCGCCAAGTTCAACTCCGGTATATCCCACCATTTTGTACTGGACGATACAAGTCTCTTCGCTTAAATCATGGCCGTCGAAATAACGGTCAATCTCGAAGAAAATGGTTTCTGCATTATGATCGCCTTTAACACCAAGAAACTTAAATACCGCAGGAATCGTAATGGCACGAGTATCAGCGTTAATAACAAAACGAGGCTCTTTCTTGGTATTGATTGATAACACAGAAACACCGCCCATATTCTGAATATTAGCAAGGCGTCTCATGTAATCTTCTTGCGTAGTGGTCATTTTATTCCTCCTTTCTCATTTTTATAGCGGCTGCTTTTTGTAACTCAAAAAGTTCAGCAGCCGATTTTTCACCAAGAATATCGACTACTTCGTTATATGGCATATAAATCACACGAGGTTCGGTGTCTCCAAGTTCAATGAATCTCTTGTTTGCGTAATAATACGAGGCAAGAACACGACCCTTGTGTGCTAAACAAATATTGGTACTGCGATGATTTGGAGTACCGAAGCATTCGTAGTTGTAGCCAGAACAGCCGCCACAGCCCATAGCTACGGGGCATTCGAAGCACTCTTTTGTTGACTGACTTTCGCGTGTGATAGCGTCAAGCATGGTCTTTGTATCTTGCTGATGTTTTGTTTTGTACAGTCCATCGAAGCAATTACCGAGGCACATCGGCGCAGCCTTCTCTTTGCCGACCGAAATAGGAGCGTATCGAATACATGGATAAGCTTTTCCATCCGGGGCAAACGAGAGCATTGAACCAGTGCCGCCGCAGTAATTATTGTTTTCGTCAGGAGACATAGGATGCCCGACATCATCATTTAACATTGTGATATAAACGTCGCTTTTATTCTCGATGAGCCAATCAGACAGTTCTTTTAGCGCGAAATAAATATTCGATGCGTCTTCCTTCGTATAAGCGGGCTCATACGCGAAGTTGCAGTGAATGATTTTGCAGCCCTCGTTTACCATCATCTTTACACTGGGGTAAATATATTTGACAGAACCAGGAACGAAAGTCATTTTTGAGTTGAGCCAGCCATACTTTTTTGCATCCTGAAATGCTGCATATGCCTTAGAAAAAGACCCGACACCATTTACGTCAACGCGAAAAGCGTCATGTAATTCTTGGATTCCATCAATAGAAACGGTGACACTCATAATGTCATGATATTTTTTAATGAGATGCTGGGCTTCGGGTGTAAACCATGCCTGTCCATTTGTGGTAAAACTAATACGGGACAGAACAGCCAGCGGATTTTTTCGCAACCAACACTGTTCGTAAAAATAGTCACAAATCTGCTCAATCAGTTTAGCCTCCAGCAGTGGCTCGCCTCCAATAAAATCCAAAACGAGGGCTTTAGTGCGTTGAGTGATAAAATCTCCCTCACTATTTTCATATAGATCGAGTAGATAATCGACGATTTTCTTGCCCGTATCGAGTGTCATTACGGAACAGCTTTTGCAGTGTTCGTAACAATAAGAACATCTCAAATTGCAGCTTCCTGTCACCTGAAATGTTACATTGCGGGCGGTCTGCTCGTTGTATCCGTTAGTAGAAGGGAAGAGCTTACGAATGCGTTCGGCGTAGTCATCTGTGGGTATAAAACTATTTACCATTCGCACTCCACCTCCTGCTTATAAAAATCGAATTCGTAATAAGAAGGAATAAATCCAAGCAAACTTTCAAGCAATGTGTTTTTTGCATATGTAAACTCGATATTTGCTTTTTGATAAAGCGAACGGTAATATTCAATCATCTCTCGGTAGTTACTAGAATTTTCCTCAAAATATTTCCTTGAGATGACCGAAAGCAGAGACTCATAACTCTTGTTTGTATAATACAGCCGTTCTATCAGCATGGAATCTTTCTCATTTAATTTAAGAATCTTCTTCATATAGCCCCTTTCCTATGCGATAATTATCAAATTTCTTTTCGAGCTCAGGAAACTCATTTTCAAGGTCTCGTACTTTACTCATAAATTCAATGAAAAAATGTACTCGAAAATTTTTCTCAAGCTCAAGTGAAGCTAAAACTGTGTTTGCCACGATATACATGGCCCACTTTTGCTCGTCACTTTCGAGCGGCACATTAAGAATTTTTTCTAGCTTACTTTCAGAGATTATACTAGTGTTGGCAATATATTTTTGTGCATTAGGATATACACGGACAGCGATAACATAAGAGTATAGAATCTTCTCAGAGGTGGTTAAAGAATAATCACAGCTTTTTGATATAAGGTTAACAATGGATTTTACATAATTCAGCCACCGAGAAAATGAATATTCCTCTAGACTTGGGTTCTGAAGACAAGACAAATATCCAATCCAAAATTGGAAGGTGAATTTTTGAGGATTTGACTCATAGGGGGCAGAGAATCCGCCTTCTGGAATCGGTATCATTCGAAGAAAATTAAAAAGCACAAGATTCTTTTTATATTCAGAATCCGTAGAAGGGCATTTTATAAAAACAGTTTTATCTCTTTCCATTTTCTCCCTCCTTAATTAGATTTAATTCCACAACTTCCTTTACACCATCCCTCGCAACCGCCAGAGCAGCCGTAGCAACTACCTTGACACATTCCATCACAGCTTCCAGAACATCCCTCACAGCTTCCTTTGCATCCATCACAATCTCCTCGACATCCGCCGCTACAACCGTCCTCACAAGTTCCAGAGCAACTTCCGCTGCACCCCGTACAACCAGAATAACAAGCAGAAGAGCACAATCCTGTACAGCTGGAACGGCAACCGCTGGAAGACCCAGTTAAACTCCTGGACGATAAATCGTTGATTTTAACAAGACAATCTTTTAGCGTTTGTGCATAAACCAAAGATTCTTTGTCAGGAGTTGTGGTGTTTCCATCGATAGCATTCAACGGAGTTGCTATTTTCTGAATATGCTCGTATGTGATAAATTTTCCATTCGCTGGAGTTTCAGAAAACTGCTATATACTTCCGTTGTATGCAGAAAGAGATCCGGTACTATTGGAATTAGAACGACGAGTAATCTCAGTATTGATGAGCTTTTTTAACGAAGTAAAATCTTCTGGACTAATCAGTCCACCCTGTTCAGCCATAAAATCACCCCTTTACTCGCACACGAATGCGACGCTCACAGAATAAATCATCGCCCTCGACTGCATAACCAACAACAATATCCGACGAAACGATTTCTCCATCTTCAACAGCACGACCAATCCCGGGAACCTTAGAAGGAATAATCAGGTCACCGGTTTTGACCTTACCAATCACTCGCACACGCACACGGCCAGCGAGAGATACCGGAATATACTTATCGATATTATAGTCGTCCAGAGAGGAACCATTGTTTGGCAAATCTCCGCCAATGAGCATTGCGTATTCATCCGTGTGAACACCAACCACTCGCTTAGAAGTATCGTCCGCCCGAATATATCGCTCTGTCTGACTACTTGTATCAAGAGCAATAATATCGCCCGGCTGAGTCGCACCGCCACGCGGGAACAGCTCCGCATAGTCATTATAAACAGCGCCATATGCTTTGCTAAAAACAGCCACACCAGAATTATTGACGTAATAATCATTAGAGCCGAAAAACAACGTACCACTCATAATTCCGCCAGAGAGGGGGAGGGCTCCAAGGCTGATGCAAGCTTTGATTGCTGTGTCACCACCCGTACCGCCATGTTCAATCGGAATAATACCAGACTGAATATCGGCAGCGTCATGTTTATGACTCTCGGTAGTTGTTCTTAGCTCTTCGACGGAAGCACGAATATCTGCATGAGAATGCTCATCTGTATTATGAGTTTGAATTGTTTCATCAATATAATTTCTAGCGTCAGCAATATCATCAGCATAATCTGTGAAATCAGTTGGCAAAGTTCCTTTCAGTGTTTTTAAGTTTTCTACAATCTGCAGGCTTTCATCGCGCTTCTGACTGGCAATGTCACTGCTCGCTTTAGCCGCAACCTCTGATTCTTTGGCTTTGGCGGCACTGTTCTGAGCAGCATTTGTAAATCTTTTAATATACGACTCTATCGTACTTGTAAACATTCGCTCCACAGCCATAATAGAATGCTTCAAACGATTGATAGTATCGGCATTGATCAATGCATTTCGGAGACGAGGATTTGAATTCAGTACAGCTTGTGCGTTAGTGTAATTGCCATTTTCCATCGCAGCACGATACTGATTTGCCGCGCCGATCAAACTAGAAGAAATATCTTCAGAGTTCGTCCAATTATCACAGCTTGCTGGAAAGTTTGTATATTCAAGGTCGGCATATTTCCCGTCTTCGTTTAAAATCCAATCACTCAAAATTTTCCCTCCAATCAATATTTGTTTTTGACAATATAAGGATAATAGGGCCAATAACGGCTCATAGTAACCGTCATAGTTCCATCACCCAGCGAAATATCTATTTTCTTAATTAAAAAATCGACGGGCTGATTTCCGGTATTGATATATTTGGGGGTATACGAAATTTTCTGATTAACATCTAACCATGGAATCAGTACGCATTCTACAGTTACATTATCAGTCAAACGGCTAAGAGTCCAGTGTTTGTACTCAGCACAGTTCATGGCAGATTCATTGGTCCTATAATTTTCATAGTCTTCTCCGCTCAGAATCTCATTGCGCCGCCCAAGCTTTTCAATAGTAAACCGAGAACTATTTATCCAATCAACATCCGCTGCGTTTGACAAGCAAACATATCGAATGTACTTGCAATTTTCAGCTTCTTTATCTTTTTCTTTCTCTTCATCAGTGGGTTCCTTATCAACAAGCTTGACCATAACATGGATTTGTTGTTCCCCCTGATAATAAAAGTGCTTAGTATTAGAATCATATTTAACGACAATCATAGTGTCTTTAGGAATGGTTGTCCCATCAATCAAGACATCGTTTCCTTGATCATCAACATTACGAGCATACAAATCGTATGCTCCGTAGCTCAATGATTTAGTAGTCGTTGTAAGATTCCCGTTTGAATCAGCAGACTGCACAGTTAAACGGAGTGAGACAAGAATTTTTACATTCTTCTTGAAGCCAGTTATGGGAGTGGTAAAAGCGACCGTCAATTCAGAAGGGGAGTCCTCCATAGATGTAAAAGTTGCGTTTGCAGTAACTGTAGTCGTATCGCCACTAACAGAAAAAGTTGTTCTATCTTTCGCAGAAAAAGCATCGTATTCAACTGACGCTCCCCACAGCTCGACACAATTACGAATCTGGGAATAATCGTATGTACAGTCTTCGGAGATAACGAGATCTTCAAAGTCGGCAGCGCTCATAATTGTCAAGGCATCATATCCGGTAGGAATCTCAGAGCAGATAAATGTAGTTCCGTCAAAGTACATCTCAAATGGATAATACAGATCACGCAGTTCAGTAAGTATCTGCCAAATGGTCGCGCCAGTGTCATATTCAAGGTCATGCGGGACACTCCGGTTCCAATATCCAACAACGCAGTCCTCCATACCACTCAGGCGAAATGTTTTTGCGATTGCGTTACCAATGTCTGAACCAACAGGTATTTTTGTTTTCTGACCTGTTAAAGTACCACCAAGCGTTCCATCGAGCTTTGCGACTAGGTCTACGCATGAAATGCTAAGGACATGTTCAGTGCTGCTGTATTTGAAACCGTTCTGATTGAAAGCGTATACTCCTTGAGAATACCAGTACAATTTACTATTAACTGACTCCATACCGATATAAAGCCTTACATATTTATTGGCCTATTCATCTCCGAACATAGAAGAAATGTCTTTGTTTCCCTCCAAATATATAGAAGCAGAAAAGGTCCGTCGAATATCTGCGTCTGAATCGATAGAAATAGAACCGTCAACAGTTAAACCTTCAAGCGAATTTAGAAGATTCATATCAGTGTCGAGTAATTCTATCTTACAATAGAGATGTTTAACACGTGTTTTAAGCAATGCAAGCTCTGCTTGTGAAGGAGCATAGTTTTTCATGGCACACCTCCATCTATCGTTATGATGTCGTAACAACTACAGAACATGTGGCAATCAGATTGTCCATAGTCGCAGTAATTGTTGTAGACCCCGGAGAAACTCCTTCAACTACGCCTTTATCAGTGACAGTCGCAATTTTCGTATTCTCGCTCTTCCATATGACAACGTTCTGAGAGGCACCTGATGGATAAGTTGTATACTCTAACTTGTGATTATTGCCAACACTGAGTGTGAATTTGCTCTCAGTTAGACTAAAGCTTTGAGCAATAATGCGAACCCGAGTTGCAGATGCGATAATTGTGACATTGCCATAAACAGAAGGGATATTGATTTCGTGACTTACTTTACCGGTGGATTCATCAACACGCTTAATATAAGTCGTGTTTGTGACATTTAAGCCGCCCATAAAAACAACAACGCCACTGATTTCGTAATTTTCAACAGAAGAAAGAGTGGCGGTATATGGTTTGCCTTCGGAGATGGTAGTATCTGTGTTGTCTGAATTGACATAGTAGAAATTATTCGTGATATTGTAGGTTTCTTCTCCGGTTCTACCTGTCCTCACGTTCACAAAACCATTATTCAGCATATCGTTGTCATCGTTAACGCTTCCAACCTCCGTAAAGTCAAAGCTTAAAGTAACCTTGTCAGGATGCTCAGAATTCGAAGATTTGACGTTGCCATCAATAGCAACCATCCAGATGCGGCCATCTTCAATTTTCAGAATTTTAGTACCGCCATTCGTGAGCCAATCAATCATATCTTCACGATACCAATGACTATGCGCCACATCGAAAGTATCATTTTTTAGATACCGAATAGCTGTACCAGAAAAAGAGCCTGAAGTGTAGTTTGATTTGCCTCCGAAAAATACGAATGGATATTTACGATTTAAGGTTGTCACAACAGATGATTGACGATTTCGATCAGTTTCAGTGATTGAAGGGTCGAGCAGAATATGATAGCTTACAGTTCCATCTGTGATGATAGCTCCATAAAATTTACTTTGAACAGTTGTCTTGATATATGGAAGCTCTGTTCCGTCGCTAAGAACGGGGACCAAAGCGTACTCGTACTCCGTTTCCCGCCCGCGTGCAAAATAATCGTTGTAAACAAAATTGATGTTTCCATGTCCGGCAAGCTGCTCATAAAGCAAGACCCACGGTTTTTGATCTGCCCCGATTTCGCGGCGCTTCAACTTGATTTCGTGCAAATCCGAGCCATATTCAAAGTTGGAGCCACCAAGAGTTTTTTGATCAAAATCGGCAAAAAGCAAAGTGTCTTCTGTCCATTTCATACCTGAATCATAAAAGGTAGAGAACTCGTCAGGAGACCCTGAAAGATAGACACCGTCGTAAATACCATTTTGAATCACAAACCCCGCCAGAGAAGGGTTTCCAGCACAGGGGGAGGCGTCAGAGCCAGTTCCGAACAAATCATATCCCAGAAAGTTCATTCTTCCACCTCCCTAATCGTAATATCATAAGCATTATCTTTATGCTGTAGGCAAATCAGCACGTCCATACTGGTTCGTTTCATGTAGTTGCTGTCAATAAAATAAACATCGGAATATGCAAAACCACCATCCTCGCGAATAATCTTTAGCATAGCATAAAAATATTCGGACTGGTTGGCGGGAAGATAGCTTTCGTAAGGAAGTTTAGAAAAAGCTCGAATATTAGTGGAAATAACGCCTCTATATATCATTCCATCCTGATCGAACGAAAATTCTACGATATTTTTTCGAACAATAGGACGGACCTTGAATGCCATCGCATAGTCTTTGACATTATAGAACTCCATTTGATACGGAATATCGAACGTGACTTTTTCACCATGAGTCAAATCCACAGCATAACCACCAGATGATGTTACATAAGAAATCTGGTCTTTTGTTATTCCAGAAATATCAGCAAGATGGCTTGAAATAGCAACATATCCGTCACTTAATTTATTCTTACACTGTAAAAAAGTGCCTCCTTCTGCGCTCGCATAATATTTTGTTTCGAACTGAATAAAGCCAGTGTCCAAAGAATAACCATTACGAGTTGTGCCGGTTCCGCGAATATAAAACACGGTTCGATTATCCAAACCGTTCACTGTAAAAGACGTTCCTACAGCTCCATAGAACACTGCAGATTCTTTAATCAGATTCTTACTTTCATCGTATAAATGATACTGGTAGGTACTTAATGTTTCACCCTGTACAGTTACATACTGATACGCTAACAGGAACAAAATTGAGGAAGTAGGAATAATATTTTCCGCATTAGAAGAAAGCCCGTCGAAGCTCAATATTGGTTTTTCTTTGCACCAAAGAGGAATAGGGTCACTGAAATCACCATATTCGTCTTCGCCAGAAAGTCTGACCTTGACGCGGATAGTATAGTTACGAGACTGATTGTCGAGCCAATCTGACGAAGTAATTCTATAGCCATAACCAAGATTAGCAGTGAAACCGGTCACAGCGTTCGTAACACTTCCGAGCAACTTGTTGGTCATGCTGTCATATACTTCATAACAATATGTGGTCGTTGCCTTTTCCAGCGCGGCAGTCTTCTCTGCTACATTATCTTTGTCACTCCAAATCTTTCCCTGAACATCATGCATGGCCCAGCCGACAAACGTGCTTGTTTTACCATAAGTTTTCTTTAGTTCGGCCTCGCTCCAACCAGCGATAGCGCTGACATCACAGGCGGACAGGGGAGCACCATCAAAAGTATCTCCTTCAACCGCAGCGATCATCTTTTTGACAGTGATGGAACTTCCACCAACCGTCTCTGAAATTCCTTCCGCATCAACGAACAAAATATTTGTAGCCACAAGGCCATTGGTCATAGCAGTTGCTTTCGTTTTGACATCAGATAAGTATTTTGAAATCTCAGATTGAGTGAGCGGGACAAGTTCGCCATTGTCAGTCTGGAACAGAGGAGTATATGCCACCTGTAGACTACCCATTTTATCATCACGCCCGAGAACGGTGGAATAGCCACCCTCAGAGATAATAGTCTCAGTTGAATTCATCTCGTTCACGAAGGTCTGGTACTTCGCAATATTTTCAGACGTCCATACAATTCGAGCTCGATTGAGATTGTTAATATTCCCATAGGTCTCGACACCACGGCTTTTAATAGCAGCGATAGTAGTCTTCTGCTTCTCAATGGCCTGGTCGTATGCTTTTTGAGCATTATTATATAATGTACCGTCATAGGTGGTTGCCACCTTAAAATATGCGGTAGTCCCTTCGTTTGCATCAAAAACAGAAATAGGGGACAGTATAGGTTTCGCCAAGGTAGAATCACCTCCTAAAATTAAAAAGCCGCACTTACAGGGTTATCCGTCATTGGCGGAACTACCTGCGTTTTGTGCGGCTTAGAGTTTATGAAGAATCAACGTATTGTAGTTGCTTTGAGCAGCAGTCACCGCGACCCGCTCTCCGATATTGAAGAACTGACTGGATTTAATCGTGTATTCCTGTCCAGCAGAAGTTACGATGTATTTCCCGTTGCTGGTTCCTGTTACAACACCAAAGAAGGTCTTGTCAAACGAAGCATCCTCAACGACACGTCTGGCAGTATCGCAAATCATCTTCGCAAGTTCACTGACAGCTTTTCTTGAATCAGTCACTTAACACACCTCCTTATCGTTTACTATACTCCTGATAAATTGCATTGGGCAGATCCTGAACGATTTCACGAGCCAGACCATCAACGTCGCCAATCGGCTTCTGAACATAAATGTCGCCAATGTTGATAGACGGAGCCTGATTGCGATTCTGAACATTTGCGGTAAGGCCACCGTTCTTTGCGAGCTGCTTCTGGAACCATGCATCAGGATTACCGCCCAAATCAAAGAGCTTAGATGTAATGTCCGCAGGAACAACGCCGTCACCAGTCTCAAGATAGGTATAGCGCCCAGCTTCAGGCTGGCGGACGATAAGTTCCTGGCCCTTCTCATCAACATTATAAGTACCAGACTTGTTAATGCTACGAGAACCGGTAGCTTTCTTGCCTGTGATTTTATCGACTTTATCTTTGACCCAATTCTTTGCCGAATTAGTCTTCTCAGAGACGGCCTCTTTGATATTGTTGTAAGTCTCTTTCACTTTATCAACAACTTTTTCAGCAGTCTCTTTCGGGTGAGTTGCTGCGTCCTTTACGTTAGACGCAACCTCCTTACCCTTGCTATAGGCATCCTTTGCGACAGAAGCAATCTCCTGAGCGGCCTCTTTCGGATGAGTGATCGCCCAAGTGACTTTTTTGCCGGTCTTGACTGCACGTTCAACTGCCGAAGCAATCAGTTCTGTCGGATGAGTGAGCAGATGCAATGCCTTTTGAACCATGTTCGGATCATTAGATTCATTGTATTTTGTCAGCTTATCCACAGTAGAACCAAGAGAGTACTTATTCAGCCACGTACCAAGCTTGCTGTTGGAGAACTTCTCGAAGAGCCCTTGGATAGTCTTCTTGACCTTGCTAAAGCTAAACGATGCAGAAGGTCCAATATTGGCATCCATCGAATTGCCATAATAGCCGCCACCGCCAGATAAACCAGAAGCCGGAGTGGTATTCATGGTGTTCTCGACTTTTGGTAGCCAGTTTGACAGGTTGTCGCTAATATTTGACGTATCTGCATTGTAATCAGCAAAAATGGTCTCAAACAGCTTATTGATTGCAGTAGAAGCGTCCGTAGACATGTCGGGAGACAGGGAATAGAGGTTGTCCCATCCATTCTTATACACGCTGCCCATGCGCTGGAACATCTCAGCACAAATAGTCTTGATTTGGTCGTCAGTTAGATTCTTATTGCCAAGGGCAGAATCCATCGAATTAGAAATCATGCTATTCATGCGGTCGAAGATGGTGTTACCGATGGTATCAATCTGCTCTTCAGACAGTCCGGCATTTTTGCCGAGCCGCTTCCACACTGTATCAAACTTATCACGCAGACGCTTCATCTGGTTGTTCGCCAGACTCTTCGTAATAGATATCAGGTCACCCTTGGTTTTGGCATTCTTCAGGTCGTCAATAGGCAGAGAACCGACCGAGTTGCCGGATTCTTTCATAGCCTCAGAGAGCCATTTCTTTGGATCTTTGCCGATTTCCATCAGGTTCTCTGTAGTGTCAGCCGGAATAACGCCATCGCCCTTTTCGAGATAAGTCATTCGACCCTTTGCGGGGTTACGAACAATTATCTCTTCGCCCTCTTCGTCAACATTGTAAGGAGCGGCCTGATTGATGTGCTTGTCACCCTTAGCACGACCCCAGTTCCAAGGCCAGATTTTCCAAGAACCGATGCCCTTCTTTTTAGAGCTGCTATCGCTTGAACTCTTACCCCAGTTCCACGGCATAAGTTTGCTGATAAAGCTACCAACACCCTTTACCGCCTTGCTGATAGTAGAGCCGATGCCCTTTACTACATTAGTGATACCTGCGCCGATTCTCTTAATGCCAGTGGTGAGGCTTCCGCCACCGATCGCGCCGACAGCGAGCGTACCACCAAGCAGGATCGTACCGATGACAGGAATATGACTGACCGCAGCCGCGATAGTTCCGGCAACACCCGTGCCGCCTGCAGTGCCAATAACAGTGCTGACAGTCGTACCAATTCCTTTGAAAATACCAGCAATGCCAGAGAATAGTTTGGTTCCACCCAATGTAGTACCAATGTTACCGAAAATTGAGCCAAGCCCGCCAACCGCTTCTTGTGCAATAGATACAACTCCACTGAACCCTTTTTGGAAGATAGACTTCAATCCGCCATTGCCGGAGAAAATCCCCTGCGCAGATTTAGCTATAGACGGTTTTGCGGCATCCAGTCCAGTAGTGATGCCATCACCGACGCCAGACTTTATGACTGGAGCAATGTCGGCTGTAAGTTTACTACTAGCACTGCCATCGCCGATTCCAAGGATACTCTTTCCTGCATCCGAGAGGCGACCCAAGAATCCCTTACCGGAGCTCTTATTGCCGAATGAGCTGAACATGTTCTTGATCCGATTGAATAGGCCGGTAATGCCACCACTCTGAGTAGTCCCAGTACTTAAACTACTTAGAACGTCGTTCAGCTTGACCAGCGTATCCACCAGATTGGTCAGATTGGTGACGACATTGTTGACATTAGTTGCGCCCTGAATCGCCTTCATGTTGGCGATGACATTATCTTTGTAACCATCAAGACCAGCGGTCATCTGGTCGAATGTCATGCCTTGAATCTTCGCGGCATATTCCTGTTTCTTCTGATAGTCCTCATAGCTAGAACCAATCAAGCTAATCAGTTCAGTATACTTGTCCTTCAGCTTGTTCAGCTTATCAATCTCGTCATTCAAGGCGTTCTCACGCTGTTTAGAGTTGAGATTATCGCGGGCTTCCTTAATAGCAGACTCATCAGCCTGCCATTCATAACCATTAGAGGTGTAGACACGGACGGTTTTCTGAGTCTCGGCTTTTTCGAGCTCGGCTTGCAATTTTGCTAGTTCGATAGCCTTCTCTTGCTCGTCGTTTGCGTCCTGAAGAGCTTCGATTCGTTTATCGATATCTTCAGTCATGGCATCGCCATAAATCTTGAGGTCGTTAGAATTTTTGTCGTTGAACTTATTGAAAACATCAAGCAGGGAAGAGAAGAGGTCTTTCAGATTAGAGAAGATAGTTTGAAGGTTTTGAGCCTCAGTGCCCATGCCTTTCATGTGGTCAGTGACATCCCAAGTGCCATCGGCAACCTTTTGAAGGATTTCAGCATAGCGCTTGCCAATATCAGTGCCTTCATAATCGGCGGCGAGTTTTTGTAGCTGTGCAACATAAAGCGCACGGAACGCCTCTTTATTGAACACAAGCTTATCACCCTGAAGCTCAAGGCAAGCTGTGTACTTTACGTCAAGCCCCATTAACTTCTGGATTGAATCTTGACTTAAATCACCATGGGCGTTATATTCGTCCACAATATCGGACAGGTCATTGAATGCACTTTGGAAGTTGTCCATCCGATTATTGATGTTTTCCAAAGTAGAACCTATGCCGTTGATATATTCCTCAATACTGATAACATTGTTCTTAATCTTATCCTCGGCGTCTCTAAAACCTTGGGCAAGATATTTTCCAGCTTTACCGCCAGTTTGTTCACAAGCAGTAGCCATACTATCAAGCTTTTCGAGGAACATCTGCTTAAAGGCATCGCTGTTATAATCAACCAATCCAGTTTCGGGATTTAACGCTCCAGCAAACCGTTCATCCGTAAACAAATCAGTGTTATCATACAGATCACGAATTGCCTGATACTGTTTGTCAACACCATCTGCATCAAGAGCGCCAAAAGGATTCTCAATCTTATTCTTACCGATATCAGAAAGACTGGAAAATGCGGATTTTATAGCGTCTGTCTTTTCCTTGGCTTCGTCCATCGCGGTGCCGTAACCCTTGATGGCATCCGTCAACTGCTCGAAAGAGATGGTTGTTGTGTCTACATTCTGATCAAGATAGTTCAGAATTTTATTCATCTCATCAGCTGATTTTCCGCCATCTTTTGCGGCATTCGCTTCCTTGAGTTGTTCCTTCACAAACTTACGGAACTGCTCTACATTGATTTGGAGCTTATTGCCCTGCTTCGTCAGACAGGCCGTAAACTTATCGTCCAGACCAACCAAAGACTTTGCTGTGTCAGCACACAGATAACCATACTGGTTATACTCCTTCATTGCCTTATTTAAGGTATCGAAGGCAGAAGCCACATCAGTTACAGATTTGGCAGTATTCTTATTCCGGTTCTTGGTTTCCTTATCAAAACCATTCATGTGCTGACGGAACTTATCCGAATTGCCCATGATTTGGTCAACAGTTGCGTCCAAAATATTTAAACCAGAAGCAAGGCCAGCATAGACTTCCTTAGTCCTTTCTGGGTCAACAGACCATGCTGCATCTCCATTTGCCAAGAGCTCCTGTGCTGCAGCGGCTGTCATAGATGCTTTTGCAAACTCGCCAAGGGCAGGACAAACCCGTTCAGTCAAAGCTGTTGCTTGGTCTTCTGTTGCCTTGGTTGCATCCTCGACAGCATCCTTTTTTTCGCCCTGTGCAATCTTTGCAAGCTCCGCATTTGCCTTCTCAACAAGAGCCATGGCCGCAGACTGATACTGAGCGGCAATCATACCCTGATACTTCTCGGTATTCACCTGAAGCTGACCATCAACGAGTTCGAGACAACTCAGATACTCGAAGTCTTCATTAAGAAGGGTTTGGAGTGTGTCCGCACTCAAATAGCCATATTTATTGTACTCCTCAATAGCGGTAGTTGCATTCTTGTAAGCCGCTTGAATCTCATCGATTTGAGAAGAGATATCTTCCATCTTTTGAGAAGCTTGAGTTATTGCATCAATGCTACCAGCGGTAGAACCTGCGACAAGTCCAACCTGTACAAGAGCCTGAATGAACGCATTTACACCGTCTGTATCGGCAGAAAAATCCATATCCATCAGTGCTTTGCGAAGAGCCGCAAGAGCTTGCGCCTGTTCGTCAGTCAAGCCTTCATTCGTGCCCCATAAGAAGTCGTTTAGTTTGCTTGCATCAAAGTCATCAATGGTATTTTTCAGAGTTTCGATTGCAGAATTGACCTTATCGAAACTATAGCTTACGTCCATACCATTGCTCTTGCCGTCGCTCCAAAAGTCAATAGCTTGGAGCTTTCTACGAGCATTTACATTCTCATTGACGGCATCAGTAGAATCATTGTAAGCATCTGCATCATCCTGAAGCGCGGCTTGCTCATCCATTAAATACTGATAAACAGTATGGTAAGCACCACCTGTGGCTCGTTGTGCCTCAGTCGTATTCTGAACAATGTAATCCAGAGCCTTTCCAAGTTCGGAATAATACTTTGCAATAGAATCTGGGTCGTTCAAATTCTTTACGCCGAAATTGCCGCTCTTGTTGAAAACATCAATTCCAGCATCCTTTAACTCATTCATAATGCCAAGGTTAGCATTTGCAGAAATAGAACTAAAGAAATGGGAACGATTATTATCCTTAGCGGTCTTAACAAGCTTGTTACCCTGAGCGTCTTTAGACTGAATCAATTTAGATTCGGATGCTTTGAGCTGTTCCTCTGTAATATCTTTCAGCAAACCAAGTTGCTCTTCGTATTTGCCATTTTGAAGGTCAAGCTGGTTCACTTTGTTTTCATCAAGAGTTCCCTGCTCTTTAGCGAGAGCTAAAAGCTCCTCTTGAATGTCTTTCGCCTGGTCGAAGTCTTCTGTGTTCCAACCAGACTTGTCACCAAGTTCTTCGTAGGCATCGACTAAATCCTTCAAAGAAGAAGTCGTGTTGTTGGCCGCATCGGCAGCTTCTTTCGTTTTAGTAGCTGCTGTATCAATCCGCTGTGTATAGCTTGTAATCGCACCAATAAGAGAGGAAACTACAAGCCCAGTAACAACACCAAGGGCCATATTCAAAAGTAACGCAGCACCACGAAGAGCCAAAATCTTTAACTTCGTAGCATCAATTTGGGCTTGACCAGAGATTAGCCATTTGATAAAATCAGATATGGAAAGATTTGTCTCGCCCAAAGCTTTTTTGTATGCTTTGTATTGCGCGATTAAGTCAACAAGAGACGCTTTTATTTTAGAAAAGGTCTGAATTTGTAATTTTTGAGTGTTAGCATCTACCGTGAAGAAAGTTAATATCGATTTCGAGGAGAAGAGAAATCATGGAAGAATATGTACGGTATTGCCCATTTTGCGACAAATATTACCATAAAAGAGATTTGCTGTGCGCGTTTTGTTTGAGAGATACTATTCTATTGCCTCAATGGAACGGAATGAACGAGCAGAAAAAAATCAATTGGAGGTTTACAAACAGACCCAAAAGAGATATCTCAGAATTAGATCCGAATTTTGTTAAAGAGATGCAAGATAAAGCCAATGTCTTTGACGCTCAATATAGAGCCGATTTGGAGGAGAAAGAACATCCGAAGTATGTGCCTACCTGCCCCACTTGTGGCTCGCCCGACCTCAAAAAGATCGGCACAGCCTCCAAAGTTTTGGATGTGGCATTCTGGGGCTTCGCCAGTGGAAAGGCAAAGAAGACATTCCATTGTAACAATTGCGGATACGAATGGTGAGCCATGACTAACTAAGATGGCATAAATAAAGCCCCTGTTAGATAGGCATCCATCTAGCAGGGGACTGATAAGTTATGTTTTGTTCTTATCGCAAAACATAACTTGCAATTTTCGATTCTGTATTACAGTACATGAATTCAAAGCGCTTAACGCTGGACATAGGAATACAGAGCGCAGTATCACGGTTCGGATTGCTTGCGGCAGCTGTCATACTATCACCCATGCGGTCTTTGCCGATTGCGTGTTCCGTTAAAACGACATAATCGTCATCGGCATTCTCAAGCTTGCCATAAATAAAAGTTCCGTCATTCATGTGAAGCATAAGATAAGTGCCTTCTTTGAAGTCAATATGTCGGCTCCAAACATTGTCGCCTGTTTCATAGCCTAGTTTTAAACCAAACCATTCCCGCACCTTGACCGAATTCTTGGCTTTGAAAAATATTGCGGCACATAGAATGCCAACGATAACATAAACAACTACAATTGGAAATCCGACGATTACAAAATTTCCAAGTAAATAATCTATGTAATCAACACAATACTTTATTGTAAAACCAAGTGCAATACTAAGTGCTAAAAATCCTTGGTACTCAATTTTCTTCAATGAAAGCTTTGTATAGAACCAAACACATAAGGCACCTGGGACAAAGACATTGAAAAGCGTTTCGACATTATTTATTAGTTTTATTACCTCCGTCATTTGACCCTCCATTCATTCTATCTCTGTTTTTAAAATATGGACTATTCTGCGCCTGTTCAGACCCGTGACCGGAATATGTATATGTGTTCTGCGGTGGCTGTTTTTTAGGCAGGACGGGATTATAGGTCGATGTCTCGGGAATATGATTTTTCTTTTCCATGATTCAACACTCCTTTTGTAAGAGTGTATCATAGGCTGTCGTAAAAAGCAACATAAATTAAAACACCCGGCCTCCCAGTAGTAGGGAAGTCGGGCTTGTTTTATGATGATACCTTATTTCAGCAGTTCAGCAATATCTTCAGCAGTCATACCATTTGCCAGCGCATTGGCAACAATATCTTCTGCCTTTTTACGATTCAGCTCTGCGGCAATCTTTTCATCGGCGTCAGCCTTTTTCTTTTCGAGTTTTGCGATCTCTTTATTGAATTTCTTCAGCTCTGCTTCTTTTGCTTTTCTTTCAGTATTTAGCGCGGCAATGTTCGTTCCGAGTGTTGCAATTTCTTCAGCAAGAGATTTTGCGGCAGTATTTTTCTCAGCAATCTGCGCTGCGTAATCAATACCATCGAGAACCTTTGTTTTATTCTTGCTTCCCTTGGGTCTAGCCATAATAAAATACCTCCATATATTTTGGATACACGATTGTACTTATATTATAGCCAGAAAACTTCAGGAAAGCAATCTCTTTTTATGTATTATAAATTACATTATAGTGATATTGACAGGATATGACAGACGGGTGTATAATAATCTGGCAGTCAAGGACTCCGCGTTTACTTTCTTCCTTTCATAGACGTGTATAGGCGAACGTCCTCCCATTCAGCCGAAAGGCGAGAAGGAGAATGCCATATCTTTTACTCCCTTTCGGTGAGTCTACCGAGAGGAGTGATGTGTAATGACTATTGAGATCACTACGGTCTACTATGTCGCAATGCTGATTTTCGGCTTTGCTGGCTTTGTCAAAACGCTTCTTGAGATTTTCAAGATGTTACATCATCATAGCGAAAGCCGTGATAAGTAAAAGAGCCGCCTATTAGCAGTAGGTGGCTCTTTCTGTGATGTGAATGTGTCCAAGCATTTACATTGCATTTTAAACTGTTCACCGAGGGCTTCGTCTATAGGAGTCCTTGGCTGTTTTTATTATACACTTTTTAGAGTACGCTGTCAACGAACAACAGTGTACTTTTTCTTTTTGTTCTATTATTCAATTATTTTTCTCTTTCTTATGTCGCGCCAGAGAATAGCGCGTCTCCTCATTTCCACCTACTTCTTTAAGTCGTCTGGTTACGTCTGAGGTGGACTTCTGAACTTTCGTCCAGAACTGACTATCCTTCCAGTGGTTGCTCACTGACCCTTTTTAGTCGATGAACCTTCCACCCTCCTACATTATATAATAGGGGAGTAGATCGGCTGCTGACCGCCCATTGTAAACGCTACTTAGCACTCGACTATTACCATATTTTGACAATACGATAAAACCGAGCTTTTATCTCAGCATATAGCATCCATATCCTTGTTTCTATCTTTCGATTCCTACATTATATAAATATAGGCGATATGGCTCTTAGGGTTTCCCAGCACTCTAGGGGCTATTTTATTTTTACATGGTGCCGCATCCTATATTTTATACGCAACAAATATAAGAGGGCATATTAACTTTACCCGCACCATTCTTGAGCTTTCCGCTCATCTGCATTACGGACAACACGCCAGAGATAGCAGCTGTCAAAGTGGGTAATGCACCTGCAAATTTTACAGCACTATCCGCGCCGTCAACAAAAACTGTGGCAAGGCTTACAAAGAACTTCGGAATATCTGACTTCATCAAGTCCGTACTAAACTTCTGGAATGTAGAATCAAGCTGATTAAGCTTCGCCTGCAAGGAATCCATGTACGTCTGGTTCTCACGCATTGCGCTGCCGCTAGAATTAAGCGCTTGCTTCATAGCATCTTCAGCAACGCTAAAATTATTCAGCAGAGCAGATGCACTCTGACCTCCTCGCTTTCCAGATATCAGCTCAGTAATATTTGCCTGTGTTGTGTCAGACAGATCTTTCCAAACCTCAGAAAGTTCCTTCATAATCTGATAGGTTGATTTGAAGGTATTATTATCCTTCATAATATCAACACCAGCAAGTTGCTTCAACTCAGATCGAAGTTCGGATACAGAATCTGCCATCCCATCTGTTGCAATACCGGCATTTTCAGCATCTGTTTTTGAAGCACGAAGGTACATACTCAAAGTTTTTAGGAAAGTGCCACTCGTATCGGCATCCTGAAGTACACCATTCACAGCAGCCGCCAAACTAAGCGTCTCCTGATATGTATTTCCGGCGGCAAACATCGCAGCGGAACTTTTCTGCATGATAATTCCAAGGTCGTTCATACTGACTGGTTCGGTATTAGCGATTTTGTTCATGCAGTCCAGAAGACGCTCTGCATCATCAGCAACCAACCCAAAACCTTGCATTGCAGAAATTAGGTAAGAGGAAGCAGTCGTTGCATTATCGATCTGGTCTCCAACATTAGCCATAAGAGCAGACACACGAGCAAGCTCTTCAGAGTCTTTATCCGTATATCCAAGTCGTTTCCAATCAGCAGTGCTATTTACAAGATCAGAAATATTAGCACCAAGCTTACGAGCGTTTATTGCAGTTCTATCGAGATATTCATTCATCTCGTCGCCAGTCATTTCACTGACCTTTTTAAGCTCTGTTACAGCCGTGTCCAGTTCAAGAACATTATTATAAACCTCTCGCAGACCTTGTTTGACCATTGCAACGCCAGCCATAGCGATAGCAGTCTGGAAGTGCTCCTTAAACAGACGAGACAGTTTTTGACTAAGAGTTTCTGTAGTGGCCCCACATCTGCTGGCCTCAACCTCAAGGTTTGATAGTCTTGCACTAAGATCAGTAACATCGCCTTCACAGCCAGCAGCAGAAGCTTTTATTCCGTTTAAACTATCAATTAGCTAAGAATATTTACTTTTATTTGCAATAGAGTCTTCTAACTTCGTTGCACGTTCATAAACACTCTTAAACTTCGTCATATCAACATTGGCTTGATTTATATCTCTAAAATCAAATCCAAGTTCTTTTAAATGTTGACTTGTAGAATCAATAGTTGTATCAAGAGTCTTGCATTTTTTATCAAAGTCTTGAATTGCTTTCCCTGGTGTAGTGTTCTCAATAGAAGCAAGCTGGTCTCGCAACTCTTTTAACTTTCCAGAAGTTTTTCCAGTTCCATCTTCTCCATATAAATACTTTTTGATATTATCATTTTTATAGTTGGAGTTATTCTTAGAATAGTTTTCAAGGGACTGAATCTTTTTTTGATATTTTTCATACTCGGATTCTTGAGATATGAGAGTCTTTTTTAAATCATCTGCAATTTCTTGATTTTGTTTTTTTAGTTCTTTTGCAACCGAATCAGCGCCTTTTGCAGTATTCCTGTCAGCATTGAATTTTCCGGTTTTTTCGATATCCTCAAGCTTTAACTTTTGAGATTCCGTAATTACATCTTTTGTTTTTGTCTTGAGTTTATCCATCTCATCGTTGATTGCGCTCAATCTAGTCTGTACCGCTTTCAACTCAGATGATTTATTTCCATTAGCAATTAACGATGCTTCATCCGCTTTTAACTTTGCTTGACGATTTGCAAGACTGAAAAGGCGAGAAATATCACTTTTTGAAGTATCTTGCGTTTTTGCAGAACCAGACTTTCCGGTATCAACCTTAACTGTCTGCTTTGCCGCAGATTGCATAGCTTTTTTAAGCTGTGCAGTTACTTTACTCTGGTCAATCTTAACATCAAGTGTAACCTTTGGAGTTTTTAACTTTCCGCTCTTGACTACCTTATCAAGTGCATCATTTATATTACGGATAGTGTCGTTTTGATTTACTCCAAAAGCAATTTTTACTGGTTTTTCTTTATAATGCTCCTTAACAGAATTAAATTGCTGGTCTAATTCTTTTTTATTTGTGTCAATAACAACCTTGACCTTAATGGCTGTTACGGCAGAAGACTCTGTGCCAGTATTTTCTTTTTCATCCATACTGTTGGTCACCTCTCTTTTCCATTTTCAACAATTCCTTTCAAAATAAAAAAGAGAAGCGGCCAGCTTCTTCAAGCCAGCCTCCTCTCATTCAAATTTTCCAAATAAATTGTGGGATTACAATTCATGTAATGCGGTTTTTACGAGCATAGCCGCTTCAACTTGGACTTTTGAAATAAATGGACGTGCAGGACGCTTTGGTTTATTTTCCTTCGGTCGCCCCATTCGATTCCACTCTGCAATATCCATCCACAAGCCATGCTCAATCCAATTAGCAAACATTGTTCCTTCTAAGGCTGCATTATCTCCTTCTCGGAATAGTGTTTTGCACCACGATGCCTGCGGTCTTGCAATATCCTTCACTGTCATGGTCACCACATTATTGTCAGTAGTAACGCTACTTACGATATTTTTTTTGCTTTCGATTCCGTCAGACCGCCCACTCTTCGAGTGTACGTTTTCTACAATGCTCGCTTGCAGTCTCGTTTCAATTTCCGGCGCAACACCTTCAAGGATGTCTTGAACGCTGCTAACCACACCGGCCAGTAAATCATCAAAGTTCGTATACGAAGAAGCAAGACTTCCCATTCATTCCACCTCAAATCTCAAACCGATCCTTTGCAGACTGAATCTTTGTCGTATCCTTCTTGATATAATACTTGTTGGTCACATCCGTGCCAGCATGGTTGAGCAGGGAAGAGACATCTTCCAGACTCATACCCGCATTCTTCAGCAGGGTAGCACCACTGTGCCGGAAATCGTGCGGATGCAGCGTAGGCTCATCAATCATTTCACCAATTTTCTTACACCAATCACCGGCAGTGCTTGAAGTAATCGGCATCCATGCACCATTGATTTTTGTACCAACAAACACATAGCCGCCATCTTCAATATCATGCTCAGTGCGGTATTCCTTCAGCTCTTTCAAAAGTTCAGAAACTTCCTTACTAAACATCAAATCAACGATTTTGCCTTCCTTTTCCAAAACATCATGTACCATACGGTTCTCATAATCGATAGACTTCCAGAGTGTATTCCGCACAGCATTGACACGAGCCATCGTGGAGAGTGAGAACAGAGCGTACAGACGCAGTGTCATCGCATTATCCTTCATGTGAACGGTGGTCGCAGATTCAACCAGAGCGTTCAGCTTCTCTCGCATCAACTTAACCTCATCAGGCGTAAGGTATGTCTGCTTCACAACAGCCACATCCTTGGTCGGTCGGTCAATAAACTCCATCGGATTTTCTTTGATGATTTTCTTCTTGCGAAGATACCGATATAGCGCAGAAATTGTACTCATGCGCCGCTTCATACGAGCAGAGTTATTTCCATGCTTCTTACAGTAGAACAGAAATTCCTCAATATCCTCTTCTTCAAGTTCCGTCACAGGGGCGTTGCCCTGATTATCCAAAACATAAATCATCCACTGCTTGAAATCCGATTCATAATTGTAAACAGTAGACGGGCTGAGGTCACGGATGCCCATATCAGTCTCATATCTATCCCAGTATTTCAAAGACACTTGGTTTACGTTCTTGAACTTCTCAGCATCCCATAACTTCAGCGGTTTACTTCTTGTAGCCATATTAAAATTCCCTCCAACCCACCTCTAAAAGTGTTTATTCCTTTTTATCTTTTGCCAGCACAGCAGAGATCTCCTGCTTATTGTCCAGCAGGGCAGAAGTTACTTCAGAAAACTTTTCAACATCAAAGTCTTTCAAGTTACCCTTCACATCATTCAAATAGTTCTCCATAAAGTCAACGAAATCAGAAATAGGGTCAGGCTTCTTAATAATCTCGTTGAGCTTGCCACAGAGACCAAGAACAAGCCATTCCTTATGAGAACGGTCAATCTGCTCGTGGACAGCCTTCTCCAGAGAATCGTACTGATCCCAGAATGCAGAAGTATCACAACCAGCCTTGTTAATCTTGAAGTTAAAAGACTCGTAAGCAATACGCGGCCACTCACTCTGCGGCTCACTACGATAATCATAATCCGCAAAATACTTTAGAACGGTTAGCCGAAACACCACATCAAGCAGTGCGGGCTGATAATCACCGTCAATAGTACATGCTTTAACTACTTCATCAAGGAACTCATTTCGCTCCTGAAAATTTAAAACCTTCATTTTATCTCCCTTTCGTCTGTTTCGTCTGTGCTTGCTTTAATTTCTTTCGCTCTTTTCGAGCTTTTTTTAGGTCGTCGTAATCGACCCAGCCTCCATCAATTTTGGAGTACGTGATCCAGCGGTAGTCTACGTCAGGATAATGGAACCAGAACATCTTGCGCTTCATCAGCGCAACACTGTCAGCAAAACCCTTCGTATCAATTACCTGTTTACTGCCATCACTGTATGTAAGCTCATAGTCTGCCACATAATCGATTTTTCTTACAGCTACATCCTTGCCGTCCTTATCGACCCGGCGGAACGCTTCCTGTAATACAAAAGGAACCTGTTTACGGCACTCTACGATTTCACCATTTTCCAGCCCAGGTAATACAATATCCCGATAGAACATCATCTCGGCACGGCTATCATAAACCACACCATCATAGGTTCTATCTGCTGGATTTTTGCTCACATTAAACTTTGTTCTGTTCTTTTTCTCCATAAAACCACCACGAAAAACGAAGGGGCGGTTATGCCCGCCCCTTACGATTTGATGTTTTCTTAACTACCGGCTTCACGGGCGTTTCATCTTTTACATCACTAGATGATTTGACTTCAATCTCTACAGGCATATCCATAACCTTATGGAATGTATCACGAACTGCTGGAATAAAAGTTTCCACCTCATCCAGCGTGATACGCTTATACTTTAGGAGGTTGTTCAGGCAAGCCTTAGCTTCCTCCTTGGGACGAACTCCAATCTGGAACTCGTATGTATTCACCCACACCTGAAAGTGAGGTTCAGTATCACAGATAACACGCCATGACTTGGATGGATCACAATGCGGGCAAGCATTGTACATCTTGCCACATACACGACACCATGATTCAGCCATAGTTATTACTCCTCCACGACCTCGATGCGAACCAGCTTCTTATCCTCAGAGCAATACTCCTGAGTTGCATTGATAGTCACAGGATGAGTAGTCTCATTGTTGAAGTCGATCTCAACAGCTGCGTCCTCCTTGGCAGAAGGGAAGATGATGTTGGTCAGGATCTTAGTTGCCTTATCACAGGGATTGTAGCACAGAGCCTCAATGACAAATACACCCTCCTCAGAGAACTTATTTGCGCTGTTGTCAATAGCCATACCAGACTCAGACTCGTAAGTCATCTTAACAGCAAACTTATCACCAGCCTTGCACTTATCAGTAGGCAGAGTGACCTCAGTACCAGTCACAGAGAAATTAGTAGTGGTCTCTGCACCCAGCTCATAAGTTTCCAGGGTAACATTGCGGTTATCAACCTTATCAATGTACTTGAAGGGAACACCAGTAGTGATGTCCACAGGAGCATGAGGCAGAGTCAGCTTCTTGCCATCAGCTGTAGTCAGGAAGAACACGCGGGTAAACTTCTGCTTTGCAGTACCAGAAGCAATCTGCTTCTCAGTACCCATCTGGTCAGCCATAGTACCCAGATGCACCAGAGCATTAGACCACTCGGCGGATGCAGTCTTAGAACGGTCAAAGCCCATAATGTTGGTGCCCAGCTCGTCCTGAGCATAAACAGTCTCACCACCCAGAGTCAGTTTCAGATCCTTCAGGTTGCTCATTGTCCAAATGCGCTTACCATCAAAATTATACTTATGAGCTCGGAGAGGCCGATCAATAATCAGTTCATCAAAATTCATAATCATATTTCCTTTCAATTTATTTGGATAAAATAAAAGAGCAGGGCGACTTACTTCGCCTTGCTCGTCCAATCCAGTTGTGATTTTGGAATCTTTCCAAATTCCACGGTGCCAGCATAAACGCCATGCATCGTATTGTCGTAATTTTTAATTTGCTGAACCTTTCTTACATGGTTCATAAAGACACTCACTGGATACTTCATGGCTTGAAAATAATCAGCCTTGAAGCCCTGCACACAAGCCATCGAAAGTACAAGTTCGGCCAAGTGCGATTCGTATGGTTTGTTTTTTTGAAGCTCCATTTTATCTTTCGCTTCTTCAATAAGTGCTTGCCTCGTTGCTTTGTTTGCAGCTCTTTCTGAATGCTTCTCAACGCCATTTGCGGCGCATAGATACTCAGACATTAAATCATAAGCGAGTCGGTCAATCACAACACCAGTCTTTTTGTTCACAAGAACAATTTCTTCAGTCTTGTTGTCTTTTGCCATCACAAAATTTTTAGTATCTAAGTCTCCGAGAAGAATCGACATATCTTGGTCTTTATTGCCAATAAAAAGCTGACGGAACATATCGAAGTCCGATAAGTCCTGCCAGTCCACACCAATAGAATCAAGCTGCACTTTATAATCACTCGAAGTAGAACAAAACAAATACACCAACGAGAAATATTTCTTTTCGCCAAAGCGGATAATTTCGCCAACAGTCGGCATCCGAACCATAATCTTGTCATTGATAGGGAAGTCTTCACCCATCATCAAACTCGGCTCGTACATCTCTCGAAGTTCCATTAGTTGCACCCCACTAGGTCATCTAAGTCCTGAGTCTTGAATGTCATAATGCGAACCCGATGATGTAAATCCATGTTATCTTCGACGTTTGAAGTGATTTTGAGCTGTTTAATACCAAAAATTGTACTACCGTGCAGTTGCTTCTCAACAATGCCACTCAGATAATCAACTCGTGTTGCACCACCATAACCAGAAGGCATCTTCATCAATGCCTGATTTACAATAACCTATACGGTCAGGGTGAAATTCTCGTACCAATCATTGATGTTACTACGGTCGGTCATATTTACCTTGAAACAAATATAGCTATGTGCTGCTTCAATCGTGTCAGGGATATGAAAATAGGGGAAAATATAAGTATAAATTGCCTCATCGGGCTCTTCGATATCATCATTACCCATCGCCTCAACAAGCCCTTCCGTATTGACCAACTTCAAAGCTAATTTGTTTTTGTAGTCCGTAATCAACTCACTCGTTGTCACAGTAGATTCACCACCTTACACTCAATGGATGTACTTACCGTACCATCAGCATTTGTCAGAGAAATTTTTACAGTCGCGCCATCCATAATACTATTATTCAAAATACGAATTTTAAAAGTACCATCGTCGGCAGCCTGCACCTCAACAAATTCATTGAATTCACCAAGACATTTTGTATTCCACACAGGAATCTCCGCAACCTCTTCGCCAGTGATGCTTGTAAATACAGGAGTGAATTTCTTCCAAGAACCACCGACACGAACTTCCGGCTTGCCTGCGTACTTAATAGCAGCAGTCACCTGAGAGTCAGTATCAGGCTCATCACGTTTGTTTGGTTCAAAATAATCACAAATCATCTTCTCGGCATTGTCCGTCTTACTGTTGTACTGATCCTGCCGGATATTCAATACAAGGAATCCCTGCGTCTTACCATGTAACTCATAGCGCTCTGTGCTCTGGTCAACAGAAGTCGTAACATATGTTTTCGGTTCTCCATTGATAATTTCCAACATAAAGCGCTTATCAAGGTCAATCAACGCAGTCTCATCATCAAAAGGCATCTGCACCTTATACTCACGCTGACTTAGTGAAGTCACCACAAGCTCCTTGTTGTTCGCGTAGTATGGCTTACTCAGCGTTGCCCAGCGAGAGACTATTTCACCAGTAATCGGATTCTGCCACTGAATCTGGCGGTTACATAACTCCATCTTGCCACGAAGAAAAATTTCATCGTTTGGTTCAATCTCAGTTACCAGCCATTTACAATTGTAGCAGTCAACAATGTCGCCAAGATTCAAAGAATCACCAGGATAAGCCTAGATTTTCTTTTCCTTAGCAATACTATTACTGCGGCTAACAACCAGCTTTTGAGATAAACCATTTACAAGAGTATCATCCTCGTAGTCAACACTATCCTTAAAATGTGCAGCGAAATCTCGCTTTGCGAAAGCAATTTTTACATCCTTTTTGTTAGACATTTTTGCGGCACCGCCAACAGCTCGTGCCCTTGTATAAAAGTCCATCGGTACACCTCCTTACTCAGAGTAGGAAGCGTATGTATCATAGTTGATGGTCTTACGCTTACGGGTCGAGCGATCTTTTGCCATATAGTTGTCTAGCATTGTCATATTCTCCTCATGGATGTCTTTCACAAGAGCACGAATACTCGTGCGCTCATTAGCAGGGGAGAATACCTGTAAACTCGTAGGAAGGTCTTGCGCACTAAACGCTTTTAATTTTCCAAATTCACGCTTAAAATGTTGCTCTAACATCAAATGCGCTAACATATCAATCTCATCGAATGTGAGATCTGAATTAAACTCTTCTAGTTCTAAATCGTAATCATCGAAACTAAAATCCTCTTCCGGCTCAATGTTTCTTGTAATCACAGAAAGTGATTCCATCAAATAACTTTTTGCACGGTCATGTACGAGATCTCGCACTTCATTCTCGGTTAGGTCAAAATACTGAAAGAAATTACTGTCAGTTTCGGCCAACTCGTAAAATTTGTCGTATACATCCGAAAACGCGGTCATTTAATCCCTCCAATCTTACTCGGCGGGAACGACCTCCGCCTTTTCTGCCTCTACCTTCTTACGGCCACGCTTAACAACAGCCTTTTCTACAGAGTTGTCCTGTGTAACGGGCTGTGCGCCAGCCATCATAGCCTGCATCTGTACCATCATGGCCTGCATCTGCTTCTGCATTTCAGCCATCTGACTCTTTGCAGTCTCAAGCTCCTCATGAACCTTATCAGTGGACTTAGTTGCAGGAACAACAGACAGCTCGCTATTACGCTTGCCAGCACGCAGCTCCTTGTAACGCTCGTCAATCAGACGCTTGACCTTAGTAGACAGATCCTCACCGGCATTAGTCATACGATAAAAGCGACCACGGATACGCTCAAACTGAGCACCATCCTTAATGTCAATCATTCGCTGAAGATTCTCAACAGTAGGATTCAGAATCGCATCGTCAATATCCTCAACGAACAAAACGTCGTCACCCTTAATGCCAATAGCCTCGAAGATTTCATTCTGCTCTTCAGGGCGGAAACGCAGAACACCATTCTTGAACGCAGAACAAGTGCTGTTCATATACATGATCTCCTCCGGCGGAATAGGAATCACACAAGGCTCTTCCACACTACCGGGCTCGAAAGTATAACCCTTACCATTCAGTGACGAAATGGTAACCACGTTATCGTCGCAGTTCAGAACGTCAATAAACTTCTTTTCCATCACGGAACTCATATTTTGTCTCCTTTTCTATAAAAGCGGAGACCGCAAAGTCCCCGCCCGGATTTGTCTTTGGTAAAAATTACTGCAGAACAATCTTAGCAACGCGCTCGATATGATCAATGCTATAGCCGAAGGTAAAATCCTTGACCATCAGATGGATCTTTTCGTTGTTGTTGTCATGATCTTCGTAAGTATGAGTCTCACCCTTCATGTCAAGTCTTCCGATCTTGCCCGCAATACCATAAATACGTTTATCCGGGATCAGCAGGGAACCATCACCCAGCTTCTTAGCAGAGCTAATACCAGTGATAGCAACACCATCATAAGTCTTAACCAGACCATAACGGTTGAACTCGTCCTTAGCTGCGTCAGACAGATACTCAGCGTAACCGGTCATACGACGCATCTTGGCACAATACTTCATCAGGCTGACAGTGAAGGGATTACCACCATCGGCGTACTCATTCAGATACAGAGCCAGAGCGTCCATGTCCTGCATAGTGGGCTCCTTGCTCTGTGCATCGATCTTCTGCTCACCACCAGTGATAGCGTCATCAACCATGCTGAAAATGTCATAGAACATCTGGTTCTTCAGAGCCTCAGTCATAAAGGTGGTCAGAGTTGCCACACTCTTCCAAGCATTACGTCTTACTTCCACAAAGCTAAGATCAGCCTCAATCTGCTTATTACGCCAGACGGGCTTAATGGTCTCGTAGTGCAGGTAAGACTTCGGCACATTGCCACCCTTAGCTGCATCATAAGCCTTCAGAGTATTCTTAACAGTACGACCTGCCTCGTAGTCATCAAACTCACCAACATTACCACGCTCAAACATGGAGTCCAGAAGCTCGTCAGGTGCACCATACAGCTCATCAGTCACGGTGCGGTTAACAAACTGAGCAATCTCCTTATTGGGATCGCCCTTGTCAATCAGCTCCTCAACATGAGCGCCAACAACCTCTGCAATTTCCTTGTCCTCGGCATCCATAGCGCGATTGTACTGAGTCTTCTCAGCAACTTCATAAACACGACCAGGCTGCTTCATCAGCTCGGCCACTTCAATATTCAGTGCCATAATTCATTTCCTTTCTCTTCGCGCAAAATAAAAGAGCTACCGTCCAAAGACGATAGCCTTAAATTTCACGTATCATATTCAAGATTTTTCTCTCAATCAAGCAACAGTCTTTGCCTCGGGCAACACACTGATCATAATCAGCTTGTGGCCGTTGTCATCCATCACACCAGCAAACTCAAAACGAGAAGTACCAGTGGTAGCAACCTGCCACTTGCCGTCAGTGTTGACCTCCAGCAGCTTGCCAATATTGGCATCCTGTGCTTCAGCAGCCTTGTACTGGTCGGTGCCGTACAGCTCGCCAGCATACAGAGGAACGCGCTTCACCAGCACACCTGCCTTAATCTCGGTGACCATCTTATCGTAGTCATCAAAATTAGTCTGGCTTGCATAAATGCCCTCCGGGATAAACTCATGGGCAACCATCTCGATGCCCTCGGCGGTAGCTGCGTCAGGGAACTTAACCTGACCAGCCTTGTGGTCAACCTGAACACCCATACCGGTGACCATAGCGACCTTTGCGGCATAGTTAGCGGGAATATTCTTCGCGCCGTTCACCATCAGTTCACGAATCATAATATTTTTCCTTTCTCTCAAATGTTATTACTTACCCAAATATTCCCGCCATGCGTCACGCTTGTTAGCGCTAGTGGTGTTATACTTGGTTTCATTCAAATTCAGCTTGATACTCTCAGGCTTATGTACATCAGAAGTTTCAATCTTCTTTTCAGCAGGAGCCTTCTTAGCGGCTTCAACGCAACGCTCGGCAATCACACTCTTGATGCCGGTCTCGTCCAGATTATCAATCAGACTTGCGTAGTTGCCACCCTCGGAAACTTCAGCTTCAGTAATCATCTTGCTGGAGATTGCGTACTGACGCAGATCCTCCTTCTTCTGTGCAAGCTCTGCAGCCGCCTTTTCTGCCTCTGCTTTCTCGGCCTGATCCTTATACGGAGTCAGTGAAGCAACCTCTTCCTTTGCACTCTGCAACTCGGTATTCAGACTTGCAATAGTGTTATTCAGCTCCGCAATCTTGGTACTGACATCAGAAATAGAAACGGTCAGAGTGATATTCTGCGGCTCACCCAGAGAAACTTCGTCGCCCTCAACAGTGTAGGGGAACATAATGTAATCCAGCTCGTTCATGTAGCCCCACTTCTTGCACCAGATGGTGTGGTCTTCAGGGAATACGTCAGTCATGTAGTAATCAGAGCTAATCTTTGACACTGCATCTTCAAGCTTCATATAAAGGTCGCGATCAGTCAGACTGGAAGTCTCTGGAGTGGGCTCAGGCTTACCAGCAGGTTCAGTGCCGGTTTCAGGCTCGGTCGGGGGAGGGGTTTCACCGCCTTCCTCGGAAGTCTGAACATCAGGCTCTGCCGGAGTAGTAGGCTCAGTAGCAGGTGCGGTTTCAGGCTCGCCAGCTGGAGCCTGCTCTGCCTGCTCAGGCTCAGTGGGCTCGACCTGTGCGGTCTGAGTCTCCTTATCCTTATTCAGTTTCAAATTTTTTGCCTCCTTTTCATTAGATTCTATATTTGAAATCTCTTTTGTATCCTCGATATAGGCATTTGCCAATTCAAGACCAAAATCGGTTTCAGCGACTTCAAGCAGTTTAGAGCACTTATATGCCGGTTCAACATTTGCACCAAGCAAGCAATGTGCAGTAAACACGCCATCGTCAATAATTTTTGCCATGCGGCCACCCACAATGCCCTTATGAGCTTTTAGCACATCAATTTCCCAACTGGTGTTTAATGTGCCGCTCTCAATACGGCGCAGAATCGTCGCACAAGCCTTTGGATATCGTTTCCAGATCTTACAAGAGGCAACAATAAAGTCGGTATCGTCAATTTTCTCGATACCGACTGACTGAAAACTACCGAATGCATCAGTGTCAAATTCAGCAGTTTTGTATTCATTGCCATCATCGTCTTTTCTGGTGACGACTTTCATATTGTGACCGGAAAAATCCAGTTCACCCTTTGGAGCTACGACCAACTTACCAACAAGCGGGTTGCCAACCAGTGTGCTCATCCAACTTTCAATGGTGTCACGGTTCAAAGCAACCTGATTCCCATTTACTGAGAAATCGCAGATGACAAACTTGGCAAGATAGTGATCTGGATGCTCCGTAATCTCAGAGCAACAGATGTTTCTACTATAGAAATACTCCTTACTCATCGTTCATCACCTCACTTACTATCTTCATTTCTCTGCTGATCATAAATTTGTTTTTCAGTTTCCTCACCCTTTGGACGGCCTGTCTTTTTATCACTGTCACTACCACCGCCGGAACTACCGGTCGATGTATAAGAGGTCTGGCGAGCCACAAACACATCGTCATAGCCTTCCTCGGTTTCAGCCTGACGCTTGCGTAGTTCGTCCTCAGCGTGAAGTCCCATATACTCGTAAGCAGTCTTGTAAGAACAGTTCAAAGTTGTAAACAGGAACTGAGCAATCGCCTTCTTCATCTCCATACCCATCATTTCAGTAGTAGAGACCTTCACATCAGGGCAGTACATCGGGTCTACACCTGCATCTTCAAGGCGAATACGATACCATCGCTTTAATACATCTTCAATCTGTTCTGCAATCTTACCGATATTTTTCATCAGCTGGTCAAGAGACACCTTTGCAGTTGAAACAGTCTGTTGACCATCAGTATTCAAGAAACTGATCCCCAAAGCAGCCATCTCTCGGTTGCGATACTGTTTAACAGTCTCGATATTTGTCATCTCAACTTTTGGCTCAACATACTTGATATCCTTTACATAAGGAGCGGTCGTCACAAGCACGGTATTTTGTTTCCATGCACGCAGCAGGTTATCGTGCGCCGTCACTTGTTCAGAGAAGCCCTTTTTATCTTTGTTTGGTCCCATCAACTCAGGGTCAAGCTGTTGCCAGATGATTTTCTTTGCCTTTGCCTTAGCATTTACACGGTCTGAAGTATCAAAAGTTTCAAGCATCAATGCCGGACGCAAGGCGCGGAATAGGGGAGAGACACCATATTTCTGCCCCATATTGCCAATACGAATCACGCCACAGTGGTCAACATCCAATTTTGCGTATGTATCACCATTCTTAAATGCCTGGTATACCTCATCTGGATAGTTGTTCTGAATCTCAGTCTCCTGATTTTCAAAAAATAGTGCTTTATTCTTTTTATCCTTCAGCATAGATTTGCTCAAAGCAGACTTCAGCTTAGACATGTTAATAAGCACAACAGGCTGTCCATTTGATAGGTAATCACTTATCTCAGCAATACCAAGAGGGTAGTAGTCTACAATGTAGTTCTCATCCTTCTGACGCAGATATGTAATGTAAGTGCCTTCTGCGTAAGTCATCGGAATGGCAGCACGCAGCAGACTTCGCACATTGATTTGTGCGTTGAAATCATCAATCACTTCACGGGCATAATTTACCTGTTTGGTTTTATTACGCTGTTCAGGAAACTGTGCGAAACTGCACTTAAACTCCGTATTAACATTCGCTTCAATCGCATCATAAGTGATACCAATCAAATCGTCCTTGTTAATGTAATTACGGATGATTCCATTGACTGTCTGCACATTCGTCAGGCTTGACTGTAGCCCTCGTGCAAGTTCATCAATTCGGTCAACCGTCAGCGTCTCAGAGGAGGCCGAGATTTTCAGATATGTACTGTACTGCTTGTTTTCAGGGTCATAAGACGCAACCGCATTTCGGATGACGTTATTCATTCTCTCTTCTGAAAGCTCATTCAAAGAGGTGATAATAACAGTACCATCATCCGTTTGTGAAGCAGTCACGACATCAAAATCTTCCTTTTTCTTTCTTGCCACATTTTCACCTCCTCCGCTTAGAAGTCAATGTTGGAAATACAAATTGGCGGGGCAGTCATTGTCTCCACCGCAGATTGGCGCACTTTATCTTTACGACGCAATTCATATAGACGATGAGCAAGCAAAATCGCAACATAGAACCTATCATCGTGGATTTTGTTGGCAACATCGGGCGCTAAAGCATACGTTACAGTCGTATTTTCAGAGTTTGTCGTTTTCTGAATACTTGTAATCTCGTTCTTCATCAAGTCGATGTTAACCCACGCAGTCTGTTCCTCTAAAGTGAGTTCATGCGTCTTCAAAATTTCTTGACCAGTTGATTTATCCACGCCGTCTACTACCTGAACGTAATCTCCGCCGTTATATTCAAGAGGGAAGTGAATGACGCCAAGATTCATCAACTCAATAAATTCCTCAACCATGGCAGTACGAAATTTACGAGGACTAATTAGACGTAACTTATCAACAGCATCTGGGTAACGGGCATCATATCCTTCATATAATTCATGATTTGCGTCGATAAAACCACGATGTTCCGCACCTGTTTTATCGGTCCAATTATTAAGCAAACCGTCCGCATATGTGGAAGTACCACCGCCGCCAGCGCCTTGGTCAATCATCAATCTATCAATGTACTCGTAATCAGGATTTTGACCATTGTAATGTATAATCAACTCATGTAACTGCTCAAGCTGACGATTAGAATCGAGCTTGAATTTTTTCTCATTCGCAATATCAACCATGTTCACGCAGTTGATAATATCTCCACACATGCCGTTTTCTGGATCGTTATAAATACGCATAACACCAACAATAGAATTATCCATTGTGCGGGCAGGATCAAACGCAAGAATATACTGGTAGTTCTTATCCCAATAAAGCTGTGGTATATACTTCCGCTCATTGCGACGAACTGTACCCCATTTGATAATCTGGTTTACGCCACCATCACGGCTTGGACGATTATAATATTCACGCAACGCCTTCATTTTATTTGACTTTAGAGCTGCTTCAACTTTATCTCTCGTCAGCAGAGCCTTGTACGGTTTTCCATTCATATAGACCTGAATTGCAACATCGCAAATCATGTCGCAAACAAAATAATCACGGTCACCGGCAATCATACGTTTTGCAAAATTCTTGTAATAACGATAAAATAGTTTGTCCATCGTATCCTGACTCGAAGCATACACAAGCTGAGTAGGAACCTTGCGAGGCTGAGTTTCAGGATTATAAGAATCATCCGTATCAGTCACGAAGTCAGTATTCTGAGTGGCAAAAGCTTCACAGACAACAATCAGTTCGTCAGAGCAAAACGCAGCCTCGTCAAAAAACACAAGAGTTGCACGACGAGATCGGTTGGAATCCGGGTTGGAGTTTAGCGTGTTAATGGAACTACCGTTGTAAAACTCAACAACATACCCGGCGGGATTATGACTAAAGCCACTCTTATTGGTTGCAGACTTTTTCGTTTCTTTCTCTGCAATATCTTGCAGACTACGGATAGACGCAGCTGTTTTACCAACACGAGTGACAATTTCTTCGATTTTATTAAAAGTCTCCTTACTCTGATCACCAACGCTACTTACAATATAAATAGCTTGGTTTTCATACAACATAGCCTTCAGTAGAATAAAAACAGAACCTACAAAAGACTTGCCAAAGTTTCGACTACACGCCTAAAGAACATGACTTGCATTCCAGCTCTGTTCTAGCATATATGCCTGAGCGTCAAATAGTTGAATACCCAATAAATCTCTGGCCGCAATAACAGGATTGCGCCGATAGAATGCAATCGTTGCCGCATCACACTCATAAATCTTACGTTTTACGGCTGTAATAATAGGCGCTCTTTGTTTCATTCTCATACGGCATCACCATCCGTATCTTTTTCGCTTGCGTCAATACCGGCATCTTCCAACAGCTCCTTGAGTCGCTGATTCTCAATAAGAGACAACCTGTATTTTTCCTTGGCGTCGTCGCTTTCTTTCTGGAACTTATCAATCAATTCTCTCTGCGTATCGAAAATTTCCTGCTGGTCGTTCTCGTCAAAGAAAGCATTTTCCTTAATTGCCTTAAAACTCATATCTGCCGCCCATTGAGTGCCCGGAGATCGCAGCTGGTCATAGAAGTTTGCTTCTGCGCCAGCGATATCCTTTTCACGCATATCCTTCATCAAGAATGTAAGCGTATTACGTCCGGCATCCTTGTTGGAACGGTTCTTAACAGAAATCTCGTTTTCTTTGGCAATCTTATCGTTGTTAGAAACCAACTTGACCTTAATATCATTAAGGCTCTTGATTGCCTCAGCCGAGTTCATCGGATTTAAGCGGGCAATCTGTAAGTCAATCTGTCGAATCTGATTATTATTGTTTACAACCTGAACAATCTGTGACAACTTGAACGGGTCGTCCTCAATACCATCCTCAAAATACTTGATGAGCTCACTAAACAAATAGCGGCGATCACTTTCGTTATAACCTTCAAACGGGTCGTATCCGATAACAGAAACACAGTCCTCTTTTGCTTGAATCTCAGATTTTGACCATTTCTGTTCTTTTTCCTCCTGCACATCAACAGCCGTTTTATTCAATTCCCCACCGGTAATAGTTGTGCAAAAATTCTGAAACTGAAACTGTTTTTGGTTTAGCTGCCTAAGATAAAGGCCAACGGAAAAATTGTTGTTATGAGCAACAACAGAATCAAAAAGAGAATTATAGAATGGTGCATCCAAAAGATGACACATCAAAATACAGGCAGTGCGCTCGCTTCCGTATCTTGTCTTGAATTCATCAAAAAGACTATTCACGCACTTTTTACAAAGAGGTGCGTAGCAGTTATTTGCTTTATAAAGTAAGCTGTGAGGTAAACGATAAAAAGTACCAACAGGGTCTTCATCTGAAGTACCACATCGCAAGCAACTATATGTCGGTTTGCTCGTGAGAACGACATCTTCCTCAACAACCTTCTTCTTTCTTGGCAAACAAACACCTCCATTCAAAATCAAAATAAAAGCCGTAGAACGTGCGCACATCCTACGACAAACAAATACACTCTCTAATGCGCGTGCAGAGCAGAGGCCAAGAGTGTTCAATTCTATAAAAGCCCACCATGATACGCATCGTTGAGAGGCTTAGTGGGGAAAATCAAATTAAGACCTATGACATCAGCTGCGCTCGTATCTTTGAGCCGCCTACCATCATAGGTCTGTTAAACATAAAAACGATGCGACTATGGTACGCTTTTTCAAAAGAGGCGCAATCGCATCTGTATCATCTACTTGGGCTTGCGCCCTGCCGACGAATCGGCCAAGTTTCAAAATATACCTGCCGCCAGAGGGAGTTTAACTAACGGCAGGCTTGCAAAAGGGGAGATGCTGGGTGCGGGAGTTGGATTTGAACCAACGACTTTCGACTTATGAGGACGATTAGCTACCAGACTGCTATATCCCGCGTTATATGATGCCTAAGTGTCATCTACTTCGCAATCGTATGCGCATTACAGGTTGATCATAGATTGACTTCGGACTTGCCTCCAACCGCGAATTGGAGACCGTTTTTGGCACGCCCAGCTGCTTTTGGGACAGCACATACGAGTTTTAGAGACTCGCTTTCTACCTTTGAATTATGGGCGCATAACTGGTGTATCCGGCGAGATTTGAACTCTGCGATACCTCGATTAAAAGTCGAGTGCCTTACCAACTTGGCTACGAATACACAATAGATCCTACCTTTTAGCCGGTGGTAGGAAACCGGTTTTAATTAAAAGCCCTCCGAGAGAAGGACTGGCGTGGCTAGAGGTATTTGAAACCTCGCGCCGGATACTATCCGACCTGACGGTTTTCAGGACCGTTCTCTTCAACCAGACTTGAGTATAGCCACATATAAACCCTACTTTCCTGTACGGCTACCTTTATATAAAGGTGTAGGGAATAGCCGTACAATCTTTGGCGTACCTATTCCGGCTTGAACGGAAGACCCAGAGGTTAACAGTCTCTTGCTCTACCAACTGAGCTATAGATACACAAGACAAGCATCCATCAATCCATCCGAGCTAAGTTGAATTGTTCTCGTGTTGACTGAATACTTGGGCTGATTTTAGGTCGATTTCACGACCGCTCGGGCAGGTTTTACATCTCTGACCTGATGGAATGAACCTACGACACTGCATATATCGTAAATCATTCTGGAAACAAGCGTTCACCTTATCTCCTAGGTGCGGGCGCAGTACCCGGCAGAGTACCAGTTAGTGAGCGAGGTGCAGACGTTCACTCCATAAAACGCTTGTTTTAGACTTTTAAAGCTTCGCATTAACGTAGCGAAATACGAATAGCTTATCATTTCGTTCTACAGAACTACTTTGCATCCAACCATCCGTAGATTGAGTTGGTCTAGGCGGTAGCAACTATTAACCGCACAGCTTGGAGCCACCTGTAGGAATCAAACCTACGACATATGTGGTACGAACACATTATTCTATCTACTGAATTAAAGTGGCATGGAGCCAGTGACATGACTTGAACATGCGAAATCCATAAAGGCATCGGGATTACAAAACCCGCGTTCTACCAACTGAACTACACTGGCACAATAAGCTGGAGCAATCGCCCCAGCCCATAGAAAAGGAGACAACAAATGATGTCCCAAGCAGACCTTGCGGTCGTACTTCTTTTTTAATTCCCCATTTAAATCGGTAGGGGCTCACCGCTTTTAATTTAGACGTACAATGTGCGTCTTATCTTCATTCAGCCTTCCGAATCTATCCTGATAGACCAGAATAAATCCTTCTCGCTGAGATGGTGTTAATTTTCCATCTGCGTAATCCATTTTTGACGTTTCACAACAACAGCCCTGCTCATAAATTACAGAATTACCAATATCATAATGACCTGTTTTGTGAGTGTGTGCCATCACGATAGTATCAAAGAAATAATCATTATCCTTAAAATACCGATATGCTTTTTCTGCTGTTTTCAACATACCGCTAGAGTAAGCAAGTGGATGCACAAAAATTGTTTCACCAACGAAACTAAACCAAGTATCGTTATAAACAATCTCAATACCGCTGCCCTTAAAAACATCAATCAGAGGGTCGTAATGAACCTTTGTATGAAGCTCCTTGTTGTAATGGTTAAAGCCATCAACAAAAATAAGCTCCAAAGATGTCTTTGGCATCAGTTCAAGCAAGTCGGTGTCCAGATTCTTAGCAAGATAATTCTGGAAGCGTAAGTCATGATTACCATAATTGACAACAACCTTCTTAGGCTGAAGTATCTCAATCAGGTCAATCATATACTGACGTGCAATCAGAATTTCCTCCATTGGACTCTTACGGTACACCTTATTAAAGCGAGAAATAGCCTGCGCGTCTACGCAATCTCCGTTTACCTGAAGGATATCAATCTTGCCAGCATACTCACTAAAAGTCTCAATGGGCTTCTGGAATGGAATATGTAGGTCGGAAATAGACAGGATGCAGGTTCCCACATCTCTATTAGATAAGGACTCCTGATACTGCATACCCGCACGGAATGCCTTAAAACGCTTGCGATATGCGCACTCACCAAAATTCTTGCCCAACTCATCATTGAGCACCTTGGATGCGCCATCCCAAGTCAATTCTCTAGCCAGAACAGCATTCCCGATTCTTACAAAGAAGTCATCGCTCGTTTCTTCTGGCCGTTTATTATAGCAACCCATTGGTATCAAGCCTGGTCGCCCAGCAGCTCATCAGAAGTAGAAATATTGATAGTAACACCCTCAATACCATCCCACTTTGCCAGAGCTTCCTTCAAATTGAAGACATTCTCACCGTCCTTGGTGATCTCGGTGATAGTGCCCTCGGCAGTATCAATAATAGCGTTCTTAAAAACAACACTCTTCTTAGCAACCATAATTTTATTCTCCCTTATATTTTATTCCAAAATTGAAGTATTTTAGCATTCAAGAGCATCAGCCCAAGTGCTAATCCAACCACGATGATTTGTATTCAACTCACAAATTGCGGTACGGTCATGCCCCCTGAAATGCTCCATGTACGGAATCAGTGCCGACCGTTCCGGGTGCTTATACAAGTCACATTGACCAGAATGTCCGATCGCAATGAGGAGGCACGAGTCTTTTACTCGCGTAATGACTTTCTTCGCATCGGCTAGAGTGAAATTTTGTATTTCGTCGAGGATAATAACCTTGTTTTCAAAGTTGACACCTCGCATATAAGTATGTGCTGCACACTGGATGTACGCACCATACTTCTGACTTTCAGGATTTTCATCAGCAATTACCGCCGTATTTGGATTAACGCCAATGGTTTCAAGAGCCTCGAAAAGTGGCTCCATGTACGGAGCACTCTTTTGTTCCTGAGTTCCTGGAAGGTAACCCTGTTTCTCTTCCTGAGTAGGAGATACAATATACACAATGCCATTGTAACGACCATACTTAACAAGCAGGTCAGCAACACCAACAGCAATGGTTGTCTTACCGGTTCCGGCACGGGCATTCGCAAAGACGACATCAATATTAGGGTCCCAGATAGCGTCCCTAAAAATTTTCTGTTCTGGATCAAGCGTCATACCATAAAAGGTAGAATACTCATCCAGACTCTGCGGAATATCCTTCTTCTTACGCATTTCAGTCTTATCAGAAGCCATATATTACAACTCTCCCTTAGTTAATTTTGTTTATACCTAGATAAATGTGTTAAATTATACACACTGTTCTAGCCAGTAAATTTTATCAAACTTCCAAAGTAATCTGCATTTTCGTGCATTTACTTTCTTACAATGTTTTGTTTTTGACTGAAAATTCAAAGCCAGCAGTTCCGGATATAAAGCAGTAACATATCCTGTATGGATTTCTCCATTTTTATATGTATAGGAAACTAAATCCCTATGCCGGATTCCTAACACATTATCAGTTTTAGCTTTTGATTTCCTTCTCATAGGTTTGATAATCCATTCTTTCACATCGCAAGTGTCAGAAATACAATCTGTGATACATATGGCATCATTACTGTGGGATTTTACTATATTCCATTCAATCCTTTTGTTTGCAGTTTCACCACCGTTAGTCAGATGCAATGGTCCCAATTCGGATATTCTCTCCCGCAGATAGTTTTTACCTTGCATAACATGCATGGCGTAATCAAATCGTTTGGGCTTGGAACCAATAATTTTGAAATATCTATCTTCAAATTCTCGTTCCCTGCCTTCTGTCTTTTGATGGCAGCCGGAGCAAAGTGTAATCAGATTTCCAATGGTATCTGCTCCACCATACTTTCTTGCTTTGATATGATGTACTTCTAATACACAATTGGATCTTCCACATTCCTGACATTTACAGCCATCACGGATAATTGCAGCTTTTCTAAGGTTTTCATCCAAACGGCTAGATTTCTGATACTGCCACCTGTAAGGTTTGTAACCATCTGTCATCGCACGGATATCCATACAGACATCTTCAAGGTAATATTCCTGAATATTAATCCACCTATTAAGCTGATATAATACCCTTAAAACAGCATCTTTCTTCTGTTTAATACTTGGAGCAAGCCTGCCACTTCTTTTGGAAGAATGACGGTTATTAAACCTTGCCTGTCTGTATCTTTTATGGTAACGGTGATAACGTCTATATCCACGTCTTACATCCATGAGATGTTTTACATCCTGGCGTTGCTCAATCGTTCCTTTAAAAACCACTTTGTTTTTGGTAGGACATTTCTGAACAATGGCAAGACCAACATGGGCAGAACCGTCATCAATTCCAACTACTACCCGGCTTTCATCATACTTATCAGGCTCAACTTCTTTTTCTAATTGAATCACCATGGGGTATCTGGATTTTATTTTTGCTCTGCCTTTTCTAACCAGATACCAGCCCTTATTCACTTTTGTCGGTGCTAATGGCCGATTGTTTTTATCAACCACAAAACAATATGCCATTTCATTTTCCATCTCTGGACACCTTCCTTTCGGAGTAATCTTCGTCTTGCCAATGTCGGGGAAGGTATATGTGTTTCTCTGTTATCTGTACAGGACATTAGCACAGTTTCTTGATTGGCACTCACAGAGCTTCAGACTGACGAGTACATCTAAAGGTGTGTCTTTAACCTTTTCCCTAACGTAGTTCGTATCTGCAACATATCTTTCGATAGTAGCAGTCACTAAGGCTTGAAACCTATTGTTAAGCAAGTGTAAACAAGAAATGTAATTATACACTTGTCCACTTGTTTACACTTTTGTCTATATATTAGACTGCTTAATAATTAGTCCTTTAATTGAACTCATCCACATTATCGCAAATCTTATCTACGATACCAAAGTTGACCTGTTCAGTAGCATCCAGATACCAATCCTTAGCCTTATTCTTAGTCATGGTCTTCTTGTCGATAGTAGAGTGAGCCATAATATACTCACGCATCTTCACAACCTGCTTCTCGTAATAGTCCATAGCCATCTTAGACTGCTCGAAAGTACCCTGAGTACCGCCAGAGCCACTGTGAATCAGCGCGGTAGAGTGAGGCAGAGCAAAGCGCTTCTGACCAGACAATAGCATCACAAGAGCGGCGCTCATTGCAATACCTGCGTTAATCGTCCAAACAGGAGTCTTACTCAGCGCAACAACATCAATAAAGCTAAACATAGCATCCAGCTCGCCGCCGTAGCTGTAAATAAACAGCTTAATAGGCTTGCGCTGCTCAACAGGAGTATCCTTATCAATACGGTTATACTGCAGAATCTTTCGCTCAATTTCAATCAGAGACTGGTCAATCTCAAAATCAATAAAGAAGATGCGATCCTTCTCATCGACATAGAAGTTCATCATCTCAGGAGAGGGGAGACCGCCACCATTCATCAGGTTGGTGATCCCTTCTGGCAGTTGAATTTCAAAGTCCAATAGTCTATACCTCGTTCTTTCAAAGATTAGTAACGTGCGTTACGCTGCATCTGCTTCAGCATCTCAACAGCGGCAATATTAAAAGGAAGCAGCTCAAGATATCGAGCAGACTCTTCCAGATACCGTTTGTGACGGGTCTTTGCAATGCAAGCATGAGGGAAGACCTTTCGCACAGCCTTCGCTTCGGACTTAGTAATTTCAATCATTAGGTAAAACACCCTTTCAAAATAAAATAGGTAGGAAGAAAACAAGCGTCCTCGCTCTCTCCCTACCATAACTTTCCGCACTGTGTTTTACTCTATATATGTAAAATTATAACGTATCTGCGTTAAAATACTGCACTTTTTCACATTTCATAAATCAAACATTTTTCTATTTTGCGCGGTTTTCTCAATATTTACGTTTTTAGCGCACTTACGACAGTATTTTTGTCTGCGTCCAGTGCGAGCAACCATCTTTCCACAACAATCACACTTGACGTATTCTTTCCCACAATACTGACTCCATAGAATGCCAGCATTCTCAAAATCGTCCACGAAAATCTCATGAGAAGAATCCGGCTCCGCAATCAAAACATGGATATTTAAGTTGTCAATCTTTTTCAGGCTGGCAAACCCAATAAAGCCAAGATTATGTAACTCGCAAATCATCTCGTTCTGTTTTTTCTCATTCACGGATATGTTTGCCATCCTAAAAATATCAGCCGTATCTTCCGTAATCCAGTAGTTGCATTTTTCATTAACGGCAATATGGTATTTTGCCAAACACAGCATCGTGAACATCAGGCGCTGCATCTGCTTGCTTTCGAGTGCTTGAATCTTCTCAACCTCTGCTTTTGTAATGCACACACCATCAAGCTCCACCATGGGACGACCCTTGGCAGAAGCAATCGCCTTATCAATCAGTTCTCTATCCAGAACCTTGTTGTACCCTTCAAAATGACGTAACATATACTCGTTGATCTTTTCTCTTACGTCATCCTTTGAGTATCCCTTATAGAAATAATACTTCGCAATATAATGCAAAACATGCCCCGCTTTCTTCCAAGGCACATCCTTCTCTAGCCACTCTTCAGCATAAAGAACTTCATTCAATACAATCATCCGCATCCTCCTTGCTATTCATGTCAACCAAAACATCCTTGAAACGCTTGCCGTCATATTCAATATCGCCATTCTCATCCTGCACAAGAGAATGCACCATACCATTATGTCGTTCCAATAAGCGTTTAATCAAAGTATCGTGAAATAACTCCCAAACAATTGCAATACTTGATGCATTCTTCTTACAAAGATCAAGCATAATATCGCAAAGCGCATCGTCGTTAGAACACTTATCATGAAGATTGCGGAACATACTTTCCTGATACAGCGCAATGCGCTCCTTGCGGTCTGCGCCGGTTTCTTTATTATTGTTTCCGTTGCCAGAATGGATTGCGTTGCCACGAGCAAATCTCAAGTAGTCCTTAAAGATAGAGCGGATGCCATAATACTGAGAGTTGGTATACTCCACACCAGACTTGAGCGAGTCGTAATCAAACTTGCGCCTTATCTTGAGTTCTTCTTCAAAATCTTCCAACTCGTCCTCTACAGTCCAGCACAGGCGGTTCATGGTACAAGAATTGATTCCGACCGGCATCCGATAGAGGTAATACTGGATAACCATTTCATCCACATCGTCCTTGACGGTCTTTTGCATAATCTCATCCAGACCAGCAAACCCATCCCACTTGATGCGCTTGCGAGCTGCGGCTACATACTGCTTGTAATCACGCATCTGAGCAGGGTAGATGTAGCTCATAAAGTATGGCTTACGCCATGCGCAAATACTACTCCAAAGCTTCTTATCCTCAATGGTGTCAGGATTATCATCGTCTTTAACAGTACAAGCTTTTAAATCGTACCAATACCGTGGCATTGGCTTGCATTTGACCCCTTTCACAGCGTCCAAAACATTCTGCTGATATAGCTGACCACACATGATACGATAATCCAGTTCTTCATACTCTCGGCTTCCCGGCTCAAACTGGCTTTGAACATCACCCATTGAGGTAATGTGGTTCGTTGTCGAACCAACGTCATTGCCAAATCCAGCAGCATTCGATTCTGCTAAATCATCCTCAGTAGGAATCTTCTTTTCTCCTTTTTTCTGAACACACAAAAGAGTCGGTGTCTCTCTTTTATTCTTGATAAGCACATCATTATCTGTGCTAAAAATAAGATCGCCATCAAAATCTGCGCCATTCAAAGCAGCACAGGTATTGTCCCATGCACTAAGAATTGTTACCGTCTTCATATAACGATACCAGTTTTTACAATCATCATTAGAGTTTAGATTCCGAAGAACAATATTGTTATGACATGACATCGGTGCTCTGAAACAAGCAACTCTCTTAACATCTCTATCATTCCAGAACCGGCTGTAAATCTCACCAGCTTTTAACAATCCAGTGATTTCCATTCCAAAGATGGATTGGCAAAGCGCATAAGGGTCTCCACTTGCAACTTGGAAATTCCCTCGTACCTTTACAACACCCGTTTTTGCTTGGGAAATCCGTTTCTTAATGAAATACCGAATCCGATTTTGAACATAAGGGTCATCAATCATTTCCGGCTCAATCATAAGAGCCTTAATATAGTCGTTTTCCAGACTGTTTATGTAATTCGGGTCATCGCGCATTCCACTGCCACGCAAATACAGCAACGCATCACGCCAGTCACCGCCCATGACACCCTTGATTTCATCCAAAGTTGGCTTCACGAGTTCCCGAATCTCATCATTCGTAAGCTGATAGCTTTGGATAAACTGATAATTCAGGTTACGCTCTTCATCAAGCTCTAACTCACAAGTCTTTGTTACAGAGAAGTGATAATGATTCTCTCGGCAATTCTCGAAGTAGTCCTCACAGCTGTGGTAACTATCCCAGAGCTTCAACATGGATGTCGTAAGAATTACCTGAACACGATTGATGTCCTTGTAGTTTCCCCAAGAATCCTTAATCATGTTCTTTTTGGCAACCTTCTTGGCAAACTCACGGAAAGGGAAAGGGAACAGCATACCTTTACAAAAAGCATTCCGTACACAGAAGCCAGATGCGGTAGCAGGGAGTTTCAAATCTTCACTCCACTGTTGAGCAAGGTCATAGCTAATAAGACCAAAGCCATCGCTGGCGCACAGTTCACAATCATGCTCCATGTCCTCTACCATCGTAGGCTCGCCGGAGGCTCCGTCGTCCAGAACGATTACATGATCTTTAAAGTGCGTGAAGCAATCATTTATAACAAGCACACCATCAGGGTCAGTGACTGGAATGGAAGCGGAACAGGCAAGTGCTCTATAAGCTTCTAGCTTTGCCGGAATAAACTCAATTCCCTCGTTACGGCCATTATCGATTCGCTTGCGGATCTCGTCAACAAGACGGTCGCTCACAAACACAATCGTACTATTCTTAACGCCACCAGTGGTTCCAACCAGACGGCGATACGTGATTCCATTGATTTTAAACCCATTTGGAGAACACGCCCGGCGGTAGTCGTTCTTCTTATCAACCACCAGACACATATAATCCGGCTTGAACTGAACTGCATCCAATTCGGTATACAGCCTCCGAATCTCCCGGCGATTCTCTAAGCAAGAAGGTTCATTCCGCAGCATCTTGATTCTACGCTTGATACTCCGTGCCTTAGCCTCTGCATCCGTAACACCATTCAACTCATCAATCCATCGTAGAATAGTGCTATTAGCCAGCGAGATGATCTCGTGGTTTCGTCTGGCTTCATCCAATGGTAGTGTTAAATCCCATTTTGCTTCAACTAGACGCTTCGTATGGATCTTAAAAACAAACTTCTGGCAAGTTTGCTGCTTTGCCATTCGGCAGTCACCTCCGTGTTCTTCTTAAATGTATCCTGTAATGTATAGCTAAAAGGGAAATACAAAAGCAGACTTTTATAGATAGCAGCTCTCTCCATCTTCCATGGCCTTGAGCCAAAGTCGTTCACGCTCCTGATAGAGTTCATCCAGCATATCGTCAGCAGCCTCATACTCCCGGCGTGTCAGTCCTGCGTAGTTCATATCACGAATTAAATACTTAATTTCTGCATCAACATCCTCGTAAGTACGCATCATTCATCCCTCAACTTCCATTGTAACCATGCTGATTTTACGATATGGACACAAGACTTGCATGCACCGGTCAATATCATCAAATACGACATCTTTTCTTCGACCACGTTCTGTCTTTTCGTGTTCAAAATATTGACAGATATCGTACAGACGAATTTCAATCGCTTCTACCGCACCATTGAACTTGTGGTGGTTTATGATTACAGAATCAATATAATCAGAGAAAGTAATCCTGTCTATTTCCAATGAATCGAAATCTTTACAGATATCTTTGATAATATACTCCAAAGCTATTACACCAGATCTATCTGGTGCTACAATATCACAGTCGTGCTCAATTGCGTATTTGCAAGCATCATATGAACGTCCACACCCACGAGGTAAAAGAACTTTCTCCATCAATTAACCTCCTCGTCCATAACAGCTCCACAGTCAGGACAAAACTTTGATTCATCAGCATTTTTGCTAGAATGACAAGCCGAGCATTCAACAAAGAAGCTTTCTCCAAAATCTTCAAAATGCTCAATCCAGTGAGCATGAACTACAGGGCGAAACTCACGATGCTGAATCTCATCTTGCTCATAGCAGGATACACCATACAAACTTACGATTTCAAAATTCTGACTCATCAAATCTACTCCCTTTAATATGTATTTTATATTTCAAACAAGAGTCGCACAAACTCTTATTTAATTCTAATTTGCACGGCCAGCATCAAATGCAGCCACATCGTTCATGAAATCATTGATATGTAAATACTTATCAGCCTTCCGTACAGTCTTAGGCTTAAACTCTTGACATTTGCATCGCACATCATCACAAGTAGTGAAGCACGGAATCTCATACTGACATTTTGTGCAGACATGCTTCTTGTAAAATTCTGGTAAGCGGCCAGCAGTTTGGTAATACTCATATGTTACCTTTAAATCAATCCAGTATGGGTTATCGAAATTCATTGTACTCAACCTTCTTTCAAATCTCACTAATTACATCATCAATACTAAGACCACAATCCAGCACATTGCGGCCAGACTTCTTGTTACTCTTTTCAGCCATCTTCTCCGCCAATACCTTATCGACGATATCCGCTTCAAAATTCATAACGCATTCTACATTTACGTTATCACGAGCTGCCATTCTCGCATTCGCCTCAGCCACAAGTCGGGCCATAAGTTCTGCATCTGCCGATTCTTTATCCGCATCCTGCATAATTTGCTCATATTGTTCTTCAGTCAAACCGCTGCCAGCCAAGAAATTGTCAATATACAGTTTTTCGATAATCTTGCACCCATGGTCTTTTTGGTTCAAGGTAACCAGTAGCTGGTCGGTAGACTGACGAATTGTGTTATCAACCATATCCGCTACCTGCTGGTTTGTTAATTTGACTTTTTTATATTCAAATTCCTTTCGGATTTTTCTTTCGATCTTGTTATTGCCGCCCCATTCTTTTTGTTCTTCCAATCGTCGCTCAACATCTTCATGCTCCTGAACTCTTGTTGCTACAATAACTTCCTTATTAAAAATCATTGAGAACAACAAACCATCACAGACAATCGCATTTAATTTTGCCATCATTTTAACGGCAAGCTCAACGTCTGCAGGGTCAATCTTTCCAAATCTACGAGCAAATAGATTCATTGTTTTCGGTTCAATAACAATTCTATAAACCTTTTGGATGGTACTATATGTTTGCTTTTTCTCAAATTCTTCTCTGAGCTTTGGATTTAGCTTGCGATAAAAATCCCTCATCCGACCAGTTTGCCAAAGATCACGCTCTGTTGCCGGAGTTCTACCATCAGATAATGTATAATCTTTTAGCACCTCTGCCTTCAATCGCATGTAGGTTAAATTCTGCTTGTCTGTCAAAGGAGTTATGACAGCACGACCATCGACGTAATTAACAAATGCCCTTGTTTCCTCATAATCCAACGCATCGTTTACCTTTAAACCATGCAGGGCACTATCTAGCCATGTTTTTAGTTTGACGCTTCCGACCATTTTTCGAAACGCCTCAGCAACAGCCTCGTCATCCTCTGTCTCAGCATTCCGTCCCCACCATCTGTAATCATGACCAACCATTCCACATGTCTCCCAGATGTCTTTCTTCTCCCATAGTAGCTTAATGCCGTCACATGGCTGCGACTGACAAAGGGCGTTAAAGTGGTAGACGAGCAATTTCTGAATAAGGTCAATAAACTTTCTATTACCGCCAACTGGTTTTGCCGGAAGTATCTCATCCTCTGGTCGTATACTTTTTATAATGATTTGCCGACCAGCCTTCTTTAGAACCACGAATCTGTCCAGCTCTTCTAAAAATGCTGGGCGACTATTTCCTGTAATTGGTTTACCTTTATCGTCAAGAACTTCGAGACATCTTGCAAGCTCAGAAAAGTTCTTGAAAATCTGACCAGCAGATAATTTTGAAATCATATCAGGTGTTACTTCGTATGCTTTAGCCATACATTACCTCCTGTTTTTGTACATCAAACCTGCATATATAGAATATGTAATATCAGTTTTGATGTACAAAATTCATAATTTGTTAATATTTAATTGTACTTTGAATTCTGTAAGGTTCTATCAACCCCAATTCTTCTCGCAAAATATCTTTTAATGGTTTACTCGACTTGAAGCTATGGAGCATAAGCGACATAGATTCAATTTGAGTAAACCTACGAGCGTCCGCAGACGCGAGATCCATCTTCACGCCCTGTCTGGAAGACTACTATAAACATCCACCACAGTCATTCCATCACTAACTCCTTTACAGTATCCTGTATTGTATAGCTATCTACACTCATTATACCATGAGAATGCCAAAAATTCAATAGCTATCTAATACAGGATACTGATATTTCTAGCGCCTATTATAATAAGGTATGTTTCTTGGAGTATCATCTGCTGTAGTCTTTCCAGACAGGGCTCGCAAGCTCGCTCCCGCTCTATTATATGTTCTGTGTAAGCTGCCAGAGGCTACAATCATGCTCCTTGTAGGTCTTTGGAGTCTCTGAGAGTGTTGCTCAGATACCAAATCAGTCCATTTATGGCGATAGGGGAGTACAGATGGGTACAAATAGGTACTTTATGCTCCGAAGAATGGTCATTTTCGGTACATCTAGGGTACGCATCGGGAAAACTCGCATGAAATCTAGATTTTTCGGCTTTTATTGGCTCAAAAAGGAACAAAATAGGGGTAAAAAGGTACAAATAAAAAGAAAAACTAGCCAAAATATAACGCGGATACGTTAAATTTTGGCTAGTTACCGAATGAACTACCGATTGAAAAATAGCGATTTTAAGCCATTTTTAGGTATTTTGAGTGGAAAATGAGTGACTTGTAGGTGTATGTAGGAGAGAGTATAGGGGTATATTTTTTGAGATCTTTATCAGGGAAAAGTGTACCCCGGGTAGGGATGGAAGGAGTATCAAGAAATTATTTATTGACAGATTGGGAAGGACAAAAGTAGTAGTGTTGGCTGCCAATAGGAGAGGTATTGGTAGAATTGTTGGAAATTATTGGGAATTGAAGACAAAATAATGTGTAAAATATTGTGATAAATCGTTATTAAATCGTTATTTCTTGAGGATGAATAAGAAAGATGTACTGGGGGCTTGGCTTGCTGCCTGGAACGTCCAAAAAATGGAAAGTATGCCCCACGGCTTGAGTGCTGGAAATGCTCAAAATACAGCACTGATACCATGATAGGCAAGGCGTGGTTTTGGCGGTGCTGCTGTTATCTGATTAAGTATCAACAGGCAAAAACAATAGTTAAAGAATTTTAATTGTTTAATAACAAACAAAAATGTTCGATACAAAACAAAATGTTATGTTGATTTAAAATCAACTTTCTAATTATTTCTTGTTTCTTTTTAATCAACAAGTCTATTTTCCCTTATAAGGTAATTATATATTATATTTTATCCTTATTCCAGCCAAAAACACCCACGACTTGCCAAAATATAACTTTTAACGATATATCGCTATTTTATGCCATTCTAATATAACTTGCAATTTTAGTCCATATTTTTGCAACATTTAATACTAGATACCGACACGAAAAAAGAGTAAAATTGCCTTGCAATCAGGGGAAACCGAAAGGAAACCGAAACTCGATTGCGCCGAACTTTGAAAACTGAATCAATCTTTTGTGGGAACGGCTCAAATGTTCCCGCTCAATCTAGGCAAGTGCAACAAGCCTATATGGTTATAAATCAGCAGTCTACCGGAACGGTAAAGCACCTAGAAAGTTTGATTCAGTCGGAAAAATTCGGCGGTGTAGGTAGCACCGATTTAAAAAATCCAGCGCTTGCAAATGGGCGTCAATCGTGCATTCCGCACGCAATCAAACACACTTGCTATCCTACCGTATAGGTTAGAAAGATACGGAAAACAGGAAACACGGCTTGACCGTTTAATCACTGTTTTGGTTTTGGCAATGCAAGCCGAAAAAACCATAAAAAGCCGTTTGTCCGATTAAGGCATTAGAGGGCAAACAATCCGCAAAATACCGGATACTAGAACGTAATGTATGCACACAAAACCGTTGTACAGAAAAGAGGACAATGACCATACATTGCAAGACTAGGCAAGTAAGGGCAAGAAAGAAAGCACAGTTTGCACAAACTACAAACTAACTTTTATGGGTTTATATCCATGTGTTACACATTGCAAAGTTTATACTTTGCTTTTATGGTTTATACCATTATCTATTGTAACAAAGTCAAGTGTAGTTTGCAAGGGCTATACAGTAAAGGTTTTCTATCTGTTTTCCAGTAAATTAAACAGACGCAAAAGGTATACATACTTTGCCCTATTTAGGGCAAACCATAAGCCCACAAGTAAGGCGTTTTGTCTGGTTTGTGGGTTTTGGTTTGCGCTAAAACGCAAAACCATCGAATATACACACAATTCAGAAAATTAGAAAAGAGGATTGTTATGCGTAAAGCTATCACTATGCCCGAATTCCGCACCGCTATTCAGAACAAAACCACCGATTCTTTCAGCGCACGCGAATTGCTGGAATTGCTCAACAATTCCGCTGAAATGGCAACGGCAAACGGCAACGAAACGGCTGATTTAATTAAGGCCATTGCGGACAACAACAAGGCAGAAAATGAATCCATTTGCACCGATAAATGCAAGGTTTTGATTGCTATGGAACGGGATGAAATGTTTCGCACCTATTGCGTAAATCCGACTTATACCGGCCATAAGTTCAGCGGTAAAAAGAACGACAAAACCGACAAATATGAATTGACTGAATCCGCTATGCGTATCAAGTTTGCAAAACTGGAAAAGGTTTATCGTGATACCACGGGCAAAAAGTATGATACGCTTTGCAATTCCGACTTTTACGGCAAACTTATTATGCTGTTTAATGGCTTTATGGCTGAATCCCTTTGCACTGATTTGACGGCAAACAAGCCTGTTCGTTCCGAAAAAATGCTTGACGCACTCAAGAATGCAAAGCTTGATTGCTTTACTAGCAACAAAAACAACAAAGAAACACGTCTTGCGCAGTTGCAGGCAATTTACAACGCTATTCTACCCGAAACTTTGACGGCAAAAGCACTTTCTTGTGATATGGCCTATATCAAGACGGCATACACTAAGGCAAAAATGGGCACTGTTACCACGCTGAACGATAACGCACTGATTGATGAAATTATTGTAACTATCGGCTATGCACTGTCGTTTGATGAATCTACCGGTAAGCGTTCCCGTGCATACGATCTTCAGAGCAAGTCTGCCTTTTTTAAGAAAGCAAAGTAAGTAAGCTATATCTAACCAGAATACCTTTGGGGCTGGCAATAGTCAGCCCTACTCTTGCAAAATCGGTTTGCCTTGACGTGGCGCAAGAGCTTTTTAACCAAATAACCGATGTAATTCCGCACAGAAAGTGCGCCTATTTCAGAAAAGGAAGTGAACACAATGAAAATTTCTTTGCACCAAAAGAATACACCTGTAGTATTTCATGGTGTATCTGTTCCGGCAAATTCCATTTACGGAACAATCAAAGCAGAGAATTATAACTTTGTCTTTGTTTCAATGCCTAAAATGGACTCTTTCAACAAAATGCCTTTTGTGTTCTACCAAAACGGCAGAATCGTTAAAAATATCTATTCGGCTATGCTTGAATCTGCTATTTCTCAGAGCGTGAAAAGCCTTGCAAATGACGGAAAAATCACGCTCACATACTGGAATCATAAGGCAGAACAAAAGGCAGAAATGCGCATTGTAGAGCGTGAAAACAAACGTAAATCAGAGCGCAAGGAATGGCAAGAAATTCGATCCGCACAGAAAAACCGTGATTCAGCTGGGCACAAACCTAGCAAACACACAAAAGCAATGCGGGCAAAGCCTAACTTTTATACGGCAGAATACAACGATCTTTCTAAACGTATATATGGTGAATCCATTGATATGAATGGAACGGTCAGACGTTGCCGGAATAGAACGGCAGAGTACATGGACGGCAGCGGATTAGGAAAGTTCCGTGGTGATATGCGTCCTTTGAACCCGCAAATGCCTTTGAAATCCGGCCGAAAGGCAAGGTGATAGTATGGCTATGAATCCCTTGTCAGAACGGCAGAACCATGCTATAATTGTACCATCAATGAAAAACAAAGGTGGTGCGATTGTGGGCAGACCTAGCAAATATGCCGACATGACAAAAGAGGAAATTCTTGCAGCCATGCAGGAAAAGAAAAAACGTCAAGCCTCTTGCCAATGGAAAAAAACTTGTAATCTTACGCTTAAAGAGGGAGAATTTATGGAAACAGAAATTTTCCCAAAATACGATTGTGAGAACGTCACACAATTCATCAAAAAGATTTGCCGTGGTGAACTGATTGTTTCCCCGGCAGAGCCGTCAAAGTCCAACTGAACCTCATACCCACGCAACGAAACGTCTTGCAAAATCATGCAAGGCGTTTTCTTTATGCTCTATTTTGCATAATTATGCAAATATTATGCAAATATGCAAAGCGAAAATACGTCAGAAAACACAAAAGCCGCATAAATCAGATTCACACGGCAGAAAGGAAAATTAAAATGAAAAGTCTCTTAATGTTCTTTGGTTACTCCGCCTATCAGGCCGGATGTATTGCCCCCATGATGTGGTTTTTCGTTCTGGGTGCTATCGCTATGGGTGTGGCAGAATGGAAAGGATGGTTGAACTAATAAAAAAGATTATTGTTTTCAATTCTTTTGGTTGGTGGAAGATGACCACTTACGAGAATTATAGCGCGTATATCATGGACGGGAACAAATGCTGCAAACTCATTGTGGCAGACGCAAAAGAAGCCGTGGAATGCGTAAGAAAGTATTATCCTAGTGCTGAAATCATCGTAAAAGATATGTTTTAAGGGGGTTATTATGACCGCAAGAGAATATTGCAAGAGCCATCCTGTAACCGCTTACGATAGCAGCTATGGCCGTTGTGGTGGTTTTCAGATTCATGGCGATATCGAATACGGCATTGACGATTACCTTTATGGTATGTCTGGTGCACTGTGCGAAGATGAGAAATATCATAGTTATCATCACCTGAAAATCATCTATGCACCGTCTGGCAGAGCATACGTTAAGTGTTTCGGCAAGCGAATCTATCTTGATGAGTGCATGAGAGTGTAAAGGAGAACACAAGATGAAAAAAGGTCAATGGTTTATGAACGATGAAACAGGTGTTATCACTAACATTCATCGTGAAGCTGTCGAGTGGTATCGGCAGGGTGCAAACATTTCCATCTGGATCAACGGCGTTATTGTTTGCCGTTGGTGTCATTGATAAGAAAGGAGAACGATATGAAAAAGGTCATTAGTCCGTGTTTATGCAAGGTCTACACCCGCAGCGGCAATGAAGCTACCGCACGGGCGTTCTGCAAAATCCAGTTTGAGAATGGCAGACTCAGCATCACCGGCGTTATCGGCCCCCTGCCGAGCGGGAACTGCTGTGGCGGTGCTGGTCAGTGCGTTGATGAAGTCCGCGAAGGCCGCCCCTGCGATAAATGGACGCGGGAAATGCTCGACAAGTTCTGCTCCATCTGGGACGAGTGGCATTTGAACGATGTGCGGCCGTACTGCAAGCACCAGAAAGAACTTGGATGGAACAAGCTGGCCGTCACGCCTGTCACGCTGTACCACTATCGGCTGAACAGCAAAACCCTTCGGCGGCAGGAATCCATGAAGAAAAGCTCGTGGAAGATGCTCTGCGATGGCATGACCGCAGCCCTGAACGATAACCAGATCGAAGTTGCTAAGTTGCCGTACAGCCTTACGCTTCCTCACGAAATCTCCGGCGATGCAGCTTTGTATTACGAACCGCAGAAGCCTCTCTATCCCGGAATGGCTGGTGCGACCGAAACAAAGACCCTCGGCTGGCTCCATCCTGAGGAACACCCTGATGGCATTCTCGGCAAGCCCTGCCCGGTCTGCGGCTACAAGTACGGCCACTCGCGGTTGACGGAAGAAGTCCCGCAGGATGTGATTGACTGGCTGTGCAGCCTGCCTGAGTCGCCCGTCGAACCGGCGTGGGTGTGAATACTACCACTAATAAGAAAATCTGACGAAGTGAATGATTGATGTTCACAAAATGCTTACAAATAAACAACGTATCAACGCATTAAAATGTAACGTTAATAAAATCTACATTTTAGTGCTTGACAAAATTATCGGTATCCTGTATTATGTAGCTAAGAAAGGCAGTCCGTTAGAGGGCTTTTATTTTTACTTTTCAGCTATATAACACAGGATGCGAAAGAAAGGGAGATCCAACTACTATGGCGATGTACAAAACTAAGAAGGATGCAGCTTACGCATGGGTTCAGGAGTTCAATGCGATTCCTCAGAGCGTGATTGAAAAGCTGAATAAAGTAGACATCGAAGAAAACGGCGAAGGTGTTGTTGAAGTCACACCGCCGACTGTGGGCGACCGTGTTTCGCTGTGGGACAGTGATTACAGCGGAGAAGGTGAAATCGTTGGTATTGAATGGCATGAAGATGATGAACCGGAATACGTCATTGTCCCTGATATGGATACCAACACGAAGATTTATCTTCACGAAAACTACTTTGATGTAATTCGTGACGACTTTCTTCCAATGTGGGGAACGATGTGGCAGTTTAATGACCCGTGTGATACATGGCGTATTGAGGAGACTCAGTGGCGTCAAAAGATGGCTGATTGTGGATTCCGAATCTATACGCAAGAAGATTACGGTTATATCTTTGGCATTGATGGGGCTGGCTACGATTTTTATTCTGATCACTGGATACCTCTTTATGAGAAGTGGGGTCTGCATTGGGATGATGAGACTGTAAAGGAAATGGAAGAAAATGCGTAAAACATTACTTGAACGGCTTTTGGATGTTGGGTATCCGAAAGCAGAAATTCATCACTGGCAAAGTGATTTATATGTTTTTGTTACGCCGTTGACCACAAAAATTATTTCAGAATGGTGCGACGAAAACGGATACACGATGAATTTACACTGTACAAGGTTTGTTGACCAAATTACAGGAAACATGATGTATAACTGTGCTTTTCAATATTATGAGGGAAAAAGAAAATGACTGATACTCAAGAAAAGATTTGGGACGTTCTCTGTGAAATGTCTGGTAAAGATGTCGCAAGAGTATTTACTAACTATTATGGTAATCAGCTTTTGAGCGACGATTTCCATAAATTCCTTGTTGACGAGGGATATATGGCTTCTGAAGAAGGGTGGGTTGGTTGATGATTATTGATCTGATTCTCGACCGTAAGGACGGCAAACAATACAGCGCACATGATTTCTATATTGAAGTCAGAAAGTATGAGTGTCTGGGCGTAGGCACTCACGGTGAAGATATTTCAATTGCTATGGATTACGGTGATAACAAGGATGTGCAGCGTGTCTTGTGTCAGTATGTCCAGCGCAATGGTTATCCAGCAAATATTGAGGACTACATAAGAAGTCAAGTTTGGGTAGTGTGAGCAGCAAATGCTAGGTGATTAGCGGTACTAGGGCAGACATAACCGCTACCAATGCGAAAGCATGAACGAATACACACATGAAAATAAAGGAGATGGTGCTATGAAAGTGGAGACATTGCTTAATCTGTTTGATGATTGGAACAAATATATTATCATCAACGACAATAGTTTGAATCGTCTGTATAATGCACGAACCAAAATCTTTGAATTTATGGACAAAAAAGAAAAGCATAAAGATTTACTCGGCAAAGAAATCGTATCGTTTGGACTTTACGACGATGATTTCTGCGTAAGAGTGAAATAAAGGAGATAGCATTATAGATAAAGAATATAACATTCCCGAATTATACGACAAGTACGGTCTCAAATATGAGATGAATTATGATGAGATTTGCTCTTTACTTCTCAAGAGAATTAAGGAAGACCCTAATTTTAACAACTATGTAAGGGCCGACTTGATTGATAAGCTGGGCTGGATTCACGACACGTTAATTGATGAATCGTGGTAAATAAAAGGAGTGTTAGGTATGAAGAAGTTTAATTCGACCTCAAATAAAGGATTCAATATGACTTTTGCAAATGGTATTACTGCAAGCGTCCAGTGGGGAGCTGGGAATTACTGCGATAACTATTTTAGTAAAGACTTCTCTTTCTCAAAAGAAGCAAGTTCTAATACAGCAGAAGTGGCCGCATGGAATGAAAAACGACGAATGGGTTACAAATAAGTTCTGCGACACCTGTGATGATGTTGCTGGGTATCTCTCCCCAGATGAAGTGTTGCAGTTTTTGAATAGCTGTGCAAATTACAAAACGGCTTAAAATCATGCTTTTACAATGACTAGGGAGATTACAGAATGAAACCATTAAGAGATAATCCTATCGAAGAAGGAATAGATGCTTTCTTTGAAGAAAAACAAAGACTCGAAGAAGAAAAGCAAAAACTCGAAGAAGAAATCAGAGATTACGAACAGGATTATTTGGACCGATATTATGATTGGTTAGAGGAGGAAGAACAAGAGTGTCGTTTAGAACTTCTTAATGACCTTTACAATGACTAAGGAGGTTACATTATGACCTTTGAACAGTACAAGAAGAATCGTCCATTCTTTTCTGATCCGTACTATGTGAATATTGTAGAAAGAGTAGAAGAACAGTTCTTCTCTATTCCGGCAGAAAAAATTCACGATACAGAGAACGAACTTCCTCATAAACTTAATTTTGGAACTCTCGGTGAATCAAAATATCTTTCTGTTCCTTGTATTGTATTTATGAGTGATGGCACAGAGTATGGAACGTATGTTGATATCGCTGGTTATTATTGTTATCAAGATAATCAGTGGTATTTTGATCGCATTGATGTTAGTAGAACGCTGTCTCTGCATGAAGTGTATAGAAGAAAACCGACAGTTTTGAAGTGGGTTCCGTTGAAGATTGTCTGTGACGAAGACGAAAGAGATGATAGATGTTTTCAATACAATGGAGAACATTATAAAATCATATAAACAAAAGGAGCTAGTACAATATGACTAAGAAAGATAAACAGATTCTAAAATACGCAATCGATAATCTTGTTCTTAGAGAAATCGAATTATGCAAAGGAAGTTGTAAAAGCAACCTTGAAAACAAAGCGAACCGTGAACGAGATCGCGAATTGATTATTTATGGTATTCACAGCGTTTTATATGAGGTTGAACGTCTTGAAGAACAAGAGAAAGAGATGCTGGAGAAAGTCAAACATGAAGTGGTTCAGTTTTGATTGAGGTGATAAAATGGACGAAAGCAAAGTTGTGAAGCAGATTGCCGAATGGATGGTCAAAGAAGGTACAAAAAATACTACAGAAGGCAATTGGATTTTTCATATTGACGAAATCAAAAAAGAATTTAACGTAAGCAAAATGTTTGTTGCGGCCTATTGTGGAGAGATTTTTGATTCACTTTATGAACACGAATCGGTTGCTGACGTGGAATGTACTCTACAAGAAGGCTCTGATTTTTATGTGAAAACTTTTGACGTTGATTTTTATACAAAATTTTGTCCCAATGTAGAGGATAAAGATTGGAGTGAGATTGTATGACCAACATTGAAAAGAATATCGTTCTCGCAGCTCTTTCTTCCTATCGGCGTAAGTTGATGGATCAGAGCGTTTCATTCCTCAGAGCAGGGAATCATGAGGATGCAAAACAATCAACAATGGAAGCAGCCAACGTAAATGCGCTGGTGATTAAGTTTACAAAAGAAAAGGAGTTTGTAGTATGAGAAACGAAAACAAGATTGTTGTGACTAGCTGGGATGGTAAGTCTTGGGAGATGACACCTGAACAGATTGAAGCGGCATATCGTTATAGAGAATATCAGTATCGCCTTGCTGATGCTAAAAATCAACTCGAACTTCATGAGGATTGGATTGAAGGAGAATACGGCTATTCTTATGATGAAGCTATTGAATATGCTGAGGAATTAGTAGAACGTTTTCAAGATAATTTTGATTGCAATATGCCGGAAAACAACGTGTGGATTAACTGTATCAGAGAAATGTTTGACAGCGTTGGTAAAAAGGAGAATGACGATGACTGATCCTTGCCGTTACTGCGTGGCACCGGAGCGTTATCCAGGCTGTCATGACCATTTGTGAAAAGCTAAAAGCCCATCGTGAAAGTGACGAGTATAAAAAGCTGTGTGAATATAAAAATACATACCTGAAAAGTCATTCAACGGCAAGTTCTTCTCAAATCAATAAAGCAATGCGATATTTCAAATATAAAGGTTATAGCCTTTATGGATTCAAGAATGTTGGGAGTGTGTAAAATGAACGGCTATTACGTTACTATTGAAACAAGCGTTACTTACACAACGTTTGTAGAAGCAGACAACAAAGATGATGCTTATGAAATTGCGAAAGATAGATTTGTTGCCGGTGAGATTGAACCAGATAATCCGAATCCGACGGACATTGATAGTGTTACGGTAAAAGACGCAGAGGAGTGATAAAATGAGAGAATTTGAAGGTTTTATTTTTCCTAACGGAAGAATTGTAGCGATTCCTGAAGAGGAATATATGGCAGCTATCGAAGCGGGAAAAGAAATTCTTGTGTTTTGTGGTGGATGGGCTGGTGGATACGCTAGAGCGTTTGGTGCAGATAAGGAACAGGATATTTATGAGCCTGATAAAACTTGTTACATGGTCTATTCGTATGATGTTATGGATAAGACCTTTACGCCAGAAGATATGAAGCGGTTCGCTAAAGTGATTGTCACAGATGGTATCCGTGTGTACATGAAAACAGGTGAGTCGGCCAGTGATTATTATTCTGGAACCTTCTGTGACTGTGGTACGAAAGACCGGCTCGAAGAACATTACCCTGACACTTGTAGTAATGATATTGAACAATACGATTTCAGTGATTGTCAGACAGTTGATTTTGATATGACGGTTCGTATGCTGGGTGCCGATGATAAAGATTACGAAGGTATGGTAAAGATGCTCAAGGAGATTTTGAGGTGATAAAATGTGGGATTTAATTGAAGATAGATACTCTGAAGAATATAAAATCGGAAGAGCAAAATTCAAGAACAAACAAACAGGTCATTACCTTACAATCATGTATGTAGTGTTTGATTTTTGTGTTTCTTTTTATTATCCAGAGTATTCTTTCTCTATCACTTTTGCTACCGCAAGAGATAAAGAAGAAATGAAAGAAATTATTATTTTAAGACGTTCTAAAACTTTTGAGGACTAACTATGTGGGATTTAATGGGTAACAATTATTCAGAAGTGTACGGTATTGGATATGCTTTACTGAATGGAATTTCAGCTGGGTTTTATGTAAGTGTCATGTACAAGAACCTTGGAAATGAAATTTACTTCTATTATCTTGATGATGCTCCTTACGGAGAACTCGATGATAATACCAAAAATAAAATTGAGGATATTATTTATGATGACCTTAGCAAGCGTCATATTTTTGGGGAGGACTGATTATGTGGGTTTTAATTGCAAACGAATATGCAGAAGATCACAAATTTGGCTGTGCAGAGTTTAGATATAAAGAAGATGATGGAAACTCGTATGGATATTCGGTTATGTATCTTGTTATGGACTACTGCATTATGATTTATAAGCCGTATGAAATTGACGAAGATCATATGGATGAAATTCGAGACCTTCTTTTTGAAGATTTGAATAAGAATTACGGAGTTTAAATTATGTGGGATTTAATTGAAAACAATTACCATAAAGAAGATGGTACTGGCCACGCTTTGATGTTCAACACGAATGATAAATACTATTTCGATGTTATGTATGTGTGTAAGCGGTTGTACAATTCAATTCGTGTTTTTTATCATCTTAACGTTTCAGAAAATGAAAAAGAGGATATCGAGGAAGTGCTCGTGAAAGAACTAAGAAAAACTGGAGTTTTAAGGAGTGATGATTATGTGGGATCTGAGGGAACTTCACGCTTGTTTTGATGGTGTTGGTTGGGTTTGGAATGAATCTTTTCATCATAAGAATGTATTCGTAGATGAGGACGAAGATCCGAAAGAAATCTTTTGGCAGGAATGTCAGATGTTCTTTCTTCAGGATTATCTAAGCAAGTGTGAGATTGTGGATGACGGCGGCATTCTGGAACTTCAGCTGAAAGATTCCGGTGAACCAGTTCTCGCTATGATGATTGCAGAGTAAGAGTAAAGGAGAATGAATATGTTGCTTTTTAATGACGTTCTGGACGACTGTGTAGTAATTGTTAAGGATGATAATGGCAACAGTAGAGTTATTTCTGGCAGTGTTGATTCCATGCTTTATGACTGGTGGCACGAATGTAATTATGTGGCAAGTAATGACTCTTTGGTTGTTTATGCAGCTTGTTTTGGAGTGGAAGTGAAATGCAAAACATTCGGAGAGTATATGGAAATGATTGATAGAATTGTTGGAAGTTGCGACGGAATGGAAAGAGGAGAATGAATTATGACTCGGTTTTATCTTAATGCAGGTGCTCTTGGCCGTTGGATGCACCAGAATAAAGCACAATACACTGGTGCTTATGTTGAGGGTGTTCTAATTGATAGTTTTGTCGTTGAAACAAAGCGTGGAGTCGCAGCTATCTATGAACACTGCCTGAATGAGTGGACAAGCAACTATTATGTTGAGTTTACCGATTATAAGAATGGTTTTAAGAATGGCGAGGTCGATAAGATTTGGTCTGATTGGTACACATTTGAAGAAAAGGCAAGCGCATAAGAGGTGAATGGATATGAATTTACTTACATTTCTTTCTTTGGTCACTGATGGCACAAGCGTAGCTCTTTGGGATGACTACAAGGAGCAAAAAATCAAAGATTATTGTAAACGTGACCAGATTTCAATTTCAGAAGCCAGTCGGTACGAAGTGTCGTTCTTTACGGCAGATTGCGAAGGTATGATTACAATTTTTGTGCATTAAAAGGATTGATAAAAGGGAGATTTTAAATATGTTATATTGCTATGATAATGAAACCATAAAATGGACAGACAACGATATAAATTATTGTTTACATATTTGGGCAGACAATGGCGAAGAGTGTAACCCTCGTGATTATGACCATGATTCTATTATGGCTTGCTTTTATGGGAATTATAAACTTGGAGACTTTATTGAAGCAGATACACCGGAAAGTTTTTGGAATAACCTTGTTTGGAAGTATTGCGACGACAAGGAAGTTCTTGATGCACTTGTAAACAAAAAGTTATTTGATACATGTGCAGTTCAATATCACGACCAGGATGACGATAATGATTATTGGGCAATTTGCGTCAATGATTTTGAGTCAAACGATTGGATTCCAAATGAAGAAGAATATTCTTGGAGAAATCTGTTTTATGATGATCTTGTTCAGTATTCAAGAGGAGATTTTTCCATTCGTGATTGTATGAAATTGCTTGAAAAGAAAGTGGTTTGGCTTCCTCTTTGGATTTACGAACACAGCGTAATCACGATGAGCTGCGGAGATCGGACATATCCTTACAATGATACGTTTGATTCAAGTTGCGCTGGATGGATTGTTACTGTTCTTTCTGACTTTAACGAAAAGAATAAAGCTATTGCTGAAAAAAATATGGAACTTGACGTTGAGGCGTATAACAACTATCTGACTGGTGAAGTGTATGGGTATACGCTTTATGAACAGGATGGTTTTGTAGAAGATGATGTCGAAGAAAGCGCCGAATCCAATTGGGTTGAAATTGATTCTTGTGGTGGTTTTCTTGGAGATGATCTTGTTCAAAATGGTATGGCCTACAATGCAGGTAATGGTTTAGAAGAAGCTATTAAAAATAACAAATACGAAGAAGGCGAAGCAAAAAAGGTTGTTACAACTAGCTGGCGCTTTTGATAAATGTTGAATTTTAGGAGGAAAATATCATGGATGACAACATGATGGAACGTCAGATTGCTGACTATATGGTGAAGTATGGTACAGAGAATACGAACTACGGTACATAGGTATTTGAAGTTGACGAGTTAGCAAAGAAATTCAATGTAACAGAAGAGTGGATTAAGAGACACGATGATGGAATCATGTCTGAGTTATATCTTAGAGAGGAGGTTGCGGATGTTGAGCGTGAACTAAGTGGCGACTACATGACCATCACACTTTTTGATGTTGATTTCTACACTGATTTTTGTCCAAATTACGTTGAGGATGAACAGGAAAAGGATTGCGGCGTAGATAAATACTGGTTCGCAGAAACTCGTTGGTGTACTGATGATGTTATCGAAGCAGCAAAACAGAAAGGAATTGTGTTGACTCCGAAGCAGGCTGAACTGTGGTGGCAGAAGAACGAAAAGTGGTTCAAGGATACTCTTGTTGAATATGGCAATGAGATTCTTTTTAATGCAAATTTTAATATGGTGTTTTAAAGGACACGACAAAAGCGAATAAGGCACCGAAAGAGGTATATGAGATATGAGTAAGTATTATGAAGTTTGTTTTTATACAAAGAAAGGTGGTGAGCAAAGTTGGATAATCCATGTTGAAGCAGAAACCGCCAAAGAAGCTAAAGAAATCGCAATTCATAAATGGGCTTGCGATAGACGCTTCAGCGGTATGCACCAATTCGGGGTCAAGGTTCGCCTTCTTAAAGCTGATGAAGAATTTTGTTGGCATTACTTCGCATTAATCGGAAAAGGATATTCCAATTCTTAAGGCCGAGATTGGGCTGACGACCCGTCCACCGAAACCGCCCCATCCTCGCATGGTAATGAAGTGCTGGAAGATGCAGATCTTAGTGAGGTGTAATTATGAAATACGAAGTTACTGTGGTTAAAACTGGATATATTTATGTCGAAGCGGATAGTAAAGATGAAGCGATGAGTATTGCCGACAATCAATCCGAAAGTGCTGTAAACTGGTGTGATTATTGGGGAGCAACAGACGCTATCGAGGACGAAGACCCTGATTTTCATGAAGAAGTTTGCGGCTATATAAGAAAATAAAAGGAGAGTTTTATTATGAGAATTACTATAAAATATGACATTAAACAAATGACGGAGACGCTTTGCGATGTAGCAGGTGTTGAGTATAACCTTGATTTAGAAAATTTGTTGCATTCGCTAGATATTATGGCACAAAATCCTTACAATGCTGATTTTCGTCGTAATGGTCTTGCTATCATTGCTAAAGTGTGCGAGGAGCTGAGAGAAAAATAATGTATTACCATCTTGAATACTCTGTCAGACACTTTATGTACGGCGATACATATAGAGGGCATGAAGTCTATCCTACAAAAGAGCTGCGTAACGCAGAACTTAACTGGATGAAAATGTGTTACAGCAAGCCGACAGAGCTTGTCTATGCAACGTATGAAACCGAAACGCTTGGTGAGGATAAGATAATAATATAATGAGGAATTAAGGGAGTGAGAGTTATGATTATCCAAAATTGCGGATGGGATCATTCAGTGGACGAAGTTAAGGAAGCTCTTGATACACTTTCATATTGGTTAAGAGAAGGTGTGACAGTTGGTATTTTTAATGAAGAAACCAACAAATGTGAGTTACTAAAACCTTTTGATTCAGAAAAAGCTTTTATTTTGGGGGCATTAACTTATGACGGCACGTGAGATTGCAAGAGATTTTCTTTCTAAAATGAATCCTTCTGGATGGAATGGACGTGGATACAAACCGGATACATTTAATGATAAAGATCAGATTAAATATCATGTAGATGGTCACCCTGAAATTGATGTGGATGTTTATTATGAATATGATGCTGGCGATAATAGCTGGTGGCATTTTTGTGATGCACGTTACAATGCTTCTGGCGATAAAATTCTTGGTGTGTGTAATCCTAATGTTTGGTCTATTGATGCGATTGAAGAATCTGCTAAATATTTATTTAGCAAAATGAATATTGAAATTAAATAAAATCGAGGTTTTAAAAATGAAAAGCTGTGAAAAAAGTATTGACGAGTATGCTTACGATTTACAAGACGCTCTTATTTCTTTTGTAGAAAGAGCTGATGGCGATGGGTGTATGTCAGGAAACATTTCAACGGACGGAGATATGCTATTGTTTGATAATGAAGAAACATGGCGGAAATTTGTAAGTGTTCTTGATATTCTTGGAATGAGTTTTACAACTGGTGAACCAGATGAATTGTACACAAACGAAGTATGGTATATCGATTTTGAATATTCGGATGGAACATGTTTTTAAGGAGAAATAAATATGAAGAACAAAGCAGTCATTGTTTGCTATGACGATACGATGTGTAATGGTCCTTACCGTGTAGAACACAAAACGATGGAAGATGCGGTAGAGTCTGTTAATAATGATTTCGAAAGCCTGATGAAAGAGTTGCGAGATGAAGGCTATGAGCCTGAATGGATTCGTGACGGCCATCATATGCTTGAGGTTTATGTTCCGAATACGTCTATTAACGCATGGTGGGATTTTGAGTAAGGAGAATTAAAATGAAAATCAAACTTGAAATCGAAAATGACTATGGGCTCTTTAAAGCAAATAACTGCAACGAAGAAGAATATTTAAAATTTTACGACAGTGATGGTGAGTTTATTGAAGCTATTGATGCGAGCGATGTTATTACAGAAGAAATGGATGATCTTTATTTGGCTGCAACAAATAAGGATTCGCATTATGTGGCGACTCGCTTGGCAAAACTGCTTTACAATCAGGGAATTGAAATTGTTGGAGTGTTTCGTGGAGGTGATTTGGACTGTATGTATGAACTGTACAAGACATACGGCAGAGAGTTTGTAAACCGAATCGGTGAATACGCATTGGTGATTAAGGAGATTTAAAAATGGACACTAACGAAATCAAAATGTTTGAGCAGAAGATGGTCGACAGTATGTTTGAGCAGAAGATGGTTGACAGTGCATTTATTGATGCTGTTGATTATGATCCGAAGATGGCCGCACGAGTTGTGGGAGCACGCAAGCTGAAAATGAATGGCGTGTGCTCCTTTGACGAATACATTGGTTTTTTGCAGACCATCACCGGCAACGCAAAGTTGTTCTGGAAATATCAGTTTTAAAAGGAGAAAATAAAATGTTTTTGCTTATCAATATTTATATTGCAAAAGGTGAGGGTTCATTTCTCCCAGAAGTTGTTTATAAAAAGGGTTTCAATACGATTCTTGAGGCGGAAAGTGAAATGAACAAACAAGTGGACGATATTCTTGTAAATCATTATTGTAGATATTATGAAGATGAAAACGGTGAACAGAATTTTAGTGTTTTGCGATTAAAAGGTGATATTCGTATTGATGCTTGTGACGCATACGATTGGTGGAAAATCGTAGAGATTTGATAAAACAGTTCTTCTAAGGAGATAGTAATATGAATGAAAAGAGATTTGAAATTGACACGCCCATCGGAAAACTGGTTGCTGAAGCTGGTGGAGATTATAAGGATTATCCAGGAATTTATATTTATCTTCAGAGAGAAGATGGCGTTCAAATTGATTTATCTTGTACGGAAATTGATAAAGAAACTGGCGAAGGCAGGGTCTTTATCTGGGAAAATACGTCTACGGATGAATACACTAGGATGATGCGCTGGACTAAAGAACAACTTATGATTAAAGAGTGAGCGGAGGGAGTAAAACAAAATGACTACTAACAATTCTATGACTGTAATAACCTCTAAGCCATTCGGCGCACTGAATGTGGACGTGTACCAGAATGATAAACACCAGTATTATATGACCCGTGAACAGATTGGGCGAGCACTGGAATGTAAAGAACCTCGGAAGTACATTGCGAAGATTCATGAGCGTAATGCAGACCGTCTTGACCCGTTGAGCTCGGTCGTCAATTTGACGACTGAGGTCGGAAATTATACGCAAGAACGTCAAACATATATGTACAGTTTGCGTGGTGTTATGGAAATCTGTCGTTTGTCTCGTCAGCCGAAGGCGGATGCGTTTATGGATTTCTGCTGGGACATTATGGAATCTCTGATGCGTGGCGATTCCGTTCTGGCTACTCCTCAGATGGATGCTGCACTGAGTAAGGAGTTCATTGATGTAAGACTTCACGCTCTGTTTGATAGCATGAAGAACCTTCAGAGTGAACTTGATTCCACTCGCAAGGAGCTCGGTGACCAGATTGAGGAAGCTCGTGCTACTAGCAACGAAGCACTGAATATAATCAGCAGCGTGTCTCAGTGTGTCCATCAGATTAAGGATAAGCAGATGGATAATTCGATTCGTGCTAAGAGCTATACTCCTCGCAATGTGTTTCAGGATGAAATGAGTGACTGGCGTAAAGATTTGTATAGCAAGATTGGTGTGATTGCAAATACCAAAGGCTATACGAATAAGGAAACGCTTCACAAGATATATGAATATCTGAATCGTAATTATGGTTTCGTTTTGGAAGACGCTCGTGCGAAGTATGTTAAAAGAACGAATCGTAGTGGGAAAATCTCTACGATTGATATTATCGAAGAGGACTCCACTTGGAAATCCGTTATGGGTGCTGTTGTCGCAGATATGTACGCGGCATCTATTGAACGTCTGCATCAGAATCAGAATGAACTTCGTCTGACTCCAAAGGCTGTCGAAGCTGTTTCTGAAGTAAACGTGAGCGATGGTCCTATTGTTGACGCAGTAGTCAAAGAAGTTGTAGAAGATAAGCCTAAGAAACAGAGTGAGACGGCGAAGATTCTTTTTCCAATCATGATGCCTCTGGCGGAAAAACTTGGTGACAAGCCACAATATAAGCACACTTATACCCTAATCTATGAGCGTATTGGTTATAAGAAGATGAATAATTTGTTTATTGCTTACGAGAAGGCTCATGGTAAAGCACCAAGTCCGAAAACGAAGGTGTTTATCGAAAGTGAAAAGAATCTTGCACTGTTTAAAAAGGCTGTAAAGCAGCTGATGAAAGAACAGGAGAACAAGTAAATGTACGTAATATCGAATGGGCACAACTATATTATGAAACGGAAGGGAGGTCGAATCTGTGCAACTTGTGATATTAACCTAGCGTTACAGTTTGAATCTAAGGGACTGGCGATTTGTGAAATCAACAAGCTTCCCGCCGGGTATAAGAACGGATACTATGTGCCGAAATCAATGGATGAAATCGAAGCTGCAAATAAGAGTCCGAATATAACAAATCAGGTTGTAAAGCCGAATACATACGCATTTCATATGAAAGATTCTGAATGGCTGATAGAGTTGAAGAAAAATCTTGAGGTCACAGACAAAACCATGGCCAGCCTCGATGATTTATATGCCAAAGTCTACAGTGATTTAACTGCGGCTAGTGATGAGATTGCTGATATTGAACACGCAATTGAGTTCAAAACAGTGAACGCAGCGCAAGGTTATCAACTTATGGCGGAATTAAAGAAGGCTCGTCGTAAGAGGAGAGAAGCCAAGGATGCAAAGTTTCTAATTGAGATTGCGATGAGTCGTCGAAACAACAATGATTGGGGTCATAGTCGGCTTGAGACTGCCATTGAGCAACTTGACACTCGTCAGTTTACTCCGAAAGTTCGCAACGATCTGTTTGAAAAGAATTGAGGTACATAAAAATGACGATTCGTATTTTACATGAATGTATTGATTCTAGCGATTTCTACGCGGAAGGTAATATTATTACCATTAACAAAGATAAAGAGAAGTTGTCTGAAAAGATGTTCTCGCTTTATAAGGATTGCCGGGACTCGGAAGGAAATAGTGTGAACCAGGACGAAACGTGGTGTGATTCATGTGAGGCGTCCGTTGTTAGTGGGAGCTCTGGAAATTACTATCGACATCATTGGAAAATTGACAAGTTTGAGGTGTGAATTATGATGGTATATGGAAACATAACGTGTAATCGCTGTGGCATTACATGGTATGGCCCTAAATGTGGAAAGCTCTATTGTGATAAATGTCGTAAGATAATAAGAAATGAGGCATCCATTCGATGCAAGAATAAAAAGAAACATAAACCAACATTTGTTGAGATTGTAAGAATGGCAGATGCAGAGGGATTATCTTACGGAAAATACTGTTTGAAGTATGGAATTTGAGGTGAATGTAATGAACGCACTTGAGAATGAAAAGAAAAACGAGAATACGGTTGCTTTTGATTTTTCTGAATATGATTCTTCTAAAGAAGAAAGGCACCAGAAAGTAATCAAAAGGAATTATAACCTGACTCGGATGGAAGCGAATCATGGAACGGTTCAGCCGATTAAGGACAAAGAAGATATTAAACGTATTTCAGAATATTTCTGGATTAAACGTCAGTACCGCAACTGGTGTTTGTTTAATGTAGGATGTTGCACAGGATTCAGAGCAAGTGATTTGCTTCGTTTGAAGGTTTCTGATGTAGCAGCTACAGATATGAATGGAAAGGTTGTGGTGAATTTCAACGCAAAACTTCGTGTTAAGGAAAAGAAAACAAATAAGTATCGCATTCTTAAAGTTCCGGTCCCGGCACTAAAGTGTATTCAAACTTATATCAATATTGATGGATTGTCTTATGACGATTGGCTCTTCCCGTCTCGGCAAGGCAGTTGGAAGAACTCCATGAGAACAAACGGTGGAACAAGCGTAAGTAAATCTGATGTGTTCCGTAAGTATGATGCAAATCCAAAAGAAATGGGCGATCCGCTTGATGTGGATTCTTTTGGTAGAATCATGCGTCAAGTTGGTAAGGAGCTAAATCTTCCTGTCCAGCTTGGTTCTCATAGCTGCCGCAAAACTTTCGGATATCAGTTTATTGCATCTCGTCCAAATGACATAAAAGCTCTTGCGTGGTTGCAGTATAGTCTAAATCACAGTAGTCAGGCAATTACGCTTCGCTATATTGGTCTGGATGAAGAAGTGGATGATGAATACTACTCTGGGATTGATTATGGCGTGGACTGCCATGAAAACTCTTGAGGTGTGTTATGGCTGATACTTATATTAAAATCTGGGATACTTATGAGAGCTACTTTGAGCCCCTTAGTGCTGCTGAGGTGGGGCGTCTAGTACTGGCGATGATGAAATATAAATCGTCTGGAATGGAGCCTGAACTCAACGGAAATGAGCGGTATGTGTGGCCTGCTGTAAAGAGAGATTTAATTAAAGATGCCGAATACATCGAAGGTAAGCGCATTTCTGGAAAAGCTGGCGGTGAAAGCAAGCGTAAGCAAAACGAAGCAAACGCAAGCAAGAGCAAGCTAGAAAAAGAAAAAGAGAAAGAAAAAGATAAGATATCGTCTTCGTCTAGTGATGAAGCGACAACGACGAAATCTATCGAGGATGTCTTTCGAGAGGACATCGGAAAGCTCGGTGTTGCAGGAAAGAAGGCTTTGGCAGAATATGTTGAGCGCATGGGCGATGAACTTGTACTTGCTGTGATTGGAAAGTGTTCTGATCTAGGTGGTAGTACATGGGCTTATGTGCGAAAAGCTCTGGATGAAGCGGAATCTCTTGGTTGCAAGACTGCCGATGATTATCGCCGGGTGTGTCCGACTGGTTGTGGTCGCAATACAAGAGTGGATAGACAAGCTCCCAGTGGAAACGATTGGCTAAAAAACGCAACAAAACGTCGTCCGCTGGTTAAAAGAGAGCTGGAAACAGCATGAATGGAGGTTTGAATTATGGGGTTGTTACTTGGTTTGGGTTTGCTTGGAGCAGCGTTTGGTATTGATGCGGTAAAGCAAGCACCGTTCGATAGGGCATATCGCCGTCTCGAAAACGAATGGGGCACTTGTACATCGGAAGAGAGTAAGCGGTGTGATGCTTTGAAGTATGCCGTGCAGAACGGTTTATGTTTTGAGAATGAAAAGAAGCCTGTGATTGAGTGGCAGAAGCTGAGAGATCTTCAGTGGAAGTATCAGCTGGCTGGCATCTCTTGGCCGAGAGAATCTGCGATTCGAGATGTGTGCCGTCTGGCAGCTCGTGATCGTGGATTTGAGTATAAGGGGTATCTGCGAAACACGTTGACGTTTGGTTATATCACTGATCCGAAAAACATTTGCAAGCTTGGCATCGTAGATTAAAAGGAGATTTGAAAATGAACAACACTCGTAGAAAAGCTATCAAGCAGACCATTGACCGTTTTTGTTCCATCCGTAAGAAGCTGGAAGAGCTTGTAGCAGAGGTCGAAAGTGTAAAGTCTGACGTTGAGGATATTCAGTGGGAAGAAGAAGAGTATCGTGATAATATGCCGGAGAATCTGCAAGGGAGTGAGCGGTACGATAGAGCAGATGATGCTTGTACGAATCTGTCTGATGCTGTGGATGCGCTGAATGATATGATTGGTGCTCTGGATTTTGACTTTGGTGATGTGACCACATCTCTGGAGGAAGCGATGGAATGATTAACACAACAAACCCATTGAGGAGAAATGCATGGGCTGTGTTCTTGTATAGAGGTAGGCAAGTTTGTTCGTATCTTTTGCGTAATAGCAATCTTGGGGACAAGGAACGCATGGTAGATCTGCTGGCACGAAGGTACATGACAGAGCCCGAGAATATTGTTGTCGATATTGAATTTAGAGATTGAGGTGATAGAGAATGACCGCGTTTGTAATGTTTGCTTTTAATGTGGCGTTGATAATAGCAGTGAATAGTAATCCGTTTGCGTTTTGAGTTGGAGGTGTAAATATGGGGCAACTAACAGAAATTTATAATCATCTTAGAGAAGAGTTTGATAAAGCATCACAGGAACACTTTGATGCTGGACTTAATGGTAAAAAGGATGGCGATAGGCTTTATTATCATGGTAAGATGCGTGGTATTGATATTGCAATAAGAATCGTAGAAGAAACACTTGAAAAAGCAAGAGAAGAATGTATCAAAGAGGATTTTGATAAAACCTAAATTCTTTGGAAGGATTGAATAGAAATGTTTGACTGCGAATTATTTTTAGAACTTTGTAAAAAGTATAATGTCCCATTTTCGTCGAAGTATAAGGTGCCAATGATTCAAGAAGAGGATGGAACGATAAGAGAACTAACACCAGAATATTTAAAACAAGTGTTGTTAAAGAAGGATGATGAGAAATGATTGTTACTATGTATCGAAGAAAATGGAAATTCTCGGTGATGAGTGCAGAAGATGCAGAAGACTTTATCCGACAGCCACATTTTGAACGGATTCGGTTTATTTTAATCACAGAAGCTAATGGTCATCATATTGATTTTCATAAGTGTGAGGGCAACATTACTTTTCTACCGCTGAAGTTTGATGATTGCACTACTGATTTAGAAGGCACCTGTATCACTGATGTTCAAGCTAAGAATATCGTGAATTTTGTTCTGGACAACCATGAGGAAGATAAGACAGATTGGTTCTGCGTGAATTGTGGTGCTGGCGTATCAAGATCCGCAGCCGTGTGCGCTGCTGTTATGAGAATTCTGTGTAATGATGATATGCCGGTATTTACAAACAGCTACTTCTGCCCGAATATGACGGTGTACAGAGAGGTGTTGAATGCTTGGATTAACCGTCTGTCTGATGAAAATGAAAGTGTTTCAACTGAGATATGGAATACTGTAAATAAAGATATGGTAGAGGAGTAAAACATGAAATACACAAAGCGTGAAATCATTAGCGCATATCGAATTCTCACGAAGAATATTCAGCAGAATGACCTCGGCTGGCGCGGGAAGATAATTTTGAGTGATGTACTTGATGACTATTTCAGCCGTATTGAGGGTGAAAAAGTTGTCGTTGATCCGAAGTATGGAAGTTTTCGCTGTCCCAAATGCAATACGGTAATTGCAAGTAGGTATGATCACTATTGCAGAGATTGTGGTCAGAAGTTTGATTGGAGAGAAACAAGATGAAGATTGATTTGACTCTCAATGAAGCACGAGTTATACAAGACGCACTTGATGTGACAAGCCTGTGCCGGTCTGGATGCTATATGGGTTATAAGAGCGGAGACAAGGATCTGTGTTTTAGGCTTGATAAAGATGGGGATTGGTTCTGCAGGTTAATGCGAGAAATCGATTCTATCAACGGCAAGCTTGAGGATGCATTGGATGGAAAGTGATAAAATCCGGGTTCTTATGAAATTACTGAAAAAAGCTTGACGATAACTGGTTATGCTGTTATGCTTTGCATAACCACAGAATGCGCAAACATGGAATGAGGTGGACTTATGAATTTACAAGGACTTGAAAATAAAAAATGGGACTTTAATAAACAAGAGGAACTAGCTATCTCTTGGCTATTAAAACATGGCTTTGAGGTGAAATTGAAAAAACAGTATACATCAAAGGATATTTATACGGTAACAAAAGATGGTATTTTAGACGAATTTATCTTTCCGAATAACCAGAAGAACATGAACGTTCGGGCTTTTATGGAAAGATATGAGAAAAATTTTGAAACAAAGAAAGAACTCATAAAATTAAGAGCAGAGGCATCGGCTAATGGTTTGATTAAAGAACGTAGTTGATGTGATAAAAGTTAAGTTCTAGGAGGATTCTATGAAATTCTATGTAATTAAAACCACAAAAAATGGTATTGAGTACAAAAAATATAAATGTATAGATGGATGGACAAAAGATAAAACGGCAAGTTGGCAATTTTCAAAACAAGGAGCGGAAAGGATCGCTAAAAGATTAAATGATTCTGTAAAAGGACACGAGCATGAAATTCATTATAATGTGTTAGCTGCTAAAAATGATTTGGATAACTTTTGAGTGAAAAGGTATGTCTAATAAATGCTGAGATTTAGGGAGACATAGTTATGAGTGAATATAAATTAAAGCCGTGTCCTTTTTGTGGTGGAGAAGTTACCGTTGCAGAGGGCAGTTATCGCCAAACACGATGGATGTATGTTACGAGAGGAAACAAAGAAAATAGGTGCAACTGCCATGTTTTCATGGAAAGCAAAACTTACTACTTTGATTCCTCTGAAAAAGACAAGGAAAGAATCAAAGCCGACCTTATCGAAGCGTGGAATAAGCGAGTCGAATAAAAACTAAGATTTAATGGAGGAAAATATTATGAGCGAAACAAATCATGAAAAGAACAAACATGAAGTGACTCGACTTGACGCAATTAGAAAGATAGACATTATGGGGCTTGAAAAGTTTCTTGAGAACATTCAGAAGTATCCAGACCGTTATCCCAAGAATAAATTTGAATGGATTGTATGGTTACAGGAACCAGTTGAAGATAGAGTACATTTTGATAATAAGGTGTTTTAAAATGATTTATACCGTAACAATGATTGACTCGTTTAAGAACGAGCAGAATGCGAAATTTAGTTCGCCAGTGTCAAATACCAAAGGCATCTACTGGATGCCGGACGACAGTTGGATTGCTGGATTCTTTACAGATTTAGCAGAGGCTATTCGAGTTGTTAAGGAAAACGTGACTGACATCTTTGAACATTGTTACAACTACGCAGTCGTTGAAGGATACGAGGAAGGTCTGTATCCAAGACCAGAATTGACGAGGTGGTTTAAATATGATGCTGAGAGTGACACAGCATTCGAGATTGAACCGCCGCTGCATAATAATGTGTGTGGATATGCGTTTTGAAGAAGGAGAATAAGACTATGAGTAGTGTACTTATTGATCGGAACGCAGCTAAGAAGGTAGAATCTATCTTCGAGCATCCTGATAAGATCTATTCGGTGTATTTGAAGGCTGGCGGAGATATCGTTTGGCTGCAAGGTGAAATTGAGCTGTATGAATTTTTGCGCAGCTTATAAAACCAATATTTTTGAAGGGAAGTGATTTTCATTAACTCTAATTTGTTAATAAATTGTGAGCAAAGTGTTGCCATTGTGTGTATAATGTGCTTGCTGGCAGGGAATCTGGTATCGAAGATCAGCCCGGTAATTCAAAATCAGAGCAATTCGTACCTTTATAATAGTAGTCCTCCGGCAGTAAGTGTTGTGCAGCAAGAGGAAAAGGAACCAGAAGTCATCGTAAAAACTGTTATCGAAACGCGTGTGGTAAACTTCAGTCAGGGAAAGCGCGAACTCACTAATGATGAGCGTGCTCTTGCGGAGCAGATCGTTGCTTGTGAAGCAGGTGCTGATAGCCTAGAAGGTCAGATGGCTGTGGCTCAATGTCTTTATGATTCTGCCGTACTTGATGGTCTAACCATCCAGCAGGTCTTTAAGAAGTATGGTTATAGTTCCTTATATAATAGGAAGGTGACGGCAGAGAACGAATTGGCTGTGTCTATGGTGTTTGATTACGGCGCTAAAATTTCAGACAAACCAATTCAATGGTTTGTGACCCCGGCGGCAGCTTCCGGCAGTTGGCACGAGCGCGGAGCAACGTTCGCTGGACAATTTGGCGCACATAGGTTCTATTACAACGCGGAACTGGTTGTGGATGATGCCGAGTGAATGGCATCATCTAAAATTTTAAACTTTTACAACAACAAAAAGATGTATAATATATTGACTAAAACAAAAAGATGTGTATAATATATCTTGAAAGTTGTCTAAATGAGTGGAGGGCGGTGTTTTAATGCGTGAGAGAAAGGTTCTGAAGGTCATACGAGTTGATGACTTTTTAAAGTACATAAGAAAAAAGAGAGTGTGGGTTTGTTTTGTTTGCAATGGTGTAGATGTTCACATGGTCTGTAACAAAATGAACGATGTTGGAACAGAGACACATGGGATCGTTAAAGGCATTGGCTTCTTCGGAAACGAAAGTCATATTGAGCTGCGGCAAGAATGCCACGAAGCAAGGAGGATTGAGCTTAGACCGGGCGATAAAGAGAAAGCGTATGAGATGATATTCGATAACACAAGCGTGTTCGTATCAGAGAATCCCGAGTTGTACGGGCACTAAAAATATTTTCAAAAACCTCTTGACTTCTGAAATGGTATCCTGTATAATATAGCTATGGAACGGAGCTACACTATTATAGAGGAGAAAAACTATGGACAACAATATTGACCCAAAGGTCGGAGAGGTTTGGTTGGTCGATTTGTCCAATGCAACAGGTCATCAGCAGCGCGGTATTCGACCGTTCGTTGTGACAAGCAACAACAAGCGCAACTTCTTCAGTCCCACAATCAAAGGGAATCCGTTGTCTTCCAGAATATACAAGCGTTCTCCGGTTCATGTTCTACTCTCGAAAGAAGACTGCGATTTCCTAGAGGTTGATAGTATCGTTCTTTGTGAAGAGACTGATACACTTAACAAAGGACAGTTCATCAAAAAGCTTGGTGTCTTGTCTGAGCGTCATATGAATATGATCGCAATGGCAAGATGCAAGGATGAACCGTTTTTACTCGCAGCATTCCTGAGCGGCGTACAACATACCATGGAATTTCAAAATTTTGCCGCATTTGCTTGATTTTTTATAATGGTTAATGGTACACTACATATAATAAGAAGGAGTGTGCCACTATGCTTACTGAAGAAAAGATCAAAGCTTTTGCTGAAAAGTATTCTGATAGAAGCGGTGAGTTTGTTGTATCGACGCTTAACCATGTTCTGGGTTACGAGGCTGAGCGTGGGTATGAGTTGTTTGACTTCACAAAAGATGATTTCGTAAAGATGTTTGCCAAATATAATTGGGTGAACTCGAGTCGTTCGTTTAAAAATGTGAAGTCAATAATCACAGGCTACATCAAAAGCGAAAACAAAACAAGCATGTATGATCTGGCTGACTTTTCAGAGAGCGATGTAAGCGCAGACAATATGTATGCGGATAAATACTTTGCATCAGTTGATGAGTTTGTTGACTTCTTAAATAAGTATGAAGAGCCATATCAGATTCGTATGAACGTGATTGCTGCACTGTACTGGATTGGCCTTACTTCTGAAGAAGTTTCTAACCTGACGATTAACGATGTCGATTTTGAATCTTGTACTGTTCTTGATAAGACAGGTGTTGATGCAAAGTTGATGGATATTATTAAGCAGTGTTATGAAATGAAACAGTATGACGCTCCCAATAAGGGAGGGTATAGGGCATTCTATGTCATGAATGGTGATTACATCATTCGTAAAACCGAGGATAGTATCGGTGCAGACAGTGACCCAAAGATGTCTGTGCATACAATTCATACCTATTTTATGCGGTTGAATAACATCCTCGAAAAAAGATATCACTCAAAGGCTTTAGATCGAAGGCATCTAACCAGAAACGGCGAATACGTGAAGGTCTACGACTACTGTAAGAATAATCCAGAATTTAATCTTGCAGAACTTAGTTTCGGAAATGGTAAAGACCCTCTTGCAGACATTATCGGAAGAAAGTGTAGCAAGGTTGCCTACATTAGCTTCAGACAAGGATACAAAGGTTGGGTCGAATATTTCCATAAAAATTAAAAACAGGGGGCTTCGGCTCCTTGATTTTAATACGTTAGATATATAATACAGGATACTTAAAAATAGTATTTGAATGGAGAATAACAATGTCTGATTTTAAAGAATTCCGTACTCTGCTGCAGGAGCATTTTGACGAGATGGTGAAGAGCGAAAACCCTCTGTTTATCACCGATGCAGACGAAGACGAACTGTACAATCTGTATCTCGACAGCTTCCCGGCCGGCACGAATGAGCTGTTCCGAAAGCGTCGTGAGTATGACTGTTCCTGCTGCCGCCGTTTTGTGAAAAATATCGGTAAACTGGTGGCGTTTGATAAGAATTATAATTTGATTTCCATCTGGGATTTCGATGCAAAGTCTGCCAAGTATCAGCCGGTTGTTGATGCGCTGGCTGCCTATGTGAAGAGCCGTACCATTGTGAATCCGTACTTTGTCAGTCGCAATATGATCGGTTCTGGAGATATGTTCGGCACCGTGATGAACTACGAGTACGACGAAAACCATAAGGACGTACATACTTGGGATCATTTCGCAGTTAATATTCCGCAGCGTTTCATTACCAGCGGAGATGACGTAGCTGCTAAGATGGCTCAGTGGCGCGATTCGGCGAATGTATTCAAGCGTTCTCTGGAAGAACTGACTATGGATGCGGTTGATACTGTTCTGGAGCTGATTGCACAGAATAGTCTGTATCGCGGCAAGGAGTTTGAGCGGTCTGTAAAGGAGTTTAAGCACGATAAGATTGGTTATGACAAACTGTCTGTTGACGAAAAGGTTGCCTTTGTATGGCTTGCCCCTACGTATGCTACGGCGGCGCAGCTTCGCATTCGTAACACCGCTATCGGCACCCTTCTTATCAATTTGAGCGAAGGTATGGATGTAGATTCTGCCGTCACTGCCTTTGAGAAGGTTGTTGCTCCTGCAAACTATAAGCGTCCAAAGGCAATTTTCACTAAGAAGATGCTGGAGGATGCACAGAAAACCGTCACTGAGCTGGGCTATATGAACAGTCTGGGTCGTCGGTTCGCCACTCTGGATGATATTACTGCCAACAACATTCTGTTCTGCAACCGCGATGCCGCTCCTCGTGTGCTTGGCGCTGCGAATCCGTTCGAGGCAATGGCAAAGTCTCTGGGTACCGACCCCAAGAAGTTCGGCCGCGCAGAAGAAATTGGTATTGAAAAGTTCGTCAAAGAAGTTCTGCCTACTGCAGCAGGTCTGGAACTGTTTATGGAAAATCGGTTCTCGAAGAACATGGTGTCTCTGGTTGCTCCGCAGGATAAGAGTGCGCCGTCTATGTTCAAGTGGGCAAATGGATTCAGTTGGGCGTATACAGGTAACATGACTGACAGCCAGATTCGAGAGAACGTCAAGAATGCTGGCGGCAAAGTCGATGGCGTGCTGCGTTTCTCTATTCAGTGGAACGATAAGCCGGGCGAGTGGGATGAAAATGATGAGGATGCTCATTGCATTGAACCCGATAAGAATCACATCTATTTCGGCAGCAAGTGGCACCCTCGTACTGATGGCCGCCTGGACGTAGATATTATGCGTCCCATTCGCTATAAGGCCGCGGTCGAGAATATCACCTGGCCTGACATCAAAAAGATGAAGGAAGGCGAGTACAGCTTCTATGTAAACTGCTTCGCTAGTCGCGGCGGCAAAACCGGTTTCCGTGCTGAAATCGAATTCGATGGCAACATCTACTCGTTTAACTACGATAAGCCGCTGCATGGTGGTCAGAATGTAGCTGTGGCAAAGGTCACTCTGAAGGATGGCAAATTCTCTATCAAGGAACTGCTTCCCAGTTCTACCAGCACCCGTGAAATTTGGGGTGTGAGTTCCAACCAGTTCGTACCTGTGTCTGTGGCGATGTACTCTCCGAACTACTGGGACGAACAGACCGGCAATGGCAATCGTCACTACTTCTTCATGCTCAAGGATTGCGTCAACCCCGAAAAGCCGAACGGATTTTACAACGAATTCCTGAAGGCGGAATTGCTACAGCATAAGCGAGTATTTGAGGCGCTGGGTTCTCAGATGGCAGTTCAGTCGGTAAATGATCAGCTGTCCGGCGTTGGATTCTCTGAAACGAAGCAGGATTCCTTTATTGTTAAGGTGCAGGGAGCTACTGAGCGAATTTTGAAAGTGGTTATCTGAAAGGAGAAATAATTATGGAAAAGAATCTGTTTGAAATTGCAACCCGTAATCGCTATCGCTTCAACTATAAGGGTGTTATGACTGTTGAAGATCTGTGGGCTCTGAGCGTCGAGGCACTGGATGCGATTTTTAAGACTCTGAACCGTCAAAAGAAAACCGCAGATGAAGATTCTTTGCTGGCTGTTAAGAGCGCCGAAAATACAGAACTGGAAAATAAGATTGAGCTAGTCAAATACATCGTTTCTGTCAGGCTGGCCGAGTACGAGGCACGTGTGGACGCCGCAGAGAAGAAGGCGCAACGTGATAAGATTATGAAGATCGTTGCAAAGAAGAAGGACAAGGAACTTGAAGATATGGACGTTGACCAGCTAATGAAGAAGCTGGAAGAGTTGAATTAAATAGACATTTTATCGTGATTTTCGTTAAAATAATTAACGAAAATACGTTAGAATTTTGAGGTGATTTTTGATGAAAACCTACGAAAAAATCGAAACGGTGTTTAATCGTGATATCGAAGGCACTAAAAAGCTGATTATCGGTGATTTTCGTAATGAAACCATTGAGTTCCTACAAAATAATGAGTGGGAATTTACTGAGAAAGTGGATGGCACGAATGTGCGTGTTTGCTGGGACGGTCATAAAGTCAGCTTTGCCGGACGAACTGAACGTGCAGAACTTCCAAAGAATCTGCTGAATGCACTAAATGAAATTTTCGGTACTTCTGAAGCAGAGGAATTGTTTGAACAGACTTACGGTGATAAAGAAGTAATCCTCTTTGGAGAGGGTTATGGTGGCAAAATTCAAGGATGTGGTCATGGATACTGACCTGATGAGTGGTTCATCTTGTTCGATGTCCTGATTGGTGATAACTACCAGAGTAGAGAGTGGGTTGAAAAGACTGCTCAGATGTTTGGTATCCAAGTAGTTCCTATTTTGTTTACAGGGACGATTCGAGACGGTATCAAGTTTGTGTGTCAACATCCGAAGTCTACGGTTTCGATTGATGACATTTATATGGAAGGTCTGGTTGGTCGTCCAAAGGTTGAGTTGAAAGACCGCAGAGGTAATCGAGTAATTGTCAAAATCAAGTGGAATGACTTCAAGGATATCGCTGATACGCTTGGTAATGAGTAATTAAGACATTTTCTTCCTCCGAAAATGCCCTGAGCGGGGCTGACGGCCGGGAAAGACCGGCAATATGGGGATATGGTGAAATGGCAGCCACGCTGGTTTCAAGTCCCAGTGTCGAGAGACGTGAGGGTCCGAATCCCTCTATCCCTACCAGCTCATGTGTAGATGAGCGGATGGCAAACTCAACTGGCAAATCGGAAAGACGATTGACTGCTGGACAGACAGCTTTTATATGCTACCATGGCGAAATAGGCAGTACGCTTCGGTCTTAAAAACCGATGTCGAAAGACGTGCGGGTTCGACCCCCGCTGGTAGCACTGATATCCGGGTGTAGCTCAGTTGGAAGAGCGCGTGCTTTGGGAGCATGAGGCCGCAGGATCATGACCTGTCACTCGGACCAATTCCTATTATTCCCAGCTCCTTAATAGTAAGGCAGTAGGATTATTCTCCAGTAAGCTGGGTACATGATGCGCCATCGCCAAGCGGTAAGGCAGAGGACTTTGACTCCTCCATCACAGGTTCGACCCCTGTTGGCGCAATTTATGCGGATATGGTGGAATGGCAGACACGCCAGATTTAGGCTCTGGTGCTTTAGCGTGTGGGTTCGATGCCCACTATCCGCACCACGGTCATAGAATGGTTGCGTACCGTTTGTTGATCTCCTTTGATTGCCACTATTATTCCCGGCTCGCCAGTGATGGTGCAGTAGTGCTTTGTAAGCTGGGTTCTCATGCAGCGGTCGTACAACGGCTAGTATATCAGCCTTCCAAGCTGAGGATGAGGTTTCGACTACCTTTCGCTGCTCCAATTTCGTATGGGTAGGGATTTTAAGCGGTCAGTCCCGGCCGCGCCTGTGCGAAATACTACCCCGAAAGGGGCGAGATATAGGAAATGTGCATCGCTGTTATTCCTTCCTCGTCTATATGATATAGATGCAATAGTGTTTTATAAGGAAGGTGCCCAGTTGAATAGTTGCAGCTGTTTAACTGGTTTTTATGGGATAGTAGCTCAGTTGGTCAGAGCTGGCGGCTCATAACCGCTTGGTCGGGAGTTCAAATCTCTCCTGTCCCACCAGCCCGATAGGGCATACATAAAATCTGCTAAATCTTTTGTTTTATAGGCGACGAAATAATATGACGTTGATACGTCTATTATTTTTTCGCTCATTTTCTGAGTTTTAGCTATATAATACAGGATACGAAAAGGAGGGATGAAAACTGAAGCATTACGGAGATATTACACAACTTCATGGATGGCAGATTGAACCGGTTTCCTGTATCACAGGAGGCAGTCCATGCCAAGATTTGAGTCAGGCCGGTAAACGTGAAGGTTTGGCTGGTGAACGCTCTGGATTGTTCCTTGAAATGATTCGTGTGATTACAGAAATGAGGGAGGCCACTAATGGAGAATATCCAAAATTCGCAATCTGGGAAAATGTCAGAGGAGCTTTCAGCTCAAGCAAAGGTGAAGACTTCAGATGTGTGTTGGAAAGATTTGCACGCATTGTCGAGCCAGACGTTTCAATTCCTCGACCTTCAGGAAAGAACGGAAAGTGGGAAAAATCTGGAGCGATTTCCGGTAATGGATGGTCTCTTGCATGGAGATTGTTCGACGCTAAATACTGGGGAGTCGCCCAGCGCCGCCAGAGAATCGCGCTTGTCATGGATTTTGGAGGACAACGTGCCTCAGAAATTCTATTTGAGCGCACGAGCATGTCAGGGGATTCTTGTGAGAGCATCCCGGCGTGGAAAACCTTTGCCCGAACTCCTGAAGCAAGCGTTGCTGGATATGATCGAATGGTGGAATCCAGGAACTCTGTCACAGGTGGTGCAGAAAGTGAAGGAACAAGAAGGTCTGGAAGAGAAGGAATTGGACGAGTATTGGAGTCAGACCATCGAGAGACTTCGACTCGATGCACAGAACCTGCAGCCTACACTCTAAAAATCCGTTCTGGATGTGAAGGCGGAGGTAAAGGCGCTCTGGTTCAAACTGAATTGAGCGCAACGATTTCTACGTTGCAAGACCAGACGCTAATTTGCTTGGTAGAAAATCCATCATTACATAATTCAAAACAAAAGATTTCACCGGTGGTATTTGAGAGTCACAGTCAGGACGCTCGATACACTCAGCAGGGTGATACAAGTCCGACTTGTACTGCTCAGTGGGGAACGGGCGGTAATAATATGCCGCTGGTCGTTGAAAAGAAAGCCTTTGCAATGCAGCGCATTGGTGAGTACAAGGAAAGCGAACACGCCAGCACGATGAAATCTCGTGATTATAAGGACGCTACTGACCTGATTGCAGAGAAGGAAACTAAGAATCTACGATGGATTGTTCGCCGCTTGACTCCTTTGGAGGATGAACGGTTACAGGGTTTCCCTGACGGATGGACTGATATCGGTGACTGGATCGATGAGAATGGGAAGAAGCACAAGACTTCTGACGCAGCTCGTTATAAGGCTCTCGGCAATTCGATTGCGTTACCGCAGTGGTACTGGATTTGCCAGAAGATGAAGCCGTATATTGGTGAAAATCCTACGCTTGGCAGTCTATTCGATGGGATTGGTGGCTTTCCGCTTGTCTTTGAAAGTACGTATGGTGATGGTACTGCTATCTGGGGATCTGAAATCGAACCGTTCTGCGTTGCAGTAACTAAGGAGCATTTTCCAGAAAAGCAAGGAGGATAATTTGCCAGAAAACAAAGGATATTTAACAGCTGACCGATCTGCGGCAGGCGATGAGCGATACACACCGGTTTACGCGGTTATTCCATTGCTTGAATTTGCCCCCCGTCGAGTGAAGCAGTGATTTGGTGTCCGTTTGATAAAGAATGGTCTGCTTTTGTGCAGGTGTTTAGAAATGCTGGGTACAAAGTAGAGTGTAGCCATATCGATAATGGGCAAGATTTCTTTACATATGAACCAGAACGTTGGGATGTTATGATTTCGAATCCTCCTTTTAGTAAGAAGGATGATGTGCTGCGTAGAGCATATGAACTTGAAAAACCGTTTGCTCTACTGCTTCCTGCAAATAGTATTCAGGGGAAAACACGATTTGACATTTTTAAAAATGATGTACAGATGTTGTGTTTTGATTCTCGAATCGGATTTATGGACCCTGAACACACAGACAGTCCTGTCGAGGGAGTGTCGTTTGGAAGTGCATACTTCTGTAGAAATTTTCTTCCAAGTAAGTTAGAACTGCGGAAGCTTGATAAGAAAATCTCATAAAAGGCTAATTCAAATAAGAGGTAACACGATGAACAGCAAAATTCCTATCAATGTAACCATCGACCCAGGTTCTTTGAGCATTCCAGCAAGTCCTATCTTTCAGAAGGAGAAGAACACGTATCTCTGTCCGTTTTGTGTGACGAAACTGGAAAAGTTCGAGTGTGAATGTTCTGATTGTCATCACAAGATGGATTGGGGCGTATGGACAGATAAGAATGCAAAGCATAACTATGCGTTTGCTGAAAGTGGTGTATTATGAAAGATTGGCTGCACGCTACAAAACGTGAAATTGAAAAGATGACTTTCGATGAAGCGAAAGAAATCATGGAAAAACAGATTCGTCTTGGTCATACAGATGGTGAATTTCGCCCTCGTGAACATACCACTCATGCTTACGAGATGATATTATGTTATGCAGACAAGTACATAAGGTTTGTCAAACTTCTGGTAAACCAAGCAGAAAATAAACCAGAAATGCCGATTCTTTCTTATCCGACAAATCATTGTAAGCTTTATCAATGTCCAACGTGCGGCAATCCGGTAAATTGGAAGGAGAAAGTTTGCAAACTGTGTGGACAAAATCTTGACTGGGCTGCATATGAAAACAGGACCTATCTTATTACTATCGAAGGAGGCGATGAGTAATGAACGAGGAATTCTTCCAACGGCGTAAAACTCAGCTTGAAGATACGCTTCTTTTGAAGAATCAGGCAGTCGATATGCTTGATTATCTAAAGACACACTGTATTAGCAGTGACCAGTATTGTGCAATTCGAGATTATATTGAAGAAGCTGCGAAGATTTTGGAGAGCGATCTCGAATATGCAAATAACAAACTGCAGTCCGCATTCAGACCTAAGCATGGTCGGAACAACAGACTGACTCGTGCTCAATCTAAAATGTTCCGTGATAGAGAATATTAAAAATGGGGTGATGCCGTATGAACACATGTAAGAAAATATGTAACTGGTGTGGTCGTGAAATCAAGCCGATAGGTAGCGAGCAGGGAATCAGTTTTGAGCATCAATACTCTTATGGTAGCCAGCTTGACGGTTCGCTTTTGAGTTTTGATTTGTGTCCTGAGTGTTCAGAACGGCTCCCAGTAGTGCTCGGCGCAATGTTTGTACATAATCCCTTAAAGGACGATTTCTAACGGCGAGTGCCGTATGAAATATAAGCCATCAATAAGACAGACGGAGGATAATACATAAAATGAATAGTGCATGAATTGATTCAAGACAATAAAAAGAAACATAAGTGATTATCAATGAAACAAAATTACATAAAGGAGACTTGATATGGCAGATAGAATTTTTAATCTTCCTCAGACCCGTGGTTCTTTTGAGATGGCTGGTAAGGTCACCGGCACCCAGCGTAGCAACTTCTATAACGAGAAGGAGACTAAGAGTGGTGCTATGCGCCGTGTCCTGAGCTTTGGCATTCAGACTTCCAATGAAAACACTTTCTATGTTGATCTGGCTGGTATGCCTCGTGATAAGGTTTATTTCTTCCGCCGTGCCGATAAGGACAAGGGCATCGAGAAGGATAAGAAGGAAGTCGCTTGGAAGGATCGTCTGACTTATGTTGCACCGGAAGGCTATGATATGATTGGCGTCAAGGTCGGTGTTACCAAGAAGACGAATGAGTCTGGTAAGGTCGTCAATGATAACAAGACTCTGACCGATTTTGATGCAGCTAAGGAGATTTCCGAGAATCTGCATGACGGTGACAACGTGTATGTCCGTGGTAACATCGAGTACAGCACTTACAACGATAAGCACCAGATTCGATTTGTTCCTACTCAGGTTTCTCTGAGCTCTAAGGAAATCGACTTCGATGCAGAGGGTTTCGAGGAGCTGGCTCTGTTTACTCAGACCATTGTTTACACTGGTTGCCGCAAGAGTGATGAGGATGATGAAGTAGTTGTTGATGCAAAAATTGTGAACTACAACACCATTGAGGACGCAGAGCTTTTCATTGACTATAAGGCAAACACTCAGAATAAGGTTCTGGCTGATTCTATTCGTAAGCGTCTGAAGTCTTATACTAGCTTTGAGTGTTTTGGCCCCATTGTCAATCAGCAGAAGGTTGAGGAAGTTGAGACCGAGAATATCTGGGGTGGTCCTAATAAGATGAAGCGCCAGAGCACTCCGGCAGTTCGTAAGCTGTATATTGAGGGCGTTAATCCTGATTCCTTTGATCCGAACCCTGGCGACAAGGATGCGGAACCTACTTACACAGAGGACAATATCTCCGAGGCACGGGCAAAGATTGCTGCCAATACTCAGGCTAAGAAGGACTTCGACGGCAAGGCTGCTGAGAACGACACTTCTTGGTGGGGTGGTTCCAACAAGTCTACTGCAACTCCTGCAAATGAGGAAGAGGACGACTGGGGTTAATTTATTTTAGCATTAGCTATGCAATACAGGATACATAAGGAGTTTAGTTATGCAGAATACTCTTGAGTATACCGCTTATAATGGTATGAAATTTTACATTGTCTACATCGAAGCGCTTGAAAAGGAACCTGAAGAAGACTCTCCGATGATGTCTATTGTGTTTACTACGCATCCTGAGATTATTGCAGAAGCTAAAGCCGACGCGGAATGCAATGGTGGTGCTGTTCCGGTAGGGTGTAAAGACCTTCTGGTTGATAGTGTGGATAACATCACCCGTCAGTTGGATTATGTTGCTCATGCAGTTGAAACGGGTGATCCGTGGTATGAGTGTTTGAAAGTTTAATAAAAGATTTAGAGAGGAATTTACATATATGGCTATGATTCGTAAGGCATCTGCTGTTCGTAAGAAGCTTCATATGCTGATTTATGGTGAACAGGGAACTGGTAAGTCTCGTACTGCTATGCAGCTGTGCTATTTGAAGAATGCAGACGGCAAGCCGTTCCGTGTTCTGTATCTGGATACCGAGAATGGTTCTATTGATAACTATACTGAGGAACTGGAAGCCAATGGTGTGAATCCTGACAATCTGCTGATTGTTTACACCCAGTCTCTGGCAGAAGTTCAGGATTATATCAAGATGGTTACCAACGATGAGGATATCGAGGATGAGAATGGTGATGTTTATCTGGACGCAGATGGCAAGCCGTTCCGTGCAGACGCTCTGGTTGTTGACTCCGCATCCATTCTTAAGATGACAGCTACCCAGGGCCTCACCGCCTTCTCGCAGAAGCGTGCCAAGGTTAAGGCTGCATCTCAGGGTCTGACCGGTGATGAAAAGGCAGTTAAGATTGAGGGTGCTGGCATGGAACTCAAGGATTTCAATACCCTGAACTTCAAGGGTCAGTCTCTGATTTTGGATCTGAATGCATCTGGCGTAAACTACATCGTCATCTGCCGTGAGAAGGATGAGAAGCATACCAAGGTTGTGAATGGTTCTATCGTAAGTGAGCCCACTGGTCGCAAGATTCCTGATGGCTTCGCTGGTCAGGAGTACAACGTTGATACTGAGTTCCGTCTGTACTTCCAAGATGGTCAGCAGCTTGCTTTCTTCGATAAGGATCGTACTGGTATGCACAAGGGTGGTGAGGTCGTTGAGGATTTGACCCTGCTTGAGTATCAGGACATTATCTCTAGTAGCGCAAAGAATCGGGAGAACGTCATCAAGAACGGCCTGAACGATGCTGTTAAGACTGAGGTTAAGCTGAGTATGCGTGACCTTGGTATCGAAAACGATGAGCCGGATGATGCTCCGGCAGATAAGAGTTCCGACAATAAAGAGCCTTCTCTGGATGACATTAAGGCAAAGCTGAATGACCTGATTGCTTCTGCTTCTCCTGTGAAGAAGAGCGCAGCACAGAAGGCTGTTAAGGCGGCTGGCCTGTCTACTGCATTCCGTTCTATGACTGATATTGAGGAACTGAAGAAGGTCGCCGCAGTCATGGAGAAGGAACTGGCTTAATGGAACTAACCCGTAAATGCAAGATTTGCGGGAAGAACATTTTCATCGAGCGAGACCGTAGCACGTTTTTCTACGACAAGACTGGTTTTTACCATAAGGATTGTTTTGTAGAAAAAAAGAAAAATCAAAAACGCCCTTGGACAGATGACCTGCTAAGGGCATTTTTTGACAAAGTGAATGACACTACGGACAAAAAGGTCGATGATCTTCTTTCCAAAAAGAGAGAACAAGACCACAATCGTGAGCTTGCACATATCAAACAGGAAGAGAAAAAGATTCTTTTCGACCATATTCGAGATATATACGCCCCGGCGGTTGTTCCTGGTAGCTTCTACTCGAAACTTGCGCAGTTAATTTCCGGTAATTATTACAAATACAGAGGTTCTATTCCTCCGCTAGAACTTTACGATATGTGGGTTCTAGCGAAACCCCGACTAGATAAGATAGTTGCCGAGAAAGAAGCAAAGGGTTGTGATATGAGTCAGCGATGGAATTACGACTTGGCTGTTTTATTGGCTCAATATCCTAGTTATCTCGATCGAAAAGAAAGACTAGCTTCGATTCGCAGTGAAAGCGAAGAAAAAATGAAGGAAAATCTGACTGAAACGGTACTGAAACGGATGAAAACAGCACCGAAACAGAGTAAAAACGAGAACGAAATTGATATAAATGCAATTCTCGATGAGATATAAAAGAGGGAGGTGGATGAGTGGAACTCATTTCAAATATCCCGAACGAAATTCTATTTGTTGGCGCAATTTACAAGCATCCTGACTATTTGGTCGAGTATGGGCATTATGTCAAGAGCAAGTACGATTTTGCCGATGAAGCAACAAAATTTTTCTACGATGCAGCGTTAATTATTTATGAAACTCGGACTCAAGAATTTAATAAAACGTCTGTTTTAACGTTTATGGCTGAAGATGAGTCCAGATTGTCCCAATACAAGCGGCTGAAGGGCTGGTCAACCATTGAATACTACATGAGCCTTGCGAATGACGATGACATCAAGGGATACTTTAATATCTTGAAGAAATATTCGCTACTTCGTGAGTATCAGAGAAACGGATTTAACATTGAAGGAATCTTGAAGCATCGACAGTTTGAAATGTTTGGTGCTCAGGACATTTATAAATTGATTCGTGGCAAGGCCGACAAGATCAATACGGTTATTATCACAAACGATGATGCTGAGATTTTGAATAATGGTCTGCTACCAATGGTCAATGAACGTCTGAGCGTTCCCGATATGGGTTTGCCGTTCCAGTATCCTATCATGAATGATTTGTTCCGAGGATTGAAGCTTGGCACTGTGATGTTCAATGGTATGCCATCTAATGCTGGTAAGACTAGATACATGATGGCGATTGTTGCCTACGTCACATTGGTTCAAAAGCAAAAAGCTCTTCTGCTGCTAAACGAGATGGATCTTGAGTCAGTCCGGTATTGCTTACTGGTCACCGCCATCAATAATCCTGAATTTCAAGAGTTGCATGGTCATCGCTTCCACAAGGATGAGCGAGAAATCACCCTTGGAATGTACCGGGATGCAAATGGAAACTTCATCTTCCGAAAGCAAAACGAAGATGGAGAATACATAGAAAGCATTGATGAGTTTACCGCTCGTGTCTACGAAGAAAGCGAAGAGTACCGCAATGTGCTTGATGTTTGCCAGTGGATTGAGAACGAATCACAAGGCTTGATTATCGCAAAAGATGTTTCTGCTGATTATAGTGATAAGTCTCTGCGATTTGAAATCCAGAAGGCAGCTCTCACTCAGGGAGTTAAGTATGTGTTCTATGATACTTTAAAGAACGATATTGCATCTATTGGTGAATGGGCGGCGTTCAAGGTCACGGCCACCGAACTTGAAGAGATTGCGAAAAATCTGAAGATCTTTATCTACGGTAGTATCCAGTTGGCCGAAAACGCTCATGAGTATCTTCCTGATGAGCTGAATTCAAACAACATTGCTGAGTCAAAAATGATTAAGCATGTTGCTTGGACGATGGTTCTGTTCAAGGAGATTCCAAAAGATAAGTTCGCGAAGTATCAATACATCTCTCATGACCCTGAGTGGGGCGGTGACTGTGCCCATCGGCTAAATCCAGATAAGCGGTATTACGTTGGAAACATCGATAAGAACCGCTTTGGTGAGAAAAAGAAAATCATGTTTGAAGTGAATTTGAATCAGAATGTCTGGAAAGAGGTCGGTGTCTGCACCAGAAAGTAAGGAACTACAATGGTAAATATCGCAGATCTGAAAAATTACATTCTTGAAGAACAGCAGATTGAACCGATTCTGGAGGAACTTGGTTGTCATCATATCAGTCACAAGGCTGGTTATTACCAGTGTGCAAATCCAGATGGTGACAATAGAACGGCACTCTGTATCTACGAGAATGAAAATCTTACTGCGGTAGATTACACACGAGATATTGCCAATGGAAAGACCAGTTACGATTTGATTTCTGTCGTCCAGTTCTTTCTGGAACTGTCTTTCCCAAAAGCTATTAAGCAAATCTGCGAATGGGTTGGACTTGACTACTATCACAACTTCGAGGAAGACCTTCCTAAAAGTATGTTGATTCTAAAAGAACTCATCGCCATGCAAAGTGAAGGTGAAGAACACGAGGATGACCGTCCGATAGTCCCCATCTCTGAAGCCATCCTCGGTTATTACAAACCTTATGTGAACCAGATTTTTGCTGACGATGGGATATCTTATGAGACGCAGCAGGAGTTTGAGATTGGCTTTGATGAACTGACAAATAGAATCACGATTCCAATTAGAGATGAAATTGGCACTCTGGTTGGTGTAAAGGGAAGATATTTTGGCAAGCCGCCTGAAGGTGAATTAAAGTATCTATATCTTGAGCCGTGTGCCAGAAACCGTATTCTGTATGGCCTGTATAAGACAGAGCCGTACATTAAGAATAAAGGTCTAGTATATGTTGGTGAAGCTGAAAAGTCTGTCATGCAGATGTGGAACATGGATGTCTGCAACTGTGTGGCGACTGGCGGTAAGAAGGTTTCACAAAATCAAATTGAAATTTTGACACGTCTTTGCGTTGATATTTGTTTCGTCTTTGATAAAGACGTTCAGCTTAGTGAGCTTATGGTTCTCGCCAATCGATTCGTCGATGGCGTAAGTGTGTATGCTGTAGTAGACGATAAAGGGATTCTGGATGAAAAGGAAGCCCCGACTGATAATCCTGAAAAATTTAAGGCATTGATTGAGAATTGTGTTAGGAGAATTAAATGAATGTAAAACTCTGGAAGGGGAGTAGGAATGACCTATCCGACCCGATTGGAACGATTATGGAGAACAGAGGGGTTGAGGATTATAAGACTTACATGAACCTAGATGATTCTTGTCTGAATTCTCCGTGGGAACTGGACAACATGGAAGATGCTGTCAGGCTATTGAACAAACATATCTGGAATAAGTCTATTATCTCTATCCTTGTAGACTGTGATGTGGATGGATTCACAAGTGCTTCAATGATGTTTCAGTATTTGAAGACGATTGGTTATTTTGGAAAAATCAATGTTCTGCATCATAGTGGCAAGGAACATGGACTCTCTAAAGAAATTGAGGTTCCACCTGAAACTACCTTACTGATTATTCCTGATGCTGGCAGCAACGATGTCGAGCAGTGTAAGGAACTCCGCGAAAATGGCATTGATATTTTGATTCTTGACCATCATATCTGTGATAGAGAAAATCCTTACGCAGTAATCGTCAACAACCAGAACGGTACATATCCTAATAAGGAATTGTCTGGCGCTGGCGTAGTGTATAAGTTTCTTCAGGCTGTTGATGAATATAATTGGACTGATGTTGCAGACCGGTATCTTGATCTGGTGGCAGTCGGAAACATCGGTGATGTTATGGATATGCACTCGTATGAGACAAAACGTCTTTGTACAAAAGGTCTGGCACGAATTGTAAATCCGATGATTTGTGCTTTGGTTGAGGCGAATAGCTTCAATATTAAGGGTGACTCGACTATTAATGATGTTCAGTTTTACATCGTTCCGATGATGAACGCACTGATTCGTGTTGGCTCATCCGAGCAGAAGAAGCGGATGTTCCGTGCAATGGTCGGTGAAGAACAGACGTTCCAGTATACTCCGACCCGTGGCAAGAATGCCGGTGTCACGGTTGATGAGACTCTGGCGCAGCATGTGGCTCGTGAGTGCTCCTCTTGCAAGTATCAGCAGAACAAGACTAAGGACAAGGCTGTTGCGGAGCTTCAGGAACTGATTGAAAAGCATGGTGCAGACCAGAATAAGATTCTTTTCTGTAACTCTACTGGTATTCTCGATAACACTTTGACTGGTGTTGTGGCAATCAAGCTGGCTGAAATGTATGCAAAACCGTGTGTGTTACTTCGTACATTTGCTGATGAGCCGGACTATTACGGTGGTTCAATGAGAAATCCTGATGGTTCTCCAATTGAAAGCTTAAAAGAATTCCTGATGAGCACCGGAGATTTTGAGTCGGTTCTTGGGCATGACAACGCTGCTGGCGTGAAAATCAAGAAAGAAAATGTGCCAAAGGCGATTGCGGATTGTAATGAGCTGCTTAAAGATGTCACGATGAGCAAAGCAATCGTGGTTGACTTTGATTTTGACTATAGTAGGCTGACTGTTGCATTGCCGAAGACCATGTATGAAATGCATAAAATCTGGGCACAGGGAATCTCAGAGCCATATTTCTACATTAAAAATATTCCGCTGATTCATAGTGGATGTGCTCCGATGGGCAAGAACGGCAATATGTGGAAGTATTCTGATGAAGAAAAAGGCATTGATTTTGTGTGCTTTGCAGATAATGGCCGGATGATTGGCTGGATCAATAATGACTTCTATGGTGATCAGGAAGAAAAATACATCAATGCTGTATGCCGGTTGTCTTTAAATCAGTACGGAAACAAAGTTACTCCGCAGGCGCAGATTGTTGATTTTGAGGTGATTTGATATGGGAAATTGGAAACGTGCTATCGCCATCGACTTTGATGGCACTCTCTGTGAGAATAATTATCCTGATATCGGTGAACCAAACTGGAATGTCATTTATCAAGCAATTCAGGAACAGAAGCACGGTGCTGGTCTGATTCTCTGGACTTGTCGGGAAGGAAAGCTTTTGTATGATGCAATGGAGGCTTGCTTTGATTGGGGTATTCAGTTTGATGCCATCAATGAGAGTCTTCCTGAGTGGAAAGAGCATTTTGGCACTGCTCCTAGAAAGGTTGGGGCTGATGAATATTGGGACGATAAGGCTGTAAAAGTAAAGAATGGAGAGTTGGTTGACAATGAATAAAGTTGGTAATTACGATTTGCCATTAAATTTGCTTGACAAAGCACATCAATCACTTGCACATACTATTGCAGATTTAGAACCACTTCGGGAAGGTACAGCATTTAATCAGATTTTAAATGATGGTGCTCATATTATTGAACCGGATGAATTGACTCATATTCTTGATAAATTTGCAGAGCAGCATCCAGATTGGGAGATTTGTATCGAAACTGACCACGGATCGGTTAGTGAGAAATTTAAGATAGGTCATGTTTTCTATGAAGGTATGGGAGATATGATTGTTCTTGATTTTGAATGAAAAATGGAAAAACGACGATATAGATATTACAAAATTGATTACCGTACATATAATTATACGCTCAAGAAATATCACAACTTACACAGAGAAATCTACGCTGAAAATGCAAGAGATGCAGTTAAAATGCTAAAAAGCAAAGAGTGTAATCGTAAGTTTGAGATTGTTAAAGTCTACTTTGTTGATATTTTCGGTGATAGAAACGATAGGTTTTATCCACGAACTTATGTGATTGATAAAGAAGATTTTGAGTGAGGTGAGTATATGGTTTATATTACAGGCGATATTCACGGCGACTTTAATCGTCTCTTAAAGCTAAATAAGTTTTGCATTAGACACAATCTTGGAAAGAATGATTGGATTATCTGCCTTGGCGATGTTGGTTTGAATTACTACGGCAAGGATGATTCTCGTGAATGGAGCATTAAGACCATTGCTGCGGACATCCCTGCGAATTTATTCTGCATTCATGGAAATCACGAACGCCGCCCGTCTCGTAAGGATGGCTATAAGACAAAGGAAATCAGTGGAGATATTTGCGGAAAAGTGTGGCATGACCCACATTATCCCAATCAGTATTTTGCTATTGATGGCGAAGTTTACCAGATTCTTGCTGATAGGGAAATTCTGAACTGTCTTGTTTGCGGCGGAGCTTATTCCGTAGATAAATATTATCGGTTGGAACGTGGATGGAACTGGTGGCCGAATGAACAGCCGAGTGAAAAGACTAAGAAAAAGATCTGGAATATTACACATGACCCTCAAATCGATGATATTGATGTTATGCTCACGCATACCTGTCCATTCCGGTTCATTCCAACTGAATTGTTTATCGGTGGTATTGATCAAAGCACAGTAGACCAGTCAACTGAAATATTCTTTGATGATATATACGAATGTTATCCTAACGATTGTAAACCATTCTGGTACTTCGGCCATTTTCATGGTAACAAGTACACCGATGACTATGTGATGCTTTTTGACGATATTATTAAGTTTGGAGACAAGGTGAAGAGTGATGAGTGAATATCATGTGAGCTGTGGTATGTTTGGTATTTACGCAGGAACTGTTAAAAAGAATGGAACCGAATGGAAAGATAAAACTCGTGTCACAGATGAAGCTATTGAGGCAGTTCGTGATTGGCTTCTTTCTGAAGCTCAGTTCAACAATAGAACTTTTGGTGGATACACATGGACAACAAAGGACGGTAAGACTGTAACTTTAAGAGTGTCCATCGAAGATAAGGAGCAGACAGAATGATCAAAGATAAAAATTTACGAGTGCTTGATTATATTGATGGCAAGGAAATTCTCATTCAGATGGGTGAGGAAGGATCTGAGTTGTCGAAAGCTGCGATAAAGTTTTATCGTGCAATCGACATGAAGAATCCTACGCCGGTAAGCATTAACGAGGCTTATGAAAATCTCGTAGAAGAATTCGGCGATGTGCTGAACTGTATCTATGCATACTATGATGATGACGAGGATTGCATCTTGGCGTTTACATCGAAAGCGAATGAGATTGCTAACGAGAAGCGCAAGCGCTGGATTAAGCGTCTGAAGGAACGCGACCAGTTTTAATGGTGAAAGGAGAATAGATGTCAGATAATTTTGTAAATCTTCATGTACATACAGCGCAGGGTTCGTTACTTGACTCTATTCTTACCGTCAAGGAACTTGTAGACTTTGCCAAAGAGAATGGTCAGAAGGCTATTGCTGTTACAGACCATGGCAAGATGCATTCTTTTGTTGACCAAGTTAAGGCTTGTAAAGCAGAAGGTATTAAGCCTATCATCGGCTGTGAAGTTTATGAAGTAGATAATCAGGCAGAGAAAGCCGACACAAAAGACTATAAACAACCACGTTACCATCTTGTTTTACTGGCGAAGAACGAGACCGGTTTGAAAAATCTGTTCAAGATTGTTTCAAATGCTTGCATTGATGGCATGTATAAAAAGCCTCGAACTTCTTTGAATATCATTGAACAGAACGAGTGGGGGGAAGGTATCATCTGTCTTACGGCCTGTCAAGTTGGTCGAATGAGTAGATTACTTGTTGATGGCAACGAGACTGAAGCATGGCAGTTATGGAACAAACTGGAATGGATCTTTGATGACGTGTTTATGGAAGTACAGTCACATGATACGCCAGATCAAGCTGAGGCCAATGCAAAAATTGCGGCGTTTATTAGGAAATACGACTTGCCGTATACCATTACGACCGATGCTCACATGCTTTCTAAAGAAGATATTGATGCACACTCTGTCTTTGTTGAGATTGGAGAAGGCCGAGAAGTTGGTGAAAGCTACGTTGACTGCTATCTTCAGACTGAAAACGATGTTTTGAGAACGCTATCAAAGCAGTTTGATGAGGACTTTATCAAAAAAGGCTGTGAGATGTCTGTGAAAATCGCAGACATGATTGATGATATCGATATCGGTCTTGGACAGCCGAACCAGATGCCAGAAGTGAAAATTGAGGGAAAATTTGATTCTCATTTTGATTATCTTCGGCACCTTGTATATGCCACTTTTAATAAAAAATTCGGGTGGATGAGTGAAGTGGAACAGCAAACCCGGCGGAATCGTATTGAGATGGAACTGGATGTTTTGAAGTATGTTGATTATATTGACTATTTCATTATGCTGTATATGCTTTGCAAAAAGGCTGATGAACGCAAAATTCCTCGTGGGTACTCTCGTGGTTCTGGCGCAAATTGTCTTTGCCTTTTTATGGAGAATGTTACTCAGATTGACTCTGTTCGTTGGGATCTTGACTTCTCTCGCTTTGCAAACAAAGGTAGAAAGAGCCTGGCCGACTTCGACTTCGATGTCTCTAAACGTCGTCGAAAGGAACTTATTGCTATTGCAGAAGAACTTTTCGGCAAAGAAAATGTTGCTCCTATCGCTACGTTTAACTCTTTGTCTACAAAAGTTGCCATCAAAGATATTGGCAAAGTTCTGAACGAAGACCCAGAAAGCCCGTATTATATGCAGATTCCGTATGAATTACGTAATGAGGTCGCCAAGTTAATTCCGACTGTAAAAACGCTGGATGACCTTGGCGAAGAAGTTGAAAAGGAAGTTCTACTAAAGGATATCCTCGGAAAGAGTGAACAGCTTTCTAATGTATATGACAAGTTTCCTCTATGGTTCAAATACGTTATGCGTCTTGAGGGTCTGCCTAAGAGTATGGGTCGCCATGCTGCCGGTACATTGATTACGCCCAAGCCTGTCATTGAATATTGTCCTCTTTGTATGGACAGAGAAGGCAATCAGATGTGCCAACTTGAGATGCACAATGCCATGGATGATTTGTCGCTGGTCAAGATGGACTTCCTTGGTCTTGAGAATCTGGACATTATTGACGATACGTTAAAGATGGCTGGATTAACATGGGAAGATGTCGATATCAACCATCTTGATCTAAGTGATAAGGCTGTCTATGATACCGTCTACAAGTCGGGCAACACAATTGGCATTTTCCAGATGGAATCTGCAGAAGCACGAAAGATGTGTGTTGAAGCAAAGTGCGATAATGCTGAGGATATCATTGTTGTGAACGCAGCGAATCGTCCTGGTACTAAGGACAGCTTCCCGACGTATTGCTCCAATAAACTTCATCCAGAGACTATCAAACTACTCCATCCTGACATCAAACAGCTTTTTGCTAAGACGCAATACATTCTTCTTTATCAGGAACAGGCACTAGCGGTATTCCGCTATGCAGGATTCCCTGAAACTGAGGTTGACAATGCTCGTCGTGCTATCGGCAAGAAAAAGAAAGATGTTATGGCATCCTTGGAAGTTCAGTTCCGAGATGGTCTTCACAAGAAAGGATGGAATGATTACCAGATTTCTGAGATGTGGGCACTAATCTTGAAGCAGGCTTCTTATTCCTTTAATAGAGGCCACGCAGTTGCGTATGGACTTCTTTCTTACCTGACGGCTTACCTGAAAACTCATTATACTGAGTATTTCATGGCTGCGTGTATGATTACCAAGGAAGGTGATTCTGGCAAAATGGGTGTGTTTATCAACGAATGCGACCGTCTACATATTCGTGTCCTTCCTCCAAGTGTCAACAAGTCTGATATGGAATTTAAGGCTGATGCGGAAAAGCACACAATCTTGTTTGGTTTGAAAGCCATTAAGGGAATGGGTGAGAGTGTCGCTTCAGGAGTGATTGCAGACCGTCCATATTCTGGACTGGCAGACTTTGTTCAGAGGGCAAACGGTGGTAAGATTGGAACCTCAAATGTTGTCAAGTTGATTAAGGCTGGCGCTATCCCGACAAAGGATAAGAAAAAAATCTTAATCACTTTTGCAAATATGGTTTTTGAGAATGAGTATAAAGAGAAAGGATTCCATGAGATGGCGTCTCTCCCTAAGATTTCCATTCTTAAAGACGAATACGGCATTGATACGGATTCTATTAAAGACAAACCAACCAGACTTGCCTTATATAATAAGGTAAGAAGGGAGCGCTGGGAAGCGGGCACATGGAATCGAAAGAAAGAAAAAGACAAAAAGCGGAATGCATTTATGCAGGCGTTTGCTGAAAAGTATATGCAAGACGAGCACATGTGGGAATTTGAAACTCTTTCAATGTTTTTGACTAGCAATCCCATTAAGGATGCTTGCACCTATATTGATGCTGGTCTTGATACTGTAGAGGATGGCGGTAAGGCAACTGCTATTTGTGTTATCGTAGATATCCAAAAAAAGAAGGATAAACGTGGCAACCAGTTTGCGTACTTACATGTTTACACGACAGGTGGTATTGTCGAAATGATTTGTTGGGCATCTCAGTATGCACGATATTCAAGTCTGATTTCAAAGGGTAACGATCTTGCAATCCTTTGCAAGAGAAAAGAAAATTCGTACATTGTTGAGAAGATGAAGCCTTATAAGCAGTGGCTGCATGATAGAGAGATAGCGTAAGAGGGTTATAAAGTGGCAGATAAAAAATTCAATGAAAATATGATCCGTTGCTACATCAGGATAAAACGAGTCTTTTATCCGAAAGATGGGAGGGAGGTGGAGCCCGGCGGCTTCGCCACTTTCTCTGCCGAGGTGGTAAAAGTCAAGCAGGGAAATCCTGTTATGAGTCGATACAGTGACCTCCGGTTAAAGGGCAACGTTCCTAGCCTCGATATGAATAAAACTTATTCGTTCTGTGGTGAGTATGTTCATCATGAAAAGTTTGGTGACCAGTATAAAATCATTTATATGAATGAGTTTCAAGAGATTACTGACCCGGAAGAACAGAAAAGCTTTCTCCATTATATCCTGACCGACCATCAGTTTGAGATACTTTATGAAGCATTCGAAAATCCGTATGAGATTATCAAGAATGGTGATATCAAGTCGCTTTGCACTGTTGGTGGTATTACGGAAGGCAGAGCTCAAAAGATCATTGATACTTATGAAAACAACATTGATAACAGTGAGGCGTACACAAAGCTAATTGAGTACGGTCTGACCCCTAGTGCTATTGAAAAGCTTGTCCGTCAATATCATGGTGCAGACACTCTGGTGAGAAAGATTGAAGAGAATCCTTACGTCCTGATTGACGATGTGTATGGCATCGGCTGGAAAAAAGCTGATGCTCTTGCTTTGAATATGGGCTTAAAGCACAATTCGCAATTCAGAATCGAAGCTTACGTCATGCATTTTCTTGCTGCCCGTGCCGAAGAAGGAAACTCTATTATCCCGGCAAACCAGACAATCAATAGCTGCATCAAGGAACTTGATTTGAATGAGGGTGACCAAGAAGTCATCAAAAGGGCACTTTTCCATCTGCACGATGTCCGTGAAACACTTTGGTGGAGTGATGACCGTCAGGAATTTGCTTTAACTAGAGTGTGGAATCTGGAAGATGAAATCGCAAAGGAAATCAAGCGACTGGCGGATGCACCTGTTGATCCGATTGGTCGAAATATGGACGTAGCAATCAATGAAGCCGAGGATGAACTTGGTATCGAGTACACTGAAGAGCAGAGAGATGCTATTAAAAAGGTATGCTCTAACAATATTGCTATCGTCACAGGTCTTGGTGGATGCGGTAAAAGTACCGTTGTCGCTGGTGTCTTAAAGGTTCTTCGTGGTAAGTCTTTTGCTCAGACTGCACTTTCTGGTCGTGCCGCAGCTCGTATGCAGGAGATTACTGGTCAGGACGGTAAGACCATTCATCGTCTTCTTGGTTATGATATTGAGAATGGTGGTTTCGTCCATAACAAGGGCAATCCTCTTGAAGAAGACATTATCATTCTGGATGAGACCTCTATGGTTGGAGCTCAGTTATTCTATGACTTGATTCAGGCAATCGAGACCGGCAAGCGATTCATCATGATTGGTGATGACGGCCAGCTTGAGAGTATCGGTATGTGCAACATCTTCAAAGATATGCTTGCATCTAAGGTTGTTCCTGTAGCTCGTTTGACTAAGATCCATCGTCAGGCAGCTAAGTCTGCAATTATTACGGAGAGCATCAAGGTTCGTAATGCTACACAGTTGGTTCCTTATGGCTGGGCTGGCAATGAGGTTCGTGGTGAACTTCGTGACTTGGAGCTTGATATCTATAAGGATGCAAGTGAGTCATTCAACCACATCATCAATCAGTACCGTACCTTATATAATAAGGTAGGGAATGATAGTGCGAAGATTCAGATTGTACTTCCACAGAAGCTTCGTGGCAGTATCTGCACCTATGAAGTCAATAATGCTATTCAGGAAATCGTGAATCCGAGTAGTGGTCAAGCAGAAGCAAAGGTCACAATCTATGGTGATGGCAAGGATAGAGTGTACACTCTGCGTGAGGGCGATCAGGTTATTATCAACAAGAACAACTACGAACTTCATACATATAATTTCAAGACAAAGAAAAAGGAAGAGAAGTGTCCGGTGTTCAACGGAAACCGTGGCATTATCCGAAAGATTGAGAATAGCTTTATTCTGGTTGATTTTGACCAGTGGGGCACGATATTTATTCCTCATTACTTTGGTGGGAATAACATCTGGGCAACGCTTGAACTTGCTTATGCTCTGAGTTGTCATAAGCTGCAGGGCAGTGAAGCACCGTATGTGATTGTTGGCATGGACAACTCCGCATATCTGATGTTGACAAGAGAATGGCTCTATACGGCTATCACTCGTGCCAAGAAGTATTGTGTGATTTGCGCCGAAACTCACGCTCTTGATCGGGCTGTAAAGACTTCGAGAGTTCCATACAAGCGGACGTTCCTGAAGGAATTTTTACGGAAAGAATTTTCAGAAAATCATTGACAATTATGTGCGTATCCTGTATAATATAGCTACAAAAAGTCTCCATCCCGGAGGCTTAAAATTCTCTCTTTAGCTATACAATACAGGATACGAGAAGGGAATGGCTTGCTCGTAACGACAAGCCTTTCTTTATTAGCTATAACTATATAACACAGGATACGCAAGGAGGCTTTATGACAGATAAGGAACTCATAGGTAAGCTTGATGCAATGGTTAAGGCATTGCAAAAAGCAAAGAAGAAGACGGACAAGACCCGCATTTTGCTGGATGCACGAAAAGATTTTGGAGATGAGGCTGACGAGCTGATGGCATTCTTCCGATTCCTGCTTGACCCGGCGATTGTTACTGGCCTGTCTGATGCAAAGATCAATAAGAAGGTAGCTGCAAAGCCGGATATCGATGTTCAGTATCTCAGCTGCGGATACCTTTATATTATGGGTGCCGGTCACAATACCGGCTCTGACGCATCCATCGCAACAATCCAGAATTATTTACATAAAAATCCTGAATACGAAGAGTTCCTGAAGCGACTGTTCACTAAGAACCTGCCGATTGGAGTTGAAGCAGCTACCATCAATAAGGTGTACGGCGAAGAGATTGTTCCTGTATGGGAAGTTCAGCAGGGATATCCAATTGATAAGGTCAAGCTAAAGAAGGGAACTTGGTTCAGCCTTAGCCAGAAAGAAAATGGCAATAGGGGCACCATGCATAGAGGCGAGCTCATCTCTCGGCAGGTCCAGAAGTTTAAAGGACTCGACCATATAAAAAATGACCTGCTTGCTCTATACGATGGAGACGCATCAAAGCGAGATGCTTGGGTATTTGATGGCGAACTTATCTATAAGAATCCAGAAGGAATGTCAGACGGAGAGGCTTTTCGTTATGGCACTGGCCTATTGAACTCGGATAGTAAGGACAAGACGGGCATCAAGTTCGTTATTTTTGATGTCATCCCTGTTGTTGAGTTCGACCGCAGTAAATGCACGGTTCCGTATCGGACGCGCCGCGAATGGTTGAATTGCCTTCGTGCAGAGATTACTCATAAGCACCTTGAAAATATTGAGATTGTTCCCATGGTTTATGAAGGAAAAGACCAAAACGTGATTCCAAAGTGGCTTGATTATGCGGTCGAGCACGATTGGGAAGGTCTTATGTTGAACACGGACGTACCTTATCGTCGGGCTCGTCACAATGGATGTCTCAAAATTAAGCGATTCTATACTGTTGACCTGCGAATCACCGCGATTGAGGAAGGTCAGAATCGTCTGGCTGGTACGATGGGCGCTCTGGTTGTGGACTACAAGGGCAACGAGCTTCGTGTCGGTTCTGGTTTTGATGATGCTACGAGAGCTGCTGTGTGGGCAAATCCTGATAATTACATCGGTAAGATTGTGGAGTGTAAATACAAAGAGGTCACGATGGATAAAAAGACCGGCCTTGAGTCCCTGCAATTCCCAACTTTTGTGCGATTCCGAAACGACAAGAACGAGGTGTCTTATGGCTGATGTTAGGTTGATTGACGCAAATGCTTTGCTTGACCGAAATAATTGGACAATCAAGCAATACAGTGAAAAAGAAGCCGATGCTTGGCGAGACGGTATCGCTCTCATGAAGAAAAATATTGAAAACGCTCCGACAATTGACGCGGAATCTATGCGGCCTAGAGGATATTGGATTCGGCGTAAAGATAGATACGATGGGGCATGGGGTTGCTCAATCTGTGGGAATACTGTAGGACCAGTCATAGCCCTATGTTCAAAATACTGTCTAAATTGCGGAGCAAAAATGAGGTAAATATGCCTAAAAACAAGCTAAAAGATTCCTTTTATTGGATGGGTGGAAACGATAAGAATGAAGTAAGCTACGGCTAAGGAGCAGATGTGAGAACTTATTATGCAGTGACCCAAGGTGAATATTCAGATTATCGGATTATTACTATCACTGAAGATAAAGAAAAAGCAGAAAGAATCGCTGCGGCCTACGATGGTTATGTTGAAGAGTACGATGATTGTATTATAAATCCGATTGGCGTTTGGAAGGTTTATCACTACGAAAAAAATGGGGGTTGGATCGTATGCCATTCTGACAGAGACGTCGAAGATATTAAAGATGGGGAGTGGAAACCGGATTATTTTGAGGACATTCTTTTCAATAAGGGTATGACATGGACTATTTATGTTACCGCTGAAAACAAAGAGCTTGCTCAAAAGATTGCTTATGATAAGTACGCCCAGTGGAAAGCTGAACGGGAGGGATTGGCATGAATCTTTCTAAGAAGTCCATTAAGCACATTCTTCGGATTCTTGATAACAAATGTGTTGAGAATCCATCCAAAACCACAACAATTAGCTTCGGCGGCAATCGAATTCCAACTCGTGAATTCACGCCTAAGAATAAAGAAGCGTATGGATGGTGGACTATTGTTTACGTTCCATCCGAAGGTTACTTTTGGGGAATCAAAAATGAAATGTCTGAGGAGTTTGGGATGGATTTGGATAGTCCAGATATCGATTCTCCTGCACAGCTTGCCGATTTGTGAGGTGTAAAATGCTACTTTTAACGCAAAACAAAGAAATCGTAAATCTTGACCGTATAGCCATCATTGATACTGCAAGCCTTAATATTTACGCAAGACAGGGAAATGGTGAGCGCGGAATCATTCTTGGAGGATACGATTCCGAAGAAAGGTGTAAGAGTGTTATTTGCGATATTTTTTATTGCTATAAGTTGAATGCACTTGCTTATATTATGCCAAATAACTAAAATGAATGATTTCAAAAAACTAGCTATCCCAAAGAAAGAACGACTTGAAGTTCAACTTACGGATGGCACAGAAGAACACAATATACTGTACATAATTACATCTCTAGCCACTATTAAAGGTGCTGAGATTTTTAAAAATTTTCGTTTGTATTCTGTAGGCTCCGCCGGGGAGCTCAACTTATTAGAGAAGCGAGACGGCGATCCCTACTTTGATAAGCTGAAAGGAACAGAATATGAGTAATTCGATGAATCGAGAAGACCGGCGCAGAGAGCAGCGTAAGGCACGAATCCTTGCCCGGCGAATCAAAAAGGCCGGTGGTCCCGACTTTCTGGCTGGGATGCCAGTTGAAGAGTGGGAACCAAAGATTGGTGATGAGGTCACTATTAAGGTAAAGAGGATTCAGGGTAAGAAAGATTTCTTTAAGATGAGTCCTCAGTATCAGGACTTTATCAATAGCCTTGAAGACAGAAAGCCTTACAAAATCACCAGTACCGGTATGAAGGGTCAGGTTTACGGCATTGACGCACATCCTTATTTTCAGATTTGGAAGGGTGATATGGAACCCTACAAGGAGCTCTAATGAGGATGTACTTCAGAACGGACTATAAAGAGTGGGGCCCGGCAGAAGCCACTTTGCAGAAAGGACACTGGTATAAGGTTCTTTGTGATGCTGGCGACTTCTACATAATTGACAACAGACCAGAAAGTAACAAGTGCGGTCTGCGGCTAGGAGAAATATCGTTTGTTGATAAAGAAGATCTCGAAGATGACATCTATGTCGTGACCGGAAAGAGTGAAGAATTTGAGGAAGGAGGTGGGGCGATATGATTGGTATTGACCATCGTGAGCAGGGTCGTAAGGAACGAGCCCTTGCAGAGTATTATAGAATCTTAGCTCGATATCCCACTGAATGTGGAGATCCGATTACATATCAGTTGTCAGAAGAGCAGCTTAAACAGGTTCTCTGTGGAGAGGTTACTGTGGATGAGTTGATTGAAAGAGGTGAGGTAAATGAGAGACAGGATTAAGATGTGGATCGCTTTCATTAAGATTTTTAAGGATTATCTTATTGCGGTCGGAATCATGATTGCGTTGTGGCTATTATCTTGTCTTATCAAATATTGGATTTCAGTATCAAGCTTCCCAGATTGGTTTAAGTTTGCACTTCTAAAGTAAAGGAGGATTAAATGGTAACCGATATTCTTAATAGAGAAATTCATATTGGCGACACAGTTCTTAGAGCTAGAACTCGAAAAGGTCGCGGAGTTCTTTGGAGCATTCATAAAGTTGTCTCCATTATGAACGTAATGATTAAAGTTCAAGATGGAAAGTACACTTTAAATGTCGCACCTAAAAATTGCATCGTAATTGGTGAGAACGACATTCCTGAAAACTGGCAGGACGAATATTAAGGAGAGTTGAATGACTGTTGATTTGATTGCGTACACACAGCGAGTTGTTCCTACAAATGATAAGAATCCTTTAGATATTGTAGAGGAAGCTGCGAGTATTTGTTATGATTCTTCAATGACTGACGATTATAAGATTGCTAAGGGATGTAAGGCCAGCGGTCATTATTCTGTGCTTGAACACATCAACTTTACGTTCTATGTCAAAGATGTGAGTCGCGCACTTCTGGCACAGATTAGTCGTCATCGACATATTAGCATGAGCTGCCGCAGCCAGCGTTATTGCAGCGAGGATGGATTCAAGTATGTAAATCCGTTTACCGGTGAAGATGCTGATGTTTTCGATAATATGATGTCGGACATTGATACCGATTATCAGATTCTCAAGAAGTATCATAATGCCAAAAACGAAGACGCTCGTGCAGTTCTGCCAAATGCTTGCTGTACAGAATTCTACATCACGATGAACGCTCGTGCTTTGATTGAGATGAGTCATCTTCGACTTTGTTCTAGGGCTCAAAAAGAAATCCGCGAGATGTTCACAGAAATGAAGAAGGAAGTTGCACAGGTTTGTCCTGAAGTAGCAAACTGGATGGTTCCTTCCTGTGAGGCTAATCCGAAGTATCCGTTCTGTCCAGAAGGTCGTGGCTGCTGTGGCCGTCATCCTCGGTTGGCAGATGTTTATAAGCCTATTGAAAAAAACAAGGAGGTTATTGATGCAAACACTTGACGAAATCAAGAAGAACGTCGAGCACCCGTCTTATTACGGCGGTGCAGACAATCCCTATGAGGCAATCAAAGTGCTACGGGAGTGGCAGTTAGACAAGGATGCTTATCTTTGGAATGTTGGTAAGTATCTGAGCCGGGCAGGTCACAAAGATGGCAATTCTCAGCTTCAAGATTTGACGAAGGCACGTTGGTATTTGGACTATAAAATCCGGCTTTTAGAGGAACAGCAGAAGATTGTTGAAAGCGTCGTAGATACGCTCAAGAAGGTTCCTAGCGAAGTAACTGACAACCTAACTACAATGCTGGATTACATTCCTCGTCATGCAAAGCCTGATTATACGGATGACTTGGTTTTCCGTCCAGAGATTCATGCTCCAAACATTGAGACTGCCGTGGTTCCTGATTGTGCCGATGAAGTCAAATTCTAAGAGGTTTACATATATGAGATACAATTGGGAAGAACCATTTGCGGTATTCGCCCTGTTTGTTACAGTATTGATTTTTGGCTTTGCCAAATTTGTTTTAAGATAATCAAGGAGAAAAATACATGAATATGATGTTTATTGCAATTCCTGTCGTTGTTGTCCTTCTGGTCGCCTTTGCATTTACTTGCTACAAGAAGGCTCCTCCTACTCAGGCAATCGTCGTGACAGGTTTTGGGCTGTCTAAGCCAAAAGTTATCTGTGGTCGTGGCGTGTTCGTCCTTCCGGTTATTCAGCGAGCTGACCGTCTAAATATGCGACTGCTCAAGATTGATGTTAAGACTCCTGAAACAGGTGTTAAGACTAAAGAGGGTGTTTCTCTGTGGCTGGACTCTGTTGTTACTGTTCAGGTTTACTCTGAAAACTCTACTGTAACTGATGATGAGATTAAGAGCGCCGGTTGCGAGGATGCAAAGACTTACATTAGTGCTCGTCAGCAGGCTGCTATTTCCAACTTCCTTGGCATGAGTGAAGATGGAATCAACGAGAAGATCAACGATGTCCTTCAGGGCAATCTGCGAGAGATTGTCTCTGAGATGACTGTCAACGATATCCTGACTAATCGTAAACAGATGGCAATTTCCGTTGTTGAGAATGCTCGTCCTGATCTGGCAAAGATGGGTCTGGAAGTTGTTACTTTCAATGTTCAGGATATCAAGGATGCTATTGACGCACAGGGTCATAACCATGGTGTCATTGAAGCAATTGGTGTCCAGCAGGAGGAACTGGTGAAGAAACAGGCTGAGATTGCTAAGGCAGAAGCCGCTCGTGATATTGCTCGCGCAAAGGCTGACACGGCTCGTGAAGCAAACGAGAAGGAAATTGAGTCCAAGACTGCTATTGCCCAGCGCAACAATGAGTATCTGCTGGCTCAGGCCGCTCTAAAGACTAAGGCCGATAGAGCAAATGCTGATGCTGAGGCGGCTGGTCAGATTCAGATGAATCTCCGTGATAAGGAAATCAAGGAAGCTGAAGCCGATGCAGCTATTGCACAGCAGAAAAAGATGGTTGAACTGGCCGCTAAAGAAGCAGAAGTTCGCCAGCAGAAGCTGGATGCGGAAGTTCGTAAGCAGGCAGACGCTGACCTGTATAAGCGTCAGAAGGAAGCTGAAGCAAAGAAGTACGAAGCAGAGCGTTCTGCAGAATCCGCAAAGTTCGCTAAGGAACAGGAGGCAGAAGGTATCCGTATGGTTGGTATGGCGGAAGCTGAGGCCATCAAGCAGAAGGGTCTTGCTGAAGCAGAAGCTATGCTGAAGAAGGCTGAAGCTTACAAGCAGTACAATGGTGCGGCTATGGGCGAAATGATCATTAAGATTCTTCCTAGCATTGCATCTGAGGTTGCAAAGCCGCTGGCGTCCATTGACAAGGTTTCCATCATTGGCAGTAACGCAAATGGTGTTTCTGAGATTTCCGGCAATGTCCCAGCAGTCATGGCTCAGACTTTTGAGGCCGTTCGTGAAGCAACTGGCATTGATATGAAGGAAATTGTCCGTGCCAACAGTTACGATGCAAAGGTCACTAAGAATGTGAACCTTGTAAGCGATTCGACGATTGTTTCTGAAAAGAACGATGTGCAGGATGCTGAGTAAGAGGTGATTACATGGAATATGTGATTAAACGCGATGGAACGAAAGTTTCTTTTGATAAAAGTAAGATTGTAAATGCGATTGAGAAGGCGATGACCTGTACGCCGGGTGGCATCGACGCTCGTGTGTCGAATGCGATTGCTGACTATATCGCAGACATGCCGGACATTCTTTCTGTTGAGCAGATTCAGGATATCGTAGTGGACAGTCTAGCAAATAGCCCGTTCATTGATGTTGCAGATGCATATAGTCAGTGGCGACAGTATCGTCAGGAAATTCGAGATAAAGAGAAAACCAACGCAAGTATTCTTGAAATTCTTGATGCCCAGAACGACGCAATTAATCAGGAAAATAGTAATAAGAACGCAACCATCAATAGCACGCAACGTGATTACATGGCCGGAGAGGTATCTAAGGAACTAACTGACAGACTTCTACTTCCAAAGGATATCCGAGATGCACACAAAAATGGTTTAATTCATGTGCATGATAAAGATTATTTTGTGATGCACTGCCATAATTGCGATCTGGTCAATCTGGAAGATATGCTCCAGAACGGCACCGTCATCTCCGGCACCTATATCGAGAAGCCCCACAGCTTTTCCACCGCCTGCAACATTGCCACCCAGATCATTGCACAGGTGGCTTCGATGCAATTTGGAGGTCAGAGTATTACACTTTCACATCTGGCTCCATTCGTAGATGTTTCCCGCAAGAAGATTGCAAGTGAAATACGCCAAGAATTTTACGAGATGGTTCAGAATAATGAAATCGATAAGATGCCGGAGTCTGAAACTATCAATCGAATTGTAGAAGAGCGTTTACATAAAGAAATTGCTCGTGGCGTGCAGACCATCCAGTATCAGGTGGTCACCCTGATGACCACCAACGGTCAGGCCCCTTTTATCACCGTGTTTATGTACCTCGATGAAGTTCCAGAAGGTCAGACTCGTGATGATTTGGCTCTAATTGTTGAAGAAGTGTTAAAACAGCGCATCCAGGGTGTAAAGAATGAAGTTGGGGTATGGGTCACTCCGGCCTTCCCAAAGCTCATTTATGCTCTTGATGAGGATAACATTCATCCCGATTCTAAATATTATTACCTGACTGAGCTGGCGGCTAAGTGTACTGCCAAGCGAATGGTTCCTGATTATATTTCCGCAAAGGTTATGAAGGAGCTTAAAGGCGGTGTGTGGCCTAGCATGGGCTGTAGATCCTTCCTTACTCCTGACCGCATCACTGAGAACGTAGCTAATGCCAAGAATTGGGTTAAGGGGCATAAGTATTATGGCCGCTTTAACCAAGGTGTGGTAACTATCAATCTGGTAGATGTGGCTTGCAGTTCAGAAAGGGACAAGGATAAATTCTGGAAAATCTTCGATGAACGACTCGAATTGTGTCATCGAGCTCTACAGATTCGTCACAAGCGTCTACTCGGCACTCCTTCTGATATGGCCCCTATCCTGTGGCAGTACGGTGCATTAGCTCGTCTAAAGAAGGGCGAGAAGATCGACAAGTTGCTCTTCGGCGGCTACTCCACCATCAGCCTGGGTTATGCCGGTCTGTATGAGTGTGTGAAGTATATGACCGGCAAGAGCCACACCGATCCTGATGCTAAACCTTTCGCTCTCGAAATTATGCAGCACATGAATGACAAGTGTAACGAGTGGAAGGCCGCTGAAAACATCGATTACTCCCTGTATGGTACTCCTTTGGAGTCCACTACATATGAATTTGCACGTTGCTTGCAGAAGCGGTTCGGTATGATTCCAGATGTTACTGACCATGACTACGTAACAAATTCTTATCATGTCGTTGTCCGTGAACATATCGATGCTTTCACTAAGCTAAAGTTTGAGAGCGAGTTCCAGAAGCTTTCTCCCGGAGGAGCGATTAGCTATATCGAGGTGCCAAATCTGCAGCAGAACATTCCTGCGGTGCTTAGTGTTATGCAGTTCATTTACGACAACATCATGTATGCGGAGCTGAACACCAAGTCCGACTACTGCCAGTGCTGTGGTTACGACGGCGAAATTAAAATTGTAGAAGATGAGAAAAACCACAAGCTTGTATGGGAGTGCCCGAATTGTGGTAATCGTGACCAGAACAAAATGAATGTCGTAAGACGTACCTGCGGTTACCTGGGAACCAATTTTTGGAATCAAGGACGCACTCAGGAAATTCGAGATCGAGTGGTTCATTTGAGCGACAACTAAATAATGTATAAGCGGTGGGTTGGTGGGGTTATTTATGAAAGAAATCATTGTTTTCTTTGTGATTGTATGGGTTATCGCCTATTACATTTTAAAAGATAACTATAAAGATTAAGGAGATACTTATGAAGAAATTTATGGCAATTTTCGTTGCATTCCTCATTGCAGTCGGTGCGGTGCTTTGTACCGAGCGAGTACATACTGGCTATGTTGGTGTTGTTTATTCTGCAAAGGGTGTTGAGCAGCAGACTATTTCTCAGGGCTGGCATTTCATGAGTCCACTGAAGCATGTGTCTGAGTTCCCGATTACTCAGCAGCGAGTGGTATTTTCTAATGCTCCGTCCGACTATGGCGTAAAGGAACACGCAGATTGGCACATTGATGCCCCTGCTAATGGCGGTACGATTGCAATCAACCTGACTGTCAATTATAACTTCCTGCCGGAGCATGTTGTTGAACTGTACACCAAGTTTGGTGGTATGGACGGTGAGAGCCTGATGGAGAGCAAGATTCAGAACGATATTATTGCTTACGTCAAGGAAGTTACTCCTCAGTTCAGTGTCATGCAGATTTATTCCGATGATCGAGCAGGTGTGAATACTGCAATCACCAACTATCTGAATGAGAAGCTGACCGCAGAGTATGGAATCAATGTTTCCTCTGCTCTGATTGTGGATGCACAGCCTGATGATACCCTGATGCAGAAGATTCGCGCAAAGGAGCAGGCAAAGCAGGACGCAGAGATTGCAGAGCTGAATAAGCAGACCGCTCTGGCTCAGGCGGAGACTGATAAGGTTAAGGCACAGACGGAAGCTGACGTTAAGATGATTGAAGCACAGGCCGAGGCTGATGCAAATAAGGTGCTTTCCGAGTCTATCACTCCTGAGCTGATTCAGATGAAGGAAGCAGAAGCTCGTCTGAAGCATGGTTGGGTGACTGTACAGGGTGCTGATACCGTTGTAACTAAGGGTGAGTAAGTAACATCTTATTGATGGAATAAAAGCAGGGTGGGTGTGGTGGCATGAAAACATGGATGTGGAACGTATACGTCAGTTGATTCTCGAAATTATTCGAGTCATACAACAAGCGAACAATATTAGTCAAAATGAAATGGAAGATATTATTTCTGATGTTGAGTTTGATTTTTATAACGGTCGATAAAGAAAGGAGTCTTATGGATTATTGGTCTGTTGAAGTAATGTACTACGATGATGGGAATCAGGCATTCAATACATATATGGTAAAGGCGCAGGATCAGAATGATGCTATAAACAAGGCGCATCATCGCTTTGAAAAGGCTCATCCTAACATGAGCTGTATGATTCAGAGCATTGAAAAGGCAGGTGGCTGAGATGGACTTCAAATGTAAGTGTGGCAGTGAATCCTTCTTTATCCAGAGTAAAGGTAGCCAGATTGGTCTGTATTGCTCTGCTTGTGGCAAGTGGCAGAAATGGCTCACTAAGAATGAAGTGAGACAGTTTGAGTACGAGACGAATACGTTGGATTTTTATGAAAAATTCGCCTTAACTCCATGGGACTGCCTACACTGTGCTTTTAGAGATTTTGGACTAGATCTCCCTGAAATACCTGGTAAGATGGCCGCTACTCTTATGGAAGATTTCTTCGAGATTATGAAAAAGCACGGATTATGGAGAAAGAGTAAGAATGATTGCTAAACTCTTGAAACGTCTACTCCGTTGGTTCCTTCCAGAGTGTAGTCGATGTGGTGGCGTGATGTTCTATGATGCAAAACACAGTTTGTGTGATAAATGGCACTTTGTCTGTAACACCTGTGGTCGTGAGAAGTGGGGTGCTTTATGAGTGTTGAGTCAAAATGTCACTTCAATATTGAGCCTCTGCTTAACCCATCATATAAGAAAGTGCTCATTATCGAAACCGACAATTGGGCATCTTGTGAGATTGTAAATAAAAACACTTATTATGAAGTGGAAAGCACAATAAGGTACGAATACCGCAATAATGAGCCAAATGAAACAAAATATCTTGAGGCAAAAAAGATAAATGGAATTCCGTTGAGAAATCTTTGGATAGAAATTCATTCACGATAAAAGTGCCGTTCTAGCGAGGTGAATATATGAAGAAATGGACGAAAAAGCAGCTTGAGGCTGAAGGATACGAAATTTGGAATGCAGAAATCAAGAATGTATCTCTTAGCATGGAAGATCACGCTTGTCTTGTTTTTTATCTGAGTCTTGATGGTCATGGCCCTTGTTGTTGCTATGGTGGTTACGTCTTTGGTAAAGGATATGTTGGAGCAAAAAACTTTGAAGGTTATGCTTCGGGCATTGAGGCCATCATGCGGATTATGGACACGGTTGGTTGCAGTAAATATGAGGACATGAAGGGGAAATATGTCCGTGTGGCAACAAAAGGCTGGGGCAGTACAGTAAAGATTATCGGCAATATTCTTGAGGATAAGTGGTTTGATTACGGATCTTTTTTTGATGACAAAGAGAAAGAGGAGGCCGGCTAATATGGATGCGGATGAGTTCGTTATTAACGTAATTGCAAAGAAAAACAACGGAACAATTGAATGTTCTGTTCCTGATGATGTATTCAATCAGGCTGAACGTATTCTTTTGAAAAACGAACAAGGCGTATTCTGCAAGACTTTCCCAGCAGAAGCCTTTGGCTGTAATTTGTGGATTAGTACAAAAGATCACAATCCAGATGTAAACCCGAAGTCTGGTTGGAGCGATGACGTTTTGGCGATTGATAAAGATCCTGACGGTTGCAGATACAAAACAATTGCTTCATATTACAAGGAACAGGACTTTTGGACAGATTCAGATGGTAATGTTCTTTTTAATGTGACACATTGGCAACAGTGGCCGGATTACCCGCAGGAGGTAAACGATGATTAATAATCCTTTTGCAGAAGATGGTATCGTCTCCTGTCAGTGCTGTGGCAGTGGTGAGTACCTTTATAACGAAGATGGAAACCAGAACGGCTACTGCGGAAATTGCGGAGCTAGAATTGACTGGCCGGAAGAAAACGACGGTTGGAAAAGCACAAATATTGAGTTGCCGAAATATGGTGTACCGTGCCAGATCAGATATAAAGATGGTAGAGAGGATACAGCAGTTCTGAGTTCTTATGTTGGATGGCACGAAATTGGAGTTCTTTATGCTGTTAAGGAACCTGACTATTGGCGGTATCTGCCGGAGGAGGAGAAAAAATCCTGATTTTGCTAAATTTAATCAACGTATTATCGTAATAATTTTTTACAGATTTTGATAGAATTCCGCTTTTAACAGAAAGGAAGGGTATGTTTAAAATTTTTAAAAATACTGCCGTATGCGTACTTCTAGTAGCGATTATACTGACTGGATGCAGTACAAGGGTGAAAGACTCAGTAGGGAATGTAACTGTAGCGAATGACTGGTTCTATCGTATCGGTGACACTCCTATGGTGTACGACAAGGATACACACATCATGTATTATTTGTTCGGAAAAGGTGCAGGCTACACAGGCTACGGCTATATGTCTCCTTATTATAATAAGCACGGTCAGATGTGCTACTACGTTGATGGTCAGATTATTCCTATCGAGGAGGTGCTAATCGATGTGGATTGATTTTACGATTGCTGTCTTAGCAACTCTAATTATGATGGGCTGTTGCATCCGATGTGAGCAGCTTATCGTTGAAGTGTCCAAGGCAAGTTTTGATGACGAAAGAACACAGAAGTTCTTTTGTGGAGTTGTGAACGTTGCCATTGTCGTGTTTGCAGCATTACAGACGTTTAAGCATTGAGGTGGTTCAAGATGGCGAAATATATTCCTGAAAACGCTCAATGGGCGGATATCACTCCTTTACTAGACGAAATTGACAGTGGCTTGAAGCACATGCGCTTTTATGACGAACGAGATGACTATTCCGATTTCCTAGCAGAAGAACGCGAAGACCTATTAGGGCTTCCGAAAGCAGAATCTAATACAGTTCGTGCTATTGCACACTGGGATCACTGGCCGTGCGATGACGAAGAAGACTCTGTATATCATTGTTCTAATTGCAACGAACAGTTTTACGAAGATTTTTTCTATCCGCGCGAGACACCTTGTATCGGCTCTGAGAAATACAAGCCTTTTAAGTATTGTCCCTATTGTGGGGCAAAAATGGAGGGCATTAAATGAACTACGCTAAAATTGTTCCCTGTGATATAGCAAATGGCGAAGGGGTGCGCGTCACACTTTTCGTGCAGGGTTGTGATCATCATTGTCCCGGCTGTCAGAATCCTACTACATGGAACGCGAATTGTGGTCAGCCATTCACGGATGAAACGCTTGATAAAATTGTAGATTTACTTCGACCTGATTATATTCAGGGGCTTACGCTTACTGGTGGAGATCCACTCTTGCCGGAGAATAGAGAAGTTGTTAAGAAAATCGTCCATCGTGTGTGGACTGAATTTCTAAGCAAAAAAGACGTCTGGCTCTGGACTGGATACAAGTGGGAAGACTTATGGAACCAAGATGGACTTGTGGCTGACATTCTTGCGGATATCAACGTCCTTGTAGATGGTCCTTTTATTGAAGCAGAAAAAGATATCTCACTTCCATATATGGGAAGTAAGAACCAACGAGTAATTGATATTAAATGGAGTCTTGGATATAAAGAGCCAACCCTTTGGTAGACTCCAGAAGAGAAAGGAAAATAATATGGATTTAGGAAACGCAACTACTAATCTTGGCTATGGCATGAGTCGGATGCCGTATCGCCCCAACATTAAGATCAATAAACTGCACGAAGATGCTCGTCTGCCGACTTATGGTTCTAAAAATGCTGCTTGTGCAGACCTGTATGCTTACATTAGTTTTGATGATGCAACGATGGTAAACAAGAATGGCGACCGCTGCATTATGATTCAGCCGGGTGAGACAGTTAAGGTACATACTGGTCTGCGAATGGCTCTGCCGGAAGGTTGGTACGTCGCTATCTACGCTCGTAGCGGTATGGCAACCAAGCAGGGACTTGCTCCTGCGAATAAAACTGGTATTTGCGATCAGGATTATCGTGGCGAGTACATCGTTGCTTTACATAATCATTCCGACATCCCTCAAATGATTACTCATGGTGACCGTATTGCTCAGATGGCAGTTGTTCCGTTTTGGCAGGCTGATTTTGAAGAAGTTTCCGAATTGGACGAAACTGAGCGTGGAGCCGGTGGTTTTGGAAGTACCGGAAAACAGTAAGAGAATAAAGCTGATGTTTTAAAGAGGGTTAAAGCTAAGGACAGCATCAAGTAAGGAGAATATATAATGAAGTATTATATTATCGAATCTCATTACGAGAAAGAAGCTCCATTTGGAATTGCATGGCAAGTAAAGCTGTTTGACGAGCACACGCTTTTGGAAGAATACGACCACATCTTCTATAACGAGATTGCCGGTTACTGTAAATGTCTTGAGGACATTGGGTTTATTGAAAATGTCGAAGTGAAAGTTGATATTAAAAGCGAATTGAAGAAATTGCAGGAATTCCAGAAGAGCATCGGTGAAATTATCGCATCGGCTGCAACGCTGGAGAATCCTGCAAAAAGTGTAGAAACACCTTCGATTAGAACGAAATATTCATTCTGGTAAAAGGTAAATTTTATGGGTGGGTGGGAGGAATAAGAGGATGTGAATGAATGGAACTTTATAATGATGATTGTTTGAAAATTATGCCACAAATCACAGATAAATCTATCGATATGATTCTTTGTGACTTGCCCTATGGTGTCACTCATAATAAATGGGATTCTGTGATTCCTTTCGATAAGCTGTGGGAACAATACAACCGAATCATTAAGGATAACGGTGCGATTTGTCTGTTTGCTGATGGAATGTTCATGGCAGATCTTATGGAAAGTAACCGCAAAATGTGGCGATATAATCTCGTGTGGGATAAAGTTCTTTCATCTGGATTTTTGAATGCAAAACGAATGCCACTCCGCAGTACAGAAGAAATTGTTGTTTTTTATAAGAAGCTTCCTACATATAATCCACAATTCACAGAAGGTAAACCGCTCCACGGAATGGGCACAAAATATAAAGAAGGAAACCGTAAAAACAACAACTACGGCAACTTTAATTCTACAAATCGGGCATCTGCGGAAAGAGCGGGTGACACGAAAAAGTATCCGAAATCGCTGGTGACATTTCAAAGAGCACATAGTTCCGTTATGCTCCATCCAACCGAGAAACCGGTAGCTTTGATGGAGTGGCTTATCAGTACTTACACAAATAAGGGTGAGACCATTCTTGATAATTGTATGGGTGTTGGTGGAAGTGGTATTGCCGCTAAAAATCTTGAACGAAATTATATTGGTATAGAACTTGACCAAAAATATTTTGAGATTGCCAAAGAAAGAATCGAGGTATCATGAAAGCACATATTCGAGAAGAAAAGAAAACAACTCCATTAAAACTTGGTGAGGGAACATTACTTCAAGAGAAAGACGGCAAACTGTATAAGATTTGTGATACAGTAGAATATGATGATACGCATACCGACGATGAAGTTATCAAGGTTGCTTTATCCGAAGAGAATATGATTCAAGAAAGAAATCTCCAAGATATTTTTAATATGTCGTTTGTGTTTGCGGCGAATAATATTTGAGGAATAAAATATGGTTTACGACATTAAAACAGTCCCAGAAGATACCCCTCTATGGTGTACTGGATTTAGATTTGACGATACAAAGGCTGGCATCAAATGTGAGCCTGTCTTTGGTACTTTTGAAGAAAGAAGTTGCTATTCTAAGTTCCATACCTTGAGTAACAAAACTAGATCAAAGACTTTTAGCGTTGGGGCAAATCCTGATTGTTATCGTTTCGCAGACACTTATGAAGAAGCGGCAACTGAATATAATGGTATGATTTTCGCTGCCAAATACGAGCTTATGAAAAAACAAGAATATCTAGAGCAGTGCTTGCTGGCTGATAAGAATGGGTCAGTATATAATCGTGTGAGTATGCAGTAAGGAGTATAGTATGGCATATCAAATTATTAAACATAGAATTGTGAAACCTATAGAGTACGCGGTACATTTCGAGTGCAGTTGTGGCTGTGAGTTTTGGGCAGACCAAAATTCTGTTACGGAATATCGTATGCGTGGAGGACTGGACGTTTCTAAGTTCCTTCATTATGAAACAAGATGCCCAGAATGTACTAGCATTGCTTATAGCGTAGAGGTAGCTGTTCCAAGGGACGAGGTTTTTGACGATTGAAATGTATGTTTTAGAAAGAGGTGAGAACAATAGAAATTTGGGAGTTGAATCTTCTACATGATGGTGATATAGAACGAATATGTGTGTGCTCTGACGAGCAACCACTATTCGAAATGGCGGTCGATAGGGCAGTTAGTTTACTTGAAAAAATAAATGAATGGCCGCTTGAACAAGAACATTGCTATACTTCTGTAAATGTAAACGCACATCTTCGTTCTATTTTTGTGAAAATCAGTACACAAGATAATAGTACAGTTGAACTCTGGGAGTATAAATGGGAATGTATTTATAAAGAACCTCATGAAGACAAAGCTAGTAACACCTTACTTCAGGAAGTTGTTTCTTGTGTACGAGACATTCCAAAACTATTTTATGATTGGGCAGAGAATTTCTGTTGGAAAGCGAGAAAAAATGGCTATTTGCAGTAAATGTTTACATAAAGAAGTATGCGCTTATAGAAAGCATTCAGGAGATTGATTATGAAAGTTGTAGAGCTCATCAACAAACTAAACGAAATCGGATACGACGAGAATACTGAACTGACATTTGGATTCGCAGACGGTAATACTGGAGAATGGTACAATGCTCCATTTGATGAGATCACCTATGGTATTGATTTGACCGGAGAACCATACCATAATGATGTAATCAATATTGATGTTGATGTTGATTCTGTAAAAGAATATCAAAAAGATAAAGCAGAGTGCGCTGTTATTGATATTGTAGAAGAAATGCAGGATGTTTTGAATAGACACATTCGGAGGGTTAATTTTTAATGGTCGAAATTAACGGAAAGAAATACGAAATCGTAGGAATCTCTTTTGACACATCAAACAATCCAAACAAGAAGTTCTTCAAACCGGTTTACATAATGCCGGATGGAGATGTCGTAGCTTGCGATGGGACTCACGATTTCAATTATGATCCTAACAAAGAAATTCAAATTGTTCCAAAGGAATCTATCCCATTTTATGGCAAGCCAACAGAGCCTGCTGTTTATTGTGATGATGATGGCAACTGTGTGGATGTTGACGGTAATCCTCTCGGTATGAAATGGGACGACTTTATGGAGAAACAGTTCCGAACAGTAAATAAATAACGTATCATCGCTATAAAAATTAGAAAATAATACAGTAAAACTAGACTTTTATGAGGTAGATTGAATGGACGATAGATTTTCAATCGAAAAGAATCACTGGGAAATACAAAATCCAGAATGGGAAAGCTATTCTCATTTCATCTGCACTAAAGGCCATTATTGGACTGGTGTACACGGTATTAGCAACTATTTTCTTCAATATAAGAATTTTGGCAGAAGTAAACCAGTCGAACGATTTTCTGTAGAATGGCCGAACTTCGTAGAGCACATGTGGTTTATCCATTGGCGTGGCCCATGGGATTATATTTTTGCTTCATATAAATTATCCGAAATCAAACGATTTTTAGAACTTGATATTGATGCTATTAAAAAGAACCGTTGGCATGATGGCCGCTGCACTTGCTACAGTATTTATGACTACGTGACGAAAAAATGGTACTATTTTAAAATCGAAAATTTGGGAACATTTTATGGATGCACGTTGCCGTTGGGTGATGATACTGGGGAGGTGATTAGTTGTGACTAAACAAATAGGCTATTATAAATCCGACTGGTACATTATGGGCATCGACGGAAAATATAACAACGCCTGTATCTCACATACAGAATCGCAGCTTCGATATACAGTTCCAAGGTCGCCAGAATGGACTATCAATGGATTGAGTTTTACTTACCTTAGAGAACATGGATTTGAAGATTATCCTGAACTCTATGGTATTGTATTCTATGATATGGAATGGTGGCGAAGAAAACGCTATCCGGGTGACTTTTATGTAGAGATACCAATTTGCGATTTGTGTGCAGATGCATTTCATTTAAAATGGTATTGCAAGGAATTTCGTGTACATCAATGGTCTAACTTGCGTAAAGAAACAAAATGGGTGAAAGGCAGAAGCAGTTACACTATTTGTGAACTTGCACATAAGTTGCCACACGAAGAATTTATAGAATATCTTAAAGACAACGGCATCTATATTGTAAACGAAGGTGGTGTTGAACTTGGATGGTAAAGAATTAGGGTTTTATAAAGACCAAACAGAATATTATAAAAGATCAATCGAAGATCTACTGCACCATTATACTGATAGCTGTGGCATGTGTACGGTTAATTTAGATTGCAGTGAATGCGTTGTTGATGGTTTTATCAATCAGCTACGAAATATTCTGTATAGTAGTAGTGAGTATAAAGGAGAAAACATATGAAGCTGCTTTTACAGTCTAATGGAGGATTTTCTGGATTCTATAGTAGATTTATTTTGATTGATACAGACCTACACAAAATGGTAAAAACGGATAGCCTCATGAAAGATGGTCTAACTGGAATAAAATATATTTGGGACTATATCGATAATGAGAAGATTCCAGATATTGATGATTTTGGTAAATCTCTTTGTCAGGATTTCAATTATGATATTTCATTGCTTGAATGTCTTTTACCGACCGCCAAAGTTGTCACTAATGAGTCCTTCACAATAGACGACATCAATTATGATGTTTATCTATCATCTGAAAACGTTCCGTACAGAAAGTTCAGATCGAATTCTTCGTCATATCTTGAAAATAACGCTCTCAGCGCAAAGCTTAGGAAACTATTTCAGACATTCTTATAAAGGAGACTCACAATGATTATTGACTGCAAATCTATCGCACAGGATATCAAAAATAAAATCAAGAATGTCATCGCAGAAGATGACTATGCTCCTATTTTACATATTTATCAAGTAGGGGACAACCCTGCATCCAATGCTTATATTCGCGGCAAGCTGCGTGACTGTGAAGAGGTTGGAATCGGAGTGGAGCTTGTCAAACTGCCAGAAAATATTACCGAAGATGAATTGAACAACAAGATCTTAGAAGATTATAATTGGGAATATGTGGACGGTATCATTGTTCAGCTTCCGTTGCCAAAACATATCGACCCTAAAAATATTTGTATTCCAGATGAACTTGACGTTGATGGCTTTAATTCTACATCTAAATTTCAGCCCTGCACTCCGCTGGGCGTTATGAAGATTTTTGACTCCATCGGTTACGATCTGGATGGCAAGAATGTACTCGTATGCGGTCAATCTGATATTGTTGGTCGTCCGCTGGTTGATATGCTGATTAAACGGCACTGTAATGTGATCTCTGTGAATAGCACGGGTTCCCGCATGAAGGCCACTACTCTTGGATTTGAAATGGTCGATGTGGTCATCTCTGCTGTGGGCAAGCGCAACTTTATCACACCGTTTGGTCTTGATCGGGTTGAAGTCTGCATCGATGTTGGCATCAACTATGACGAGAACGGAAAGCAACACGGCGACTGTGCCGATGATATTTATGAGATGGAAGACATCAAAGTGACCCCTCGTATCGGCGGAGTTGGCCTTATGACACGTGCCATGCTACTTTACAATGTATGTGTGGCAAGGTATGGGGAAGAGAAGATGGAGAGGGTGATTGAATGAAAGAAGTCCCAATTTGGGAAAAGACGACTCTGACGTTAGATGAAGCGGCTGCTTACACGGGGATTGGGGTCTGCCGACTAAGAGCGATTACTGATGATGAAAACTGTCCATTGGTACTTTGGGTGGGGAATAAACGTCTTATCAAACGTAAAGCTCTCGAAAAATATATAGATCAAACGTATTCTGTTTGAAATATAGGCTCTGATGTGGTATACTCATGGTGTCACACCAGAGCTTCTTATATAACGTAAGGAGTTCTGCATCATGATAAGACGTAAAGATAATAATGGCAAAGTTTTAAAAGACGGCGAGAGCCAGAGAAAGGATGGGAGATACCAATATAGATGGACAAACAAACTTGGAAAACGCTCAATAATATACGCCACTTCACTTAAAGAATTGAGAGAAAAAGAAGCTGAAATCCAAGAAAAACTTAATTGGAGTACAACGTCTACTTCAAAAATCACAGTATACCAATTAGCAAAAAGACATCTCGAAGAAACAAAACTTACTATTAGGCCAAGCAGCTATAAAACAAAATCGCAGAATTTGAAAATCTTTCAGAATCACCTAATTGGGGAAATGAATGCAACTGATATTTTAGTGCGCGATGTAAAACAATTTGCACGAGAATTGGATAACGAAGGATATTGTTATACAACAATCAGAGATGTCATGTCTTTAGCTAGACCGGCATTTCAAGAAATGTTTGATGAGAATATAATTCCTAGAAATCCATTCGTTTTTAAATTAAATACAGTTGTCAAATGTGACTCAAAAGAAAAAGAAATATTAACAGAAGAGCAGTATCAAAATCTGATCAAGTTCATGAAATCTAGTCGAGTATATAAAAGGCATGTTGGCATGGTGATGCTTTTGCACGAGACAGGACTTCGAGCAGGAGAATTATGCGGGCTAACAAAAAAGTCATTTGATTTTGATAACAACACTGTTACTATATCTCATCAGATGGTGTACGATGGAAAGAGCGGCGGGCTGTATTTAGCACCTACAAAAACAGAAAGTGGGATAAGGACTATCCCATTATCTAAAGACGCCATCATTGCTTTTGAAGAAGCGATAAAACAACGTCCGATTGTAAAAGCAGAGAGAATAATAGATGGGCAGGCCGACTTCTTGTTTATAGCAAAAACTGGAAGGCCCTATACGAATAAAAACCTTGTTAGAATTTTTGAAGGACTAATCAAAGCCTATAATAGTTGCCATGATGAACCATTGCCTGAAGTCACTGCCCATAGTATGCGCCACGAATATTGTACACGGCTTGTCAAAGCCAAGATGGATGTTAAATCGGTTCAATACCTCATGGGACATTCGTCGCCCGATATAACCTTGAAAGTGTATACTCATATCTTAAAAGAAGAGACCGAAGCAGAGGCAATCAAACAGTTTAATAGGATTGTTTCCTAATTATTTGACACCAATTTTGACACCAAATCTTCAAAAGATATATAGACTTACAGAGATTTGCATAGAGTCCATTTTGGAATGGCAAAAACGACTTCGAAATAATGTCGCAATATCGATAAATATAGACTTATAGAGATTTGCATAGACCATCTTGAAAAAAAGTAGGAAGTAAGGTATAATATACCTAATTTTGAAACTCACAAAGATAAGCAGGAGGTCTTACCATGGCTTCAAAGAGTACCAAAGGAGAAATCCTCG